GGAATCATCTTGGTAGCAAACTCACGAGTAGCATAAATCACAGGGGTACCGTAGGCAGAAACCACAGACACCAGACGATCCATACCAGCCTCATCAAAACCAGCCGCAGAAACACGGTTAGCTGCAGGCAGCTGCTCAATAGAAGACATCAGAGCCTTAGCGATCTCACGCAGAATCAGCTCATCCATACCTTCCAGGACAATGTTTACCAGCTCGGCCCAATCAACACGACCATCCAGGAACTCTTCAAAGCCGATGGCAGCAGCGCCACCGATAGCAGAGGTAGCGACCTCGAAGCTCTTCTCACCCAGAGCAAAGACTTCGTAACGGCCAGCCAGGCCGACCTTGGTAATGAATTGCTTAGCGCGCATCTTACCAGTCTTGCGGATAAACACAGGCTTGGTACTCTGAGCAAAAGTCTGAGTCTCAGCGAAATCAGCATAACGCTGCAGTACCTTCGTAGGCAGAATATCATCCAGCAGAGTCTCAACCAGGGAATAAACCTTGGTCTTATTCTCACGATACAGGTTATAAGTGCCAGCAATCTCATTAAACTGGTCACGCAGAGTATCATTAATAGCGGAAACACTCAGGTTCTCGCCGTTCACAGAGTAGCAAGTAGCCGCGGAGCGATTAGCTTCAGCAGCGGCATTAGCCAGAGCTTTCAGTTGATTCATTTCTAACATAATTCTAATCTCTCCTTTCAATTACTTAATGCGAATCAGCTTGACACCAGGCTGCTCATCAGGCATGGTGTAAACCTTAGCGACCTGCCACACGCACTCGGTAGCAGTAGCACCAGAAGCCTTATCCAAAATGCCCTTAGCATTAGGAGCCAGCTTATCACCAACGGCCAGGGTTTCCTCATCGACCATATTGGTAGTGTAAATGTCACCACCGTTGGTGTTCATAACACGAGGAACCATCACGGTACCCTCAGGCATAGCATCATTAGCGGCATTATACACATAAGCCACATAGTCCTCACGCTTCATAGCGAAGTCCTGATTGGTCTGACGATCCTCATAGACCTTGGGCTCATTAAACACGAGCATCCAGGGGCCCTCACCAGTAAAATTCACAACGCCATTGGCATAGTCGTACTTCACAAACTGACCATTCTCTAGCACTTCAATGGTCTTATCAGCAGGCAGCTGAGCATAGATCTTACCATCCCGACGGGCGGACAGATGGTTAGGTTCTAGTTGTCCATATCCCAGCTTGACGAACTTAGCCTGGCTTAAAGATTTCTTAGCCATTTATATATTTCCTCCTTATAGATTAGTTTTGTGATTTTTCCTTAGCTTTAACGGCACGAATCCACTCTTCCTCGATGCCATCAGAAGCAGAATTTAGGTTATAAGCGGTAGGCGCCGCAGGCTCATTGTCGTTCACAAAACTCACCTTATTGCGAACACAAATCACACTCAGCTTAGCCTCAATATCATCAAGAGAATAAGTATCAATATGATCAATCACATCTTGCTTGTTCTCTTCAGATAACATATAGAACTTATCAATCATAGCTTGCTTTTCCTTGCGGTCAGCGGCCAGCTTGAACTCACGCAGGGTAGTTAACTCTTCCTGCATCGCCTGATGCTCAGTTTCCAGAGCAGAATACTTACTCAGTAGTTCTTGATACTCAACAACATCATCAAGAGAATAAGTGGGTGCGGGAGCGGGGTCTTCCGTAGGAGCAGGCTCTCCCTCCTGCAGAGCATTTTCAGTAGCGGGATTCTCGGTAGGCTCAGTTTCCGGCTCGCTAGTCTGGGGCTCCGCAAGACTGTTTTCAGTCACGGGCGCGGCCACAGGTTCGGCTCTCTTGGCTTCATAAGCAAGAATATCTTCCTCAGAATACTGAGTGGCTGCCGCATTAAATGTTTCTGTCACTTCAACCACTTCATTTGCGGGAACGAACCCATTCTGCTCATCATACTGGAAATCCAGACGGAACAGCTTTAAATTATTACGATCCTGCATAATAGCAAATTTTTGGTCGCCTTCCTCATAAACACCTTTAATGCGGTAATTACCAAGACTCCACATCTTGTCCCAAATGGCATCAAACAGGGAACAACCAATTTCAACAGCATATTCAGTAGGCACTTTGTTTCCTCCTTCTTTTAATACTTCGTGAAGGTCATTGACCATTGAATACATGGTCTTGCGCATCTCCGCGAACTGGTCATCAAGAGAAAACTCAGTTTTGATTTGCGCGCCTTCAAAACAAGGCTCATAATTTTCGCCTAGTATACATAATTTTTCAATTATCGCTTCATTTATAATGAAAAATCTCGCATTAGAATTATCTTGTTTTGTCCAAACTCCTGAAAAATTTTTTTCATCAAACTCTAATGATTGATTATTTCCATTTTCAATAATACGTTGGCACTCTGGATATGCGGTAGTCCATAAGTAACCCTCAGTACAGAGATACTCACGCTCTACCGCATTATCATCCAAAAACTTCTGGAACCAGACCGCCGCATTCAGATCAACAAAACCATATGGCTTAGTTACATCAACAATTGCGAACTCTTTACCATTGACTTCAATTGCTTTATTATGCTGCTCAAAGTCTTCATCATCCTGGTTAAAGTAGCCCACAATTGGACTACCCCTGAGCGTAGGGCCTAGAGTCTCCGCAAGTTCCTTAGTAATAATTGTTTTATTGCGGTTAGGCTCATCGCCCACATAACAAACCTTGATTTTTACCTTAGAAATAAGAGGAGAAATTTCTGTACTCTCAATTAACTCTATGGTAGAATCAAGAGGAACACTAACGTGCATCATTCTCTTTCACTCCTCTCATTTCTGTGCTTCTTCATTAGCTAATGTTTTTTCTGATTTCTTGTCCTCGTCGAGGGCAGGTCTACCAGGTTCTTTCTTGTCATCATTTACAATTTTTTCATTAGCCTCTTTTTGCGAGGTAGTTTTAGAACTCATTGTACTAGACATCATTGGCGGAATCATAATTTCGCTCAACTTCAAGACCTCATTCTCAAAATACATTGTAGCCAAGATAGAAGACTGCGAATGACCAAGCGCAATTTGCGGCAGCAGCTTACCGAAGCCAACTTGCGTTTGCTCTTTATACATCTTTGAAATATCTTTGAAGTTGTAAATAGTTGTGGGTAAAATCTCAATTCTAAATGAGTAATGCCCTTTTCTATCAAACTTCTTAATAACTTTATTTAAGAACGCCTGGAACTGATAAACCAAATCACGAACACTGGCTTCATCATTAATAACAGACTTCTCAAGTGCGGTACTTCCCTCTGTGTTAAACAAGTTTTGAGAAATACCTAAGTTATTATAAACGGTTCTCTCAACTTTTTGCAGTGGGTCAGTAGACGCCACAGTAGTTTTATCCTGTGTATCCACAGTTTCAATGTCTGCGAATGTTGTTAGAACATCAATACCCACCGCACGTTTCAGCATGGCCACCGCATTATTATGGATGTCTCTCGCTTCATCAAGGTCAAAAATTAAATCTCCATTTTTATCAAGTGGAAGTTTCTGTATCAGCACCTTGATTAATTGTTGCATAGTTTTCTTGCGGTCGAGTTCCTACGCGGCGTCAAGATCAATTAGAGAAGGAATTACACTAATGAGAGTTGGAAAATCACTATCATTTAGTGAAAACTTGATCGCCATGCCAGGGTCCAACGCAATCCATCCTACCGTATCACCCGGATAGAGGGGCGGTAACTTATTGTTATTATATTTTACATATGCTTGCTGCACTTCCGTTGGAAATAATTTTAAAACCTTAGCACGGTATTCTGCATTTTTAAAATACGTATCAAAAAACTTTAGGTTTAGTTCAACGATTGGATCAATCCCACTATACAAACGACTGCGGCAATAGTCAGCGGGAAGTTGTTGGAATGAGAATTTATCTCCCCAATCTAGCCAGATACCATAATAAACGCCTTGACGAATTGCTTTAAGAGCAATATTTCCAAGTGTGCGTTTGACCTCAGAATTATCAAAATAGTTTAATACTTTAGCCACATCTGGAAGTAGTTTAGATTCAGCTTTACTACCCTTCCAGCTAATTCCTTCATAGAATGGAGTTATGTACCAATCATATTTATATAAAATAGCTAATAGCTAGCAAGCTCTACGATAAATACCATTTGAATTATAATAGAAATCAGAAATTTTACGCATCTCTGAAACATTGCTCTATGAGATTTGCGTCAGAACGTATTTCTTATCTCCATAGTTGCTGTTTACTTGCTTGTAAGAATTAAAATCAATTACTGCATTATCAATATCTTTTAACCCAGCCCGCAATTTAGCATATTCTATATAGGCATCATAGTCAGAAGAAGTATCTTTACCGTATTTATCAAGATATTCTGTTCTTGTCATAAAACCTGATTGCGGACTCGTTAAATCAAATCCTCTGCTATGAATTTCTTCTTGCCGTCCCAAGATTTCACCTCCTGTCTGCATCAGTATCCTGCTTTCTGCATGATATAATTGTAATTAATAAAGGCCTCGTCAGAATATGGAATCTCCACTAATGTTATACCATGCTCCATGCAAAATCTACGCTTTAAATTATCGTTATACTGTTGTTGATAGAGGCCTCTAGATCCCCCGAACTTTGATTTAGCCTGATAATGCTAGATACCCTGATATTCAATCAAGAAATCTAGATTACCCGAATCATCGAAGACCGCAAAATCAAAGCTATCGAAGAGGACGTCCACTTGGGGCATTTAAGCCTGGGAATGAGTATTCCTCTTGAAATGGAATTTCATTCTTCACTAAAATTTCTTCAATTTTAATTTCACCACGCGACGCTCTCATATAAGCCTCACCTCCAGTCAATATATCTTCTCATAATATTTGAAAATTAGGGCAATAAGTTTATTTACTTTTGCCCTAACTTCCCAAAAAAATTTTAAGTCATAAACATTGCATCTGCAATATTAAATTTCTTTTTACGTTTTTTATCCTCTTCTTCAACACGAATATAATACAATGCGTATTCAGCAGATGAAAAGGTATCTTTAGGAATACCTCTATTAACTTGTTTGAGAATAATATTAGTGCCAGTATTCTCTTCTCGCAAGTTAAGCATTTCAGACCGCAAAACTGAGGTAAGGTCGTACGGCCGCAAATAAGCCTGACGCTCTTCTGGTGTCATTTTTGAACCTTTTACTGTGCCCATTAATTTAGCTTTAGCTGTATTTGCGTCTATCAAAAACCGCACTTTACCAGTATTAATTTGCGACTGGAAATTTGCATGCGCGGTTGTATTAATTGGTGCATTTGCTTTGATAATATATATAGCATCAAGTTCTGTATCGTCTGTTTTATATTTCTTGTACTCATTATTTACATCATTGTATATACCAAATGGAGGATAATAATCGTCATTCTGATCTGTCTGGGATTTTACCATGTAGTCTATAAGACCAACACCTACATTTAATTTGTATTCCACTTGATTCACTACTTCAAGTGCGTTCTCTAATGAACTGCTCATAGTTTCCTATGAGATTAGACTATATCTTCACATTTCTGTGCTTTCCGCTTCCACTGTCAATCGTTTACAGTGTACTCCTTTACAGGATAGTCGTTGAACTTCTTAATCAAAATCAATATCTTTTGTTAAAAACGTCCAATTCTTTTTACGTTTAATTGCTCCAATAGTTTCTTCATTCACACCATATCTAGCACCAATCTGGGCATAAGTATATTTCTTTTGAAGCAAGAGATCAATGATTTCTAGCACTTGTTCCTCGGTTAATTTACTTGCTCCATTTTTACTACCTGTTTGACTATGAAGTTTATTGGCATATGCATGCTTAATATTCTCTGAACAAGTGGTCCATTCAAGATTAGATAGAGCATTGTTTTGTTTATTCCCGTCAATATGATTTACTTGTAATTCACGCATATTTTTTACTGGGTTAAATGTTTCTAGAATTAATCTATGTACTGAAAATCTATGTCTTGAATCTATACACATTAAAGCTACTTTTTCATATCCATCTTTATCAAGTTGAGGACACATATATTTATTACTATAACTACTATAAATTCTGCCATCATCAGTTGCATAGTAAGGATATTTGAAAGTATATTTCCAATTAGTAATTAAACGTTTTTCCATAAGATATTTAAACCTCCAATAAAAGTTTTATTTTAATTAATTTAGCTGCTGATTGCCCTCGGCTTTACGTTAGGGGTTTCCAGCAATTCAAAAAGTTTTACATGGGCTAGGCAATTTAACCCATTTCCATCTATGACTAATCTACGAGCTTTATACTTGTAATACATTTTCTTAAGCCAGATTGCCTGATCCTCATTGTGAGTATCATACAATTCATAAATACAAACAAGAGATTTAACAGCTGGCCCTTGAGACTGTGGTGTTACTTTAAACACAGTAGCAATGGAGGCACATTTTAAACGACCAACGTCGAATCCAATTACATAGTATGCTCTCGCAGATGACCGACCGGAGCACTCGTACTCCGGTAGTTGAAGCTTGCGGCAATGGTCGAAAGCGTCGCCATCGAAGAATGCATCCTGGACCGTTCCTGACCACAAAGACTCGTATTCACGGCCAAAGGATACATCATTCATTGTGGTATCTCGCCGCAAATCATTGATATAAGATAGATTCTGTAGTCCAACTGCTACAGGTACTCGCCAAGTACCTCCCATTACAAAAGCTTTATCTGGCTCAATTACCATACGCACTAAAAGAGCGATTAGCTTTTGATAGGGGAAAGAATTCTTCCATCCAGCAGTGGTAATATAAATTTGCGACTTATTGAGCGGTTCATCTGGATTAGGCAATCCGCAAGCAGTACGCCTGTCTATCTGCATTATGGGCAATATAATTTCATTCAAAGCAGTTCCATCAATACCTACACACTCTTCGAGGAGTCCTGCTACGCGTCTCTTGCCACGGCTACTTTCCTTCGCCGCAATGTTATCTATTATGCTGCCATTTTTAAAATGATATTCGCAATAATCTTTTCCTTCTTTTGTTGCTCCACGAGACCAGTCTATCTCTCGCCGCAATGCAGGAACAAGATCACATAATTCATTTATCTTTTCTTTCAGAATACCCGATCCTTGTTCCTTGCCACCCGCAGTCACGAATAGCTTGGCGCCCGGGTATAGTATAGCTTTGATCATCAAGGTTAGAACGGAGAGAAAAGATTTAGAATAGGCGCGCGGGAAAACAGCATATAAATATTTATATCGCGCCGCAACTCTGAGGAATACACGCTAATAGTAATAAAACTTTAACTTCTTGGGCTTACTTTCGTCTCCACCAGTCTAAAGGAAATCAATAAACAGGTCTGGATAAGCGCGCCAAAACGAGACGAACTTGCGAATTTCAGGTAAGCAAGCTCGCACTCGTTCCTCAGATAAACCAACTTTTTTAATATCAGGTGAAAGGTTAATTAATTCAGCAAGAGCCATTAACTATCACCAGCCTCTTCATCTTCATCGGCCGCCGCAAGTTCTGCTTCAAATTCATCAAATGACTGAAAATCTTCTACTTTAAGGGGTTTTTCATCATAGTTAAAAATACTATCAAGATTGGATTCTTCATCATCCATATTGACAGTTTTTTCATTTTCACGGTCTTGTTCAATTTGCTTCATTGCGGCTTCCAGCATAATACCTAAGCTAGTTTCTTGTGTTACTAAATTGTAGGTATAACGCTGCATATCCATAATAGTTTGGTCTACCATATCATTAGGCTGAGAAATATAGTATTTGGGAATAAATCCTTGCTCCTCAGCAAGAGTAACAAGTTCTCCAACAGAGTCAACAAAATCAGTTTCCTCATCCTTGGCTTGCGCCGCCGCAAACTTACCACTTTTGAGTAAGGTATCATACATTTTGGCAACTTTTTGAGCTTCCGCAATGTCACCTGCATCAAGAAGTTGATTTAGCTTGAGGGAAGTCTTGCAAAGGAAAATAAGAATATCTTTGTGGCTTGCGGTTTGAATGTCATAAGATGCCATCATATCTGCATAAAGTTTTTCCATGCGGACTAGCTCACTAAGACGATAAGCATCACCCCATTTAAGTTTTAATCCCATGATTTCATCTTCTGATAGCTTATCCGCAAGTTCACGATCGTAAGCGGTTTCCTCAACAATAGAAGAAGGATCTGCGGCGGGGTCTCCCTATTGCCGTAAGTCAGACACTGGACGTTGCGGCCCAAAGTCTCTCTTCATTTCTAATTCTAGATCTTCGCCCGTATAGCCTTGTTGCACGAGAGCGCTTCGTAGTTTTTCCTCTTCTTTCACTGCTAGCTCTTCCGTATCCGCCCAGCGATATTTTCTCCATTGAGTTAGTTTCATTGTTGAAACATAACGTCCCAGAACACTTGTTGTTGTTATCTTGGAAGCGTCATTTTTGGAGAGGAATTTTTCTAAAAGTTGATCCCATACGCTTTTGATATAAGGAATATCTAATTGTTCTAGTAATGGTTTATAGGTATCTGGGTCCCAGTTATCTACATGCATTGACCAGCATTTTTTACATTCAGCCATTTTACCGTCTGGCGGAAATCTTTCTATATTGTTAGAAGTATAAAAATCCGTATCCGCAAGTAGACGACCGCATTTAGTACATCTTCGTTGTGCCATATAATTCTCCTTTCATCTTAGTCACCACGCGGTAAAGCTCCTTGGTCACCGTGACCGGCACGCCCCGCCGCATATCTTGCTTTGCGGCAATCCTTGCAAATAGAATAGAAGAAGTCTTTACTTGTGTTGCTTTTTGAGAAGAATAAGGAAGACTTAGGCTTGGTACAGCCGCATTTAGTACAAGTTTTAGTGGGGAGGTTGCGGAGGTTGGTCTGCCACACCACAAAATCACGCTAAGCGGCGTCCGCAATTAGACGAGGAATTTTTTTACACCAGAGCGCAGAGATGTATTCTGGGGTATAGAGAGTATCAAATTCTTCTTTAATGAGAGTGCGAATTTTTGCATTAGATTTACCATCAATTTTGTATTCTAAGATACGATGATGAATAGGATATTCTTTTAGAGCTTTGTCCGTTATTTCTTCCAAGGCTTGAATTAGATACCAAGTATCTCCTTCAAAACGATCATAACTATCTTGTTTAAGACGAGAATAATCCTAGAGTAGCACCGCAACAAAAGAAGGATCTAATAGGGAAGTCCCAGCGACGGTTAGTTCTCCTTTGGAGTAGGTAGAATGGTCATCGATTGAGATTGGGAAAGAGCCACGATTTGAGAGCTTATGCGGGACGATTGGTTTGCGGTAAGCCTACTTGATAAGGTATTGGTCTTTCCGCATTTCAATGAGGGCTTTCTTGATGATAAATGCATCACGTCCAGTTGCCTTGCGGAGAGCGGTTTCCCAGGTGGAGATCGTATCTCTGAGCTGCCGCAAGAGAGGGATTTCTGCGAGGTCTTGCGGCGTGATTGAAATTTTGGGTGTGAGGAGGGTATCACGGTTAGAGGTAAGGTTATATATGCCATCTTCTCCATTCTCAAGACCAGCAGCGAGACCTTCAAAGGAAGTTTCATATTTGGTGATAGTAGTGGTGCGGTTTGCGGTGAGAAGTTCTCGTTTGCGGGAATCCTTGCGCTCTTGCTTCTCCGATGCGATGATTAGATAATCAGCGAGGGTTTCTAGATACTAAGAGGTTAGGGTAGAGGGGTCAGTGGAGGAGAGGAGATTTGAGACGAAGGTTGTTCGATCTTGAGGGGATTCTATGGAATAGTCAAGTTTAGTCATGTATTCACTCCTTTCTTTCTTAACTCTAAGAATATTATACTAAAAATTTTTGCATTTGTCAAGTTTTGGCTGAGAATTTGACAAATTTTTTTATTTATGTTATAATAAAAGAAAAAGGAGGTTTGACATGATTATATTATTTAATATTAATAATAAAGAAGTGTTAAGTCAAGTTGATAATGAGAGAATAATGTATGTGTTTAATTTAGCTGTAAGCATGAATAAAGAAAACAATGAAAAAGGTGAACATAATTTCATTGGAATGACATTTGCACCAGAAGAGGCTTGGCTGTGGGATGAGAAGAGACTAAAAGAATTCTTGAATGAACAAGAAAATTGGGGTCAAGTAATGGTTATTACTAATGGATGGAGGTATAAATAATTTGTATTTAAATTTTAATATATTGAATAATGAAGTATTTGAGACTGGGTGTGATGATAAACTACTGGAAGTAGCAGAAAGAGCAGTAGTAAGAAATAAAGGATTTGCGGTGGAGGATAAGCAGCCGTGTGTTGGTACTATTTGGGCACCCGATGATTTTTGGAAGATGGAGATAGCAGAAAGAGGAGCATATTTGGATGGGTTAAAAAGATTGGGTGTTGATGTTTTTAATGGATGAAAGTTGGAAAGCTAAGAAAAAGGAAGATGGAACTTGGGATTTAAGGAGTTTTAAAATAGTGTTGGGGATAGATATGGCCCGATAAGACAAATTGAAAATTGGATTTGGAAAATTTTTTGTCCAGGCAAAGAGGATTGTGAAAAATTAAACAATTACTATCCTAAAAACTACCGCCCCCTATGTATGTGGTTTTTCGCTCACTGGTCAGCCGCATGGACAGCGCCGCTCCGTTTGTACACCTTGCACAAAAGGCTTGATCCTCTCTTATTAGTCAATGTGCAACTTGCACAAACTTACTAAAAATGCAAAATTTCTCTTGCAATCCCTGTTATCGTGTGGTAGTATGTAACCGTGGACAGGGAAAACCGAACCGGCCAGCGCGCCGCCCGCGTCCATGCGTGGGAAGTCTCCCGCGCGGGTAAGTCGAAAGGTCAGAGTTCGCGCCGTGTACCTTGTCAATTGAATAGGCAATAGACCACCAGACCGCCGCACAGGGAAACGCGCCGCGACTGTTTCATGTGAAACAAGAGCGCGTCAAGCAAAGCGGGATTGTGTAACCTATTGTTTCATGTGAAACATTATTTGAAAGGAATTGATACTATGAAAATTACAGTCGGAGACTTCAAAGATATGCGCGGTGAGGATATGCCCATTGTCTTAGGCAATTGTAAGTACGTCACGGGGTACGGCGCGACTAAAACCATCGATGGGCCATGGGGCTGGATGGTGCATTGCGGCGGCTGTGACGCTATGAGGGATAGTAACTATATCGCCAATGACGATATGGGATTTCACTTCTTGTGGAATGGCCTTGACTTTGTCGAGGTTGACACGGACAATGTAGAAATCAATAGTGATGGTATCTACATAGACAGGCCGGAAATCTGGGTAGAGCCGACAGAGACAGTCGAGGCTTGTGAAACTTCTGCTTACTACATTAGAAAAGCGCTGGGCGATGGGTATGATGTTTGCAAGTGGGGAAAATGTGACCCCATCGCGTGGTATCCTACCATCGAGGATGCAGAAGACAAGTATAATGACCTGAACGGCTGGAACGACTAACAGACAGCGGGACGCCTTGCGGAAAGGTAAGGCGTCCCGCAAGGGAGAATATACTATGAATGACAAACAATTGCACGACGTTCTTGCGGGCGTTGCTCTAATCCTTACGCTTGTTACCACGTTTGTGGTATGTGGATTTTTGGAGGCTATACTATGAGAAAAGCACTTTTAGCAAGTCATAACGGCGTAGAACTTATCGCCATTCGCACTCCGCAAGGCAAAACCTTGCGCTATGAAATTTACTGGGATGGACAGTTCATTTCCAGTAGTCGGAATGGCACATACTTGCGGGAAATATTTGAGGACTTGACACAGGACTAAAGGAGGGCATAACATGAACTTTCGTCTAATAGTCGAATACCATGATACAGGCGTCATCACAGAGCAATATTTTCCTGACATGGATACACCAGATACTATTATCAACTATCTGGATAACGCGCTTGAGAATGGCGCAAGACTAAAATACCTACTTCAGCAGAAAACTGAAACAAGCATTGATACCATGGATAGCAATAGCTGGGATTATGCGGGCTGGTACCAACTGCCGGAGTGGCATGACTAAGAGTGCGGCGGACGAAATTCCGCCTACTCTAAATCAAATAAACTAAATTTCGTTTACGGAGGGTGATATCATGAACATCAAAGAAGAGTTTGAGACCATTCATTTCTTATCTGGTTTGGTTAAAGAATACCCCGAATTTGCGGGGATGCTGGCAGGACACAAACATAAACTGCGTCATGAGATAGCGCTGGAGGAAATGCGGCGCTTTCAGGGTGGACATTGCGTGAAAGACTTTGGTGATGGGTCTGTTATCTTGCTCTTGCCTATCATAGGGACTTACTTTGATACTTCTCTTGATGAAGCTATCCGTATCTTTGAGGACAATTATGAAATACGGTGCGCTAACAGTCCTTATGACTGCACGGGGCAGATGTTTACCGTATGGTATAAGCTAGTCAAGCGGCAGGGAATGTGGTACGCATATCACTACATTGGTCGCGACTGCTAAACAAGAGAAAGAATGAAATGCGGGCTGGGAAAATTCTTAGTGCAAATTCTTCCCAGCCCGCAGACCCGGAAAGGAGAATAAACTATGAAATGGCAAAATCAGTATGGCGATGAATTTGATACCCGCGATGAAGCCTACGAAGACGCGGAGACAATGCTGGACTCAGAGGATATTTTGTGCTGGATTGTTGACAACTATTCGGCAAGCACAATTCTGGAGTGGATGGGTGATAAGGCGTTAGATCCCACCCTGGAATGTATTAACGAATATTTCAATGAAAACTATATGGAAGTAGAGGACGATGACGATGAAAGCTAATGGATATACATTCTGTGATGGTGCCTGCGAAAAAGACGTGCGCCGCTATGGCGAAATTGTTGTAGATGAAATATACGATACCTGGGATGGACATACCTACCGTTTGCGGGCTATCAGATATGAGAACAAGCTGTACTGGCATAAGATGGTTGATGGTAAACTGATGGAGTTTAGGAGTTTGAGATAAGAATGGGGCCGCTCAACTTAGCTTGGGCGGCCCGCTTTCCACGGCGCGGGCCGCGTTTGTTAAATAATTCACATATATGCCAAAATTTTAACAATCTTAGGCTTCGTCATTTTGCACAAATCCTATCCCAAAACTTTGTGTAATTTGCCTATTGATTTTAGGTGGATGATATGTTAGAATAGTATCATCAAAAGAAAGGAGTATTCACTATGGAATATCTCAAGAAAGACAGCGCAAAAGCTAATCATTTCCGGACAATATTTGAACGCACACCTAGCCGTTCTCTCACTGACTGTTACTGCAAGCCGTCTCACACTAAAAAGCAAATTTGGAACGCTATTAGCCTTGAATGTGCCATAAAACATGGTTCTTCTCTCAAAGTTTTATCTTATGATACGTTCCGGTTCACCGTAGCTTTTGTTTATCCAGACCCGGAGACGGGAGTTTGTCTCATTCAAGTTGATACGCCTACTCATGATTATTGCTTTGAGTGGTAACGGTGGGGTAATAAATCCCCCTTTTGGAAAGGAGAAAATACTATGAGAGCAACTGGAATTATTCGCCGCATTGATGACCTCGGACGGGTGGTCATTCCCAAAGAAATCCGCCGCAATTGCAACATTAGAGAAGGAGAACCTTTAGAGATTTTCCTCCAGGATGACGGGGTAGTATTCAAGAAATACAATCCTGACTATCGCAAGGAACTGACTAATACCCTTCAGGACGCCGCAGATTATTATGATGACTATGAAGATGATCGAGCCATCGCCGAGCAGTTGAGAAAGATTGCCCAGGAAATTGACGCCCTTCTCGCTTAAAACTACGAACCGCCCTTGAGAAATCTTGGGCGGCTCGTCGTCTGCGGTGACGAGCCGAATTTTAATTTAACCGTAGGAGCTGTGAAAAATTTCACAATCGAACTTCTGGTCATTTTGCCCAAAAAGTATCCTAAAATCAATTAAATTTTATGTAATTTGCCTATTGATTTTCTTGCCTCTATCTGATATACTAAAGACAATCCAAGAGGGAAACAAAACAATAGAAAGAGGTAAATCACTATGAACGAGAAAATCAAGACCCAACTCCGCGTGTATCTTGACCTTAAATTGCGGCTGTGCAAAGCATATATGCAGGGGCAAGACCTCACCGCCGCAAAAACAGTTTGGCAACAGGCCATAGGCGCAGTAGAGTTTACTTCCGCAAGCGCATTTGGCATCTATTATGACGAAGCTTTCTCCGCAGAAATTGACGCTATGTGGGAAGCGGACTTCAAAGAAGCGTTTGAAAAAACGCTGTTCCCGGAGGTGGGGGAATGACCCCCCTCCGCATCCGGTTCAGTAATCACGCCCTTAACGAGAGAGCTGACCGCATTGCTTATATTGCTACTACCATTGGTTTTGGTGAGGTTATTGCCCGCAAGCTGGTAGTAGACGAACGCGGGAAAGCAATGCGGCTTTTAACTGATACCGGGGTAGTTATTGTGACAGACCCGCGTGAAGAATGTATTTTGACCATGTGGATAGCCGACCCCACGCAGGTCAAAGACTTTTACCCGGACGGCGTTCGCAATCAAGCTGTGTTGCGGCTTGTTAAAAAATATATGGAAAAAGGATACCAAAACAAACAAAAGAAAGGAAATTGACCATGACTGAAATTCATACTTATCGTTGTGACGTTTGCGGCAAGGAAATTCTGAAAATCAAGTGAAAGAAAATATGAACAAACACTAAGGAGAATACCAAAATGGAATTTATTGAACCTCCTATCTATGTCAAGTTGAGCGATGAAGAGCGCAATTCACTCCATGAAGCCTATGTTATTCTAAATGACCTCGCGACTGCCGCCGAAGAAGATGACAGCGAATACATTGGCAACCCGCTGACTGGTGATGGCTACGGGCGGTTTGATGTGAGCCAAGCCGCTGAAATCTGCCGAGTGTTCGCGCCTGCTGAAAAACTGGAAATTAGTAATTGAGGGAGAGTGAACAAAATGGAAATTATTACCTCAAACGTTCAGGCTCAACTCACCCAAGAGGAAAAGGACAAACTCCAAGACGCCCGCGAGGTCATTTCTCACCTGTTTGATTTGATGTATGACTACGAACAAGAATACGCTATTTCCAACATTGGCGAAGAGTATTCTATGAGCCAAGTCCGTGATACCTCAAACCTGCTGGCCGCGCTTATCGGGTCTGATAAAATGCGGTTAGAAAATAAATAAAAAAATGTGGGAGAAATCCCACATTTTTTATTGACAACAACCAATAGGTGTGGTATAATGTAGACAATGAAACAAGGAGGTAAGAACAATGGAGTTGAAGAAAGCGTATCAAATGGTTTTCAATGACCTGCATAATTGTCCTATGTTTCAAGGGCGTTATGATGCCATCAATGGCAATCCCTACTTTATGTCCGGCATTGAGACGGTTATGGAGGTAATCGCCAATCGCGCCTATGATGATGATTTTGCCGAGAAGTTCTCCAATGAATTTACTGACAATATGTTAAGGAGTAGAGAAAATGTCTGATTTTCAGAAGCTGACCCTCAAAAGATGGGTGCGTAATTTCCTTATTCTGTGCGGTTTCGTCCTGCTGGTGTATGGTATGGTCAAGTCCACATTCGTGCTATATGCGACTGTCGCCATCCTGACCCTGACTATCGCGGGCGCGTGCGCGTATACTCTGATAAGTTCTATCCGCTGGGACTGGTGGTTGCGTGGCCGGTTGAATAAAGATGAATATGAAGCATACATTGCTTGCGACAGAGTGTTTGGCTTTACTACAGATAAATACTTGCCCACGGAAGAACAAATCCAAAACATGGTGAATGAAACATCTATTGATAAAGATACGCTATGGAGTATGTTTGAAAAACTGAGCTGAAAGGAGAAAATTAAAATGGAAAATAAGTGTCCTAAATGTGGAGAAGATAACTATTACTGTGACGATGGCAACATAGAACAAGACGATGATACCATTTGGGTAGACCATTGGTGTAGATGTTGCTCTTGCGGACAGCGCTGGAAGTATACAGAAAGATTTACTCTTGACACCGCATGGATTGAAACAGAGGAAGAAGAAGACTAACTAAGTCGCCCAGCAAACAAGCTGGGCGGCTCTTTGTGGGCGCAAAGAGCCGAGTTTCTATTTATCACACAAAACCACCAAAAATTTCTCTAAAATTTTGTGCATTTTAACTATGGACAAATCTCCTAAAATTTGGTACAATACAGATACAGTAAAGGAAAGGAGTACACGAAAATGTTTAATCTCTCTGTTATCCCCGCGGTTTATCTGGATATGGACGGTACGATTGCTAACTTTTACGGCGTTCCGGGCTGGCTTGAGTATCTGCAAGCAGAAGATACCACCCCATACGAGGTAGCCGCCCCATTGGTCAATTTCTCTTTGCTTGCAAGATATTTGCATAAGTTACAGGCTTGTGGCGTAGCTGTCGGCATTGTAAGCTGGACCTCCAAGAGCGGAAGTGAGGACTTTCATAAGCAGGTGGTAGATGCAAAAATGGAGTATCTGCGGCGGCACTTGCCCAGCGTAGAGTGGGACGAAATTTATATTGTCCCCTATGGTACGCCCAAGTATGAAGTAGTCAAAAATCCCGATGGTGTGTTATTCGATGATGAAAGCCGCAATCGCATTGACTGGCGAGGGGTTGCATTTGGCGAAGATAATCTTATTGAAATTTTGAAAGCCTTGTTGAAAGCGCGGGAGGTCTAACCTCCCCGCATGGAAAGGAGTAAAACTATGAAAGCTGTAAGAGAATGGCTGAAACATTTTGAAGAAATGGCAGAGGCTGATACCGTCTATGGCTTGCAAATGAAAAATGGTCTGGAGTGCAGATTTACTGACTATAAACACATTAAAGAAGTTAGGGAAGAAAGCGAACCATGGCTTAATTATCCTGTTTGTTATATTGAATACAAAACAGGAGATATTCCCTACTGTTTAATTCAATATCAAGGGGAGTAAACCTATGATTTTTATTGCTATTATTTGCATCATTGCCACGCTATTGTATTGTGTCGCCGCCGCAATCGTAGGATGGATGACATGGCGTGATACTCGCGACTGGCATTTTCTTGCCGGTACCTGCCTTTATATTATCGCCGCAATTTTGCTTACAATCTGGCTTCTGGGGAACTGTGCCTAACAGTTCCACCCCACGGACGAGATACTCCTTTCTTTTGTCAATGGGTCGCCCTTCTTTTGGGCGGCTCATTGGCGACGCAATGAGCCGAGTTTTTAATTTCTGTGTACTAACCGTTAAATTTTTCACAAGCAAATTGCACAAATTCATGCCTTACAATTTCCTAAAATTTGTACATTTTGCCACTTGCTTTTTCCTGCTCTATCTGATATACTCTTATCAAGAGGTGAGGGTAAGACCCACCGCAAAACAAGAGAAAGGAATTGATAAAATGGCAATCGACAAACGGCGGCATTATATTTTAATGCTTGACACCGAAACTGCCAACACCATTCCCACAGAAACAGGACTTGATATGTCTAATGTTTTAGTCTATGACATAGGCTGGGCGGTGATTGACAAGTCCGGAAATGTATACGAGTGCGCCAGCTTCGTCAATCGTGACGTATTCGTATATGAGCGTGACCTTATGCAGAGCGCATACTATGCAAACAAAATCCCCATGTATATTGAGGACTTGCGGCAAAGCTATCGCACCATGGCAGACTTGCGCGAAATCCGGGCGGCTATGCTAGATACCATGGAACGGTACAATATTAAAACAGTATGCGCGCACAATGCCCGCTTTGACCTTAACGCCTGTAATGGTACACAGCGATATTGCACAAAGTCAAAGTGGCGATACTGGTTCCCCTATGGAACGGAAATCTGGGATACCCTCAAAATGAGCCAGGACGTAATTGTCCCTATGCCGACGTATCGCAAGTTCTGCGAGGAAAACGGTTACAAGACCAAAAACGGACAGTACCGCAAGACCGCAGAAATCCTGTACCAGTTTATCAGCGGAAACCACGACTTTGAGGAAGAACACACTGGACTTGCGGATGTGATGATTGAAAAAGAAATTCTTGCCTATTGTTTTCGTCAGAAGAAGCCCATGCGAAAGCTGTTGTTTGAGAATACCAAAGAATTTCCTGTTCCCACGGAGTTGCAAAAACAGATTATGAACGTGGTCAGAAATGACCCTATGCGGTGAGGGGCGAAAGCCCCGCCGCAAGAAAGGGAAGATATGAGGGATATTTTGGATTATTTGAAAAACCATTTTATCTGTTGGCTCATTCGTCATACACATATTCATTCATATACTATTGATGAAATGATATGGAAATTTTCTACGGAAGAAATCCAGTCCCGCGTAGATATGATGAAAACCGCAAGAGACGTAAGCGGCTGTTTCTTTCTTAAAGACTATTTAGAAAGGATGGGTTAAAATCATGAAGGTTAATTTGCACGTTCCCAAGATTGAGATTGTTCCGGTAGAAGTTCCGGACGAAATGCTGACAAATATCATTTTTGATAACTGTGAGGCAAACTGGGACAAACGACCGCAAACCGCAGTTACTCCGGACAGGGATGATTACACCGCTTTGGAAAACTACATTGGCGAACACTATGGCTATGCCTTTGTGGAAGATTTTGAGTATGCGGCGATTGAAACCGCAGATGGAGAGGAAATCCCTGTTCTTGAATACTAAGGAAAAGCCGTCCAAGAAAACTTGGGCGGCTCCTTGTGGGACGCAAGGAGCCGAGTTTTGTTTTTGTACCCACGATCCGTTAAATTTTTCACAAGCAATTTGCACAAAAATTTGGGCAACATTTTCCTAAAACTTGTGCAGTTTGACACTTGCATTTTCCCTGCCCGTGTGGTAAAATCTAATCAAGAAGTGAGGGAGAGAACAAAAGCCCACCGCCTCTTGTGTACCTTAAAAAAATTTCATATTTTCTTGAAAAACCTCTTGACAAATTCAAGAAAATATGTTAGTATATAGATAGTCCAGAGGACAACAAAAATCAAGTGTGCGACACTATAACCGCAGAAAGGAATTGATACTATGGCTACCAAGAATTTTAACCGCGACTTTTTCAACGCTATCCTGTCCAATGTTGACATTATGACCCTGCCCAGCGGCATGACCGCCGGTGAGATGCGGGAGTGGGCTACCCATCAGATTGACCTGCTGAACCGCAAGAACGTCAATAAGAAGCCCACCGCCACGCAGGAAGCCGCCGCCGTTTCCATGGAGAATGTGCAGGCGTTTCTGGAAGCGCATAAGGGCGAGTGTTTCACCTGCTCTGACCTTATGACCGAGGGTCTGTTCCCTGCTGACAAGCAGAGTCAGTATGCCAGCCGCATTTGCAACAACCTTGTGAATGAGGGCAACGCGGAAAAGGGTACGCTCAAGGGTAAGACCGTATTCATGGCCGTGGGTACGTTTGATACCATCGAGGGTATCAAGGCTTACAAGGTGAGCAAGTAAACCCATTGGGGGAGGGGCAACCCTCCCCACCTTTCCCAAACAATAGAAAGGGTGATTATATGACCACCAATGAGCGTATTGCATTTCTCATGAAAAAGCTGGATTGTACCGAGGAAGAAGCTAAAGACGTAATCCGGTGCGACCGCATTATAGACGCAGGCGGAGACCCATTTCCGCAGAGTAAGGAGCAGGCCGCCACAAGCAAGAAATATCGTGGTGTCGGTACGAAAAAGCCCACGGTGTACAATCTGGAAACAAGAGAAAAGAAGCAGAACGCAAACAAGCGGGAACTCATGGAAGTATTGCGGCGGGCGGTATGTGGGTATGATAATTTTGAGATTGTCAATCCCGAGCGGCAAGTCAGATTTGACTATGGCGGCAAAACCTATGAGGTAACACTGACGGAAAAGCGGGTAAAAAAGGGGTAACTTACGTTGCCCCGTCCCCCCGCTGGGAGAAGCAAGTGGAAAAAGAATTTCTCTATGTAGGGCACTACATTGATACGGACGGGAATTACATTCTCAAAATAGGTACAACTAATGACTTGCGGCGGCGCGCCACAGAGCATACAAGACACTACCGCAAGGCGAAAGAATATCGTTTACCCGCAACCGCAAATTTTGAGTATGATTTTTCCGTGCGGCTGTCTAAATACAATACCTTGCGGTATGAGGACAGAAACCGCAGGGAGTGGCAAGAAAATGGCGTGGGCGAGTTTGTGCGAAATGACCGCTTTAATTGCGGCAACTGCAAGCCCCGCACAGTGAATATCAAAATCAGAAAGGTTTATGAGGTGGAACTATGACGATTGAACATAAAATGGGTATCCCTACCGTTTATCGTGAAATTGTGGCAGGAGAATGCTTTTGGTATCAAGAAGATTTATACCTCAGAAGCGAAAGTGGAAGTGCTTTTTCTTTGACTTCCGGTAAGCTGTATGAAATCAATAATGGTGCCACCCCCGTTTTCCGGGTTGACGCAAAAATTGTTATCGAGTGAAAAAATGAGCCGCCCTCTTTTGGGCGGCTCGCTTCTGGCGAACCAAGCCGAGTTTCTAGACTAATCTTGAGGTAGGGAATTTTGCGAAAAAATCTAGAAAAACCGCTCGTATTTGACTTTTCCTAAAATTTTTGGTATAATTTTATTAGAAACTAGAGAAAGGAGAAAATTTCTCATGGAATTAGAGCTACTGCGTGCTCTTATTTTGATTGCCAACACTTTGTTTCTTGCAAAATTCCTGCGAAGACTGCCCCATGCGTGAACTTTGTGGCAAGATGCCTTGCGAGTGGTGAGCAAAGAGCCGACTCTTACGATTAGAGTCGTTTTTCCGGTCAGTAGCCTACCCTACCAGAAATTTTTACCAGCATGATCAACCTAAATGCTAATCGTAAAGTTGACGCCCTAGGTCGCATTGTTATCCCCTCTAAGTTAAGGGATAAATTTGCTATCGAACCGGGCGACAAGGTAGAGTTTTTCTCTACTTATGTAGACGGTGTGATGTATTTATGTATGGCTTGCCCGCACGCCGCGCCTCCTCGTGAGGAAACAGAAAATTAAGAAGATTTTCTTAAAATGAACAAGAGGTGGGTTGGAAATAAAAGTTAGCAATGAGACTAACAAAAGAAAGAAAATTGCTTATGTAATTTCCTCGTTTGCTTAAAGAGAGACTTTAAGAAAACTGGACGGGCCGTTTGCGTAGGCAAACCCCGAATTTTCTTCTCCAACCCACCATAGCGAAAAATTTCCTGGACATAGCGGCCTTGATATTAAACGTGCGGCGTCCTATAACGCTGCGGTAGTCGCACTGTCCTCATAACGAAAGGAGGAAACCGACCGGTCCTTTGCCGATCGGTGCCCGCACTGATAACAATGCTTATAGCTGCAGCGGTACTCTGGTTTGTTACTGTTATTATTCCAACTACAATTTGCCGTGGAATAGGACATTTATCTAGACCACCCGAGCGGCCACAATTTAATTATAATTCTTAGCGAGATGCTTATCTTGATGATGAGGATGAAGAAGAAGATGCCGAACGGGAAACAACAGATTCCCGATCAGTGCCGCAAGTTTATTATGAAGATGATGAAAATTTTATATTCCCTAGAATCAAATTTAAATAAAAAGAAGCCTAGACTAATGGATTGTTAGTCTAGGCTTTCCGCTTAAAAATTATACTTGCCTTGTTTTACACGAATCGCATTGTGTATAAGTTGCGTTTCTTTCTTAGGATAATAGCCCATCTCTTCTTCAACTATATCACGAACTTCTTGCCAATCCAATTTTTCTGTTGTTAATATAAACATACTATCTTTAAATTCTTCTAAACTAATATTGCCTTGCTGATAATCTTCTAATAATCCTAGGACTTGATCATTCTACCAAGACCCATCAAAAATACGATCTAAACATTTATGAAATTTTTCTAATTCTTCTCCCATTAAAGGCTCATCTTTATCTTGGTTCATATAAATATAGTTACTATAACCTTTAGGGCCATAACCAATACCATTTTTGCCCCAGCCCTCACGCTTAAATCTTTGAGCATATGCTACAAATGTACTTTCCTTCACTTGTTTATGAATTTCAGGGTGGGCCGCATAAATAGCTCTTGCCACATAAGTACACGTGTCAATATTAAATTGCTCACGAGCGACAGATCTACCTTTACCCCAATATTTAAGAAATTCTTTCTCAATTAAATCAAAAGCTTTATTAAATTCTGGAATAAAAATTTCATCAATTATAAGAGATTTACCATCAAAATGAAATGCGGCATATCCCGTTAATGCTCTTAATTTTTTTTCTTTTGATTTAGGATTCTTACTAAGTGAGTCTGGCTTTAACCCAAACCATGTTGATAACTCACGTATGGTTATTTTCCCAAGTTTTAATCCAATCTGCTAATTTTCTTGTTTACTTAATTCTTTCATTTTAAAAAATTACCTCTTTTCATTTAAAATATATTTATAAGATAATTGCCTTTATTTATACGCGTATTTTAAAAGGGACTTATAATTAAAGGCACTTTTCTTAATAAGAAGTTTTGTTATAAAAACTTCTTTTCAATATTATAATGAGAATTACATAATTTTGTCCAAAAATTTTAGAATAAGATTCCTGAAATATTGTTTTGCCCTGTGGGCGAAACGGGCGAACGAGCTAGCTCGTTCGCAAACAAATGAAAAGTTAAATGCGGCGCCGGTCGGTAGATGGACTTTTAAAAAAATTTATGTTATAATATAATTAAGTATAGAAAAGAAAAAGATGCACTTTGACAATTTAATTACTTTTTCTCACTTCTTTTCATTTCTTCTGAAGGAGCGAAGAGAATTGAGAAAAAGTAATTAGAAATGGGTCGTATTTGGGATTAAGAGTGGTGGTCCAGTTTATACGATCGGGGTCACTACAACTTCTCAAATCTCACAAAACATAGCATATTTAATTACATCAACCCTCCCCACCCTAATCTACTATAATTCAACTATAACTCAAAGGAGATTCTACTATGAAAAACTCAATCACTGTCTACAGCACTAAGTTAGCAGCTAAACTCTGCCAGCTTGGTTATGTAATAATTAACACAGCCCCTAACCGCAATAATCCTCGCTTTAAAGTCTACTACTTCCTCAATCAACCTGGTATTCAAGAAGCAATAGATAAGTATAAGAACGCGTGAGGTGCGGCTATGGGTGAAAATAAATTTCTTGCTCCTTCTATTGTTCTAGAAGGATCTAAACATCTCCAAGAAGCCAAAACGCGTTGGGTCTATAACCCAGATATACTCTCTTATATAATTAAAAATTCTACCAAAAATCAACTTGCGCTAATGCTCTACTACCTTGGTAATTCTGATGGCTGGATTTGTAGTGATTTAGGCACAAGAACTGGTATTACTGATAAAGGTAATCTCTCTCGTACTAGAAAAGAATTAGAAAACAAAGGCTGGATTACCTATTCTCCTACAGATAAAACCATTACTGTTCACCTTGATACCCTTTTTCAAAAAACTACTTCAGCTAAGATTGCGGAGATGGGTCTTTGAGTCGTTTGTCCTAGGTTTACTACTTATTGAAAATAAGTTTGAGCCCGAAGGGCGAAAAACGAATTTGAAATAAGTAGTAAACCGGCAGTTCTCTTGTTTCTTATTCTCTTGTTAATAATGTAGTTTTAACAACTCAAAGGTTGTTAAAATAACAATTCAATCTAAAAAGTTGTTAAAACTACAACCTATCCTCGCAAGCCTAATTCAATAAAATTGTTATTTTAACAACTCAAGTTGTTAAATTAACAACTGTCTCCAATTTTAATAAAGTTGTCAAAATAACAACTCAAGTTGTTAAAACTACAATCTTGCGACAGTCTTTCTCTTCTTAAGTTGTTAAATTAACAACTCTAGTAAGTAAGGAAATTTATTTACGGTAAGTAGGAGATTTTATTAATTCAACTAAATTGCTCGGTGTTTCACACCTTCGCTAGCAATCCCCTCTTTTGACATTTCAAATTTTTTATGTTATAATATAATTAACAAAAGTAAGAAAGGAAGTTTAAACCTTATGACTAATTCTAACCTGCGGGAAGCTATCCGCGCCGCGTTCCATGACTCCGGACTCACCCTGGAAAGCTTCGACTCTACTATGGATAACATTCTCAACGAACTCTACGAGGAGGAAAAGAAAGCTACTACTTGCGGCCTTGATTGTATGTCTCTCCCTTGGGACTCTTTCTTCGACAACATCATCTTCCCCTACATCATCGCACAGATCCCCGAATGCAAAGACCTCGCAGACCTCTCTCACGACGATGAGCTTTACACCACCCTTCGTTCCGAGACTAAAACCTTCTTTATCTCTATTAGTGAACTCCACTCCCTTCTTTCTAATCCCAACGACAAAAATCCCATCAACACACTTCTTTCTACTCTCCTGCGGTGAGCGAAGGTGCTCGCCCAAAAGTCCAATCAATATGTCCTTCTCTGAAATTCGTTCCCGCGTCCTATCTCGTGAATCCTTCAACCGCAATCCCATCTCCGATAAAGAATATGTGCGGCAAGCCAGCCTAGCGCGTTCCAATCTAGCTAATCTCTTTCCAAACGGGGTATATGAGACACCAATCTCTATGCCCCTCGCCGTAGAAACTTCCCTAGACCATTTCCACCGCACACAAGAATGTAATATTTTCTTATTGCAGCGAACCATGTCTTCTTTAGCATCTACCTATCTTACACCCGAATCCGCAGATTGGTTCCACCACTCCCTACCCCAGATTGTATCAAAAGAAACAATCTACAACAACCTAATCCCAGTCGTTGGAACCCTTCATTTCAAGGACTCCCATACCCTAACGCTAGATGGTCGCCGCAAGTTCTTTAAGTTCGCAAATCAATTCCTTACCCTTTGCGGCTCCACCTGTAACCTTTCACTTGTTGAAGAAATCCGTCTAGCACAATCCCAAGTATCATCAAATCGCATCCTCAAAGGGACTCTCCGTCTCTCTACTTGCCCAGAAGATTTTCTCTCCCTCTCAGAAGATACCTCTAACTGGACTTCATGCCTCGCAATGACTTCTCATAGAGGAGATTACCGTGCGGGATGTCTTGAAATGATGACTTCACCCTACATCATCCTCGCAACAGTAGAAAGCAATCACCGCAAATATTGGAGACAAATAATCCTTCTTACACCCTATGCGATAGTCGCTTTGCGGGGGTACCCTTATACGGCGCCGCAAGTAACCTCCCAAGTTCTTTCTCTTGTTGCGGCCGCAGCTAAGCGATCTTTAGACTGGGATTACGATCCACAACTCTGTTATTCCAAAACCTCAGTCTTTGCGGTTTCTGGCGGAACCCTTGCGCTAACTACCAATCGAATGTATAATGATACCTATCTTGGTGGTTATTACCTAATTGGTAAGCCCATTCCTTCTTCCCCCTATGAAATAAATTACTCCGGACCCGCATACTGTCTTTCATGCGGCACCCCATTGGAGCTCTCCATTCCAGACTTTGGATATGAAAGCGAGGTTCTATGCTCGTCATGCAGCCACCGCAAAATATGTTCATGTTGTGGAGAGATGAAAGACCTTGATTCTCTCTTGTTTGACAAGTCTCTTGATGATTACATCTGCTTCTATTGCGATGAACTATCCAGAGAAGAGAATCGGCATTGACTTTTCAAAAAAATTTTGATATAATATATACAGAAAGGGAGAGATGACTTCTCACCAAATAATTTGATTAAAAGGAGATTACTACAAATGGAAAAGACTGTTACTAAGCGCGAGGTTCTGGAGGGTCTGATTACTCTGGCTGAGACTGGTGAGTGCACTCTGGCTGCGGAGGACATTAAGACCTTTGCCGAGAAGGAGATCGCCTCTATGGATAAGCGCGCTGCTGCTGACAAGAAGCGTCGTGAGGCTAAGGCTGCGGAGTCCGACGAGATTACCGAGGCCGTGTATGAGGCTCTGACCGACGAGCCTATGTCTGCTGAGGAGATTCTGGATAAGCTGGGCCTGGATATGCCTAAGAGCAAGCTGATCCCCAAGCTGACCAAGCTGGTTAAGGCTGAGCGCGCGGTGAAGTCCAAGAAGCGTTACAAGAACGACGAGGGTAAGTCCTCTGAGAAGACCATGTACGCTCGTGCGTAATTAAAGATTAGGCGGGGTCTTCGGACTCCGCTTTTTCTCTAGAAAGGAGTCACTATGGACTATATTGCCTTCGTGCCTTACCTCACCGACATCCGCAAAGATCATCTCAGAGATGTCAAGGATCATGCAACCTATATCTGCGTATCCGAGGAAGAGGCCGCAACCGCAATTAACCTATTCGATCGAGATAAAACTTATATCATTATGTGTTTCCAAGAACCCGACTTTGATAGCATACGAAATCTCGACTTAGATAATTTTATTATCCAAGTTCCCGAAGGTTATTACTCAAATGAATTAGCGAACTTTCGCTTTATGTTCTTTGAAGCTGCAGCTACTTGGGAACAGGCTAATCGCTATGCACGCAAGGGAGTCACCGCAGTTCGTTTTGAAGCACCACTTACCTTCTCAACAGAAGACTTGCGGCAGTGGAAGGCTATCTTCGCAGACACACTTCTATTCGCCACCGCAGATCCAACCTCCTATTTTCTTTCCTCTTGGTTCGTGCGGCCAGAGGATGCCTACCGGTATGAGGGTATCTTTGACGCACTGTGCATAAATCCCTTCAATCTACAGTATTATGCGCACTCTTCTTTCTGCGGGCCTCTCAAGTCTCTGCTCCCTTCTCTCCGGTCTGTAGAGTCTGTTACCAACCAACTTCTTCCTATTGATTTTGCGGTGCGGCGTCTTAACTGTAAGCAAGTGTGCGAAAGCCCCTCTTATAATTGCACCTATTGCGACCGCATTAAGGACATTACTAAACAAATGGAAAGGATGAAACCTAATGGCTAAAGGTGCCGAAAGCAAATCCCTCGTAACTAAGAAAATTCTCGAAATCTTCCCAAACGCTTTTCTTTACAATAATGATAAAGAAATTCGTATTCCTCTAACAGAACAAGGGGAAACAGTAGAAATCAAAGTTGTTCTGTCTTGCGCGAAGACTCCTGTGCGGGAAGCCGCTGCCCTAGATTGGTCTGGAAGCTCTTCTACTACGCCTGCGGTAGAGCCTGTTCCTGCCCCTAGTGAGGTAGCCCCGCCGCAAATCAGTGAAGAGGACCGCCGCAAGGTTCAAGAACTAATGGCAAAACTTGGCCTATAACATTTTCAAGGGTGACTTCCTCACCCTTGTTTTTTTTATATTTTTATGTTATAATAATTATAGAAAATGAAAGAGAGAGGTAAATCTATGTTGACTATTAACAAAACCTACTGTATCAGCTCTGATGATAGAATGACTGCTGTTAATCTCTCTGTTAGTGATATTGCTGGAGAAGCAGTTGAAGTTCGACTCGACGAGATTTTAGCTAGTGAGCTCTTTACTGCACTAAAAGAGCTTGGAAATTTCATGTGATTATAAAATAAAAGAGAGGCAATTTCTATGAAATATATTTATACTATGACCACTCAGGATGGTACTCAGGTTAATCTGACTATGAATGATCTTGCTTTTGCTCATAATCTTTATCGCTTTTTCGCTACTCGTGAGTATATTCAGGACAATTATCCTAGTCTCACTGACCAGCAGCTTGACATTGTTACTGATCGCGCCCTCGCCATTGAAGATAGTTATGGTTACGACGAAGATGATGCCATTGAACAGGCTATTAAAGAGGAGGAACTCGCATGAGATTTGTAATTTACGCTTATGAAAGCACTTATAGCGGCCTACACGGTATCTATGACATTTGCGTCACTGAGATAAACTCTCTTGACGAAGTTGATAATATTGGTGAAACCATGGCATATGAGGTAATTGACACTTATTCTCACTTATTTGCGAATGATGATGTCTATGACTATGACGAAGACGATGATTGCGAAGTCACCTCTCCTGAATGGGAATATGCACGTATTCTTCCTAAGTGGGATAACATCTCTACGGAAACCCTCAACGCCGAAGCCGCAGAATTGGGTTATGAAGAGTTTGTCAATAAATATTGTAAAGTTGAAGGTATGAACGAACTTCTTGCGGCGCTCGATGTCCTGCAGCAGGTAGATGGTGTTGGTCATACGACAGTAGGCAAATACACTGTTGATACTTGTTTTGAGGGTGAGAACTACGAAACCGCAATTTGGATTAATCCCGATCACATGGCGATTCCTACGGTTTACCCTAATCGTGCAGCCGCAGAGCAGGGACATAAATTCTGGTGTCTTGCAGCCGCAATGGCACCAACACAGGTATGGGATACCGCAACCCGCACTTATCTTACTCTTTGACATTTGTTAAAATTTTTGATATAATATAAATATAGAAAGAGAGGTAAGTTTATGGAATTTTATCAACTCTGGATGGAGGGTAGCACCCATTACTACCGCAATCTCAATAACGCACTCCGCATGGGTGAACTTATCTTGCGGGAGATGTTTGCTGACGACGCAGAGCAAGAGGAAGTAATTGACTACTGGTGGGATCGTTGGGAAGCATATGAGGGTGGCCGCAAGATTATGTATGTTACCAAGGAAATGATGGAGGATTAACATGAAAACGCTTGTACTCAAATACGACTATGGTTATGATGTTTTTGCATTTGATGAAGCAAGAGAAGAAATCATGACTTATCCCAATCTCACAATCTTCCTAAATAAAATGTGCGGCCAGCACTTTGAAAACTATGAGGTACGTACACTATATGAATGTGATCTCATGGCTGAAGATAAAGAGTATGATGCTTATTATAGACTACGGGGCGTTATCCCCAACGAGACACCGCAAGCATTTGAAGATTTGCTCACTTGCTACAACAGTGACTTTGCATATGATGGAGTGGAGGTAGACTAATGCAGATTTATGCTATTTATTATGTTGACGATGGAGATCGTGATTACTTTATGCGGCGAGCTGATGCGCTGAATTGCGGTGTGGAATATATCCGTCAGATTTGCGAAGAAGAGAATTGGGACCCGCAGGAAACTGAATCTCTTGTTGACGAGTTTCTGCGCGAGGAATGGGTTGCAGACATTTGCGCTCTTAATGTAATTGAAGTAAAGGAGTAAACTATGAATACTTATTATCTTATTATCAATGTTATCGAAGATAATACTCGTGAAACCTATCGGCTGTTTCTTTCTGCGGCCTCTTATTGTGATGCCATAAATAAAGCTATGGAGCAGCTTTTTGACGAGGACTCTCAGGCAATTGAGAGTATCACTGTAACTGAATTCTATGAGACGGATATGTTCGTCAGTAAGTCAACCGCTGATCGCATCATTGCAGATCTTAACGATTATCCTGTAGTAGAAAAGGAGGCACTGTAATGGATAACCTGTTTTTGGGATATGCACAAGAACAAGAGGAAAGAGAAGAGGTTATCCACAAAATGATGCGGGCTTATCGTGCGGGAGAGGAATGTAGATTTTCTACGGTCAACTATTTCTCTGCGCGAGATATTGAAGAAATGAAGAAGGAGGCAATGCAACGTGTTGACAGAGAAGGCTTTTAAAGATTTCTTGCGGCGACTGTGTTACTGCGTAGTAGCATTTCTTCTCGTCGGTGTGCTGGGGAAGGTTGTAATTACATTGCAGCATCCTTCTACCCATCTTTTCTTTCCTGCGGACAGGGAGAGGTTTATCGAGGTAGATAGTGGAATAGCTTGTGGGCACCGATCGGTGGTTGCCGCAGATAGAGAAACTGGCGTATTGTATCTATTTACAGAGAACGGCATTTCACCCTTATTTCAGAATGACGGGGAGTTAATGATTTATGATGCGGGATGAGCGGGAGTCTAAACTCCCGCTCTTTTTTGCATTTTTGGAAAAATTATGTTATAATATAATTAAGATAAAAGTAAGGAGAAAAATATGAAAATCCTTGTTGATGAAATACCCACTAAGGTAGAAAATTGTCCTTGGTCTAGTCCCATTAAAGACCCCTGGAAGGACCGCACATTTTGGTTTTGTGATTGGAGTTTAAGCTACAATGAAACTTGCCCTATGGCAAATAGCGGCGAGTGTCCTTATTTTGCTACAATAAAGAAAGGAATTAACCTATGACTCAGTTTAAAGATATTCGTGGAAATTGTTGGGCGTTTGTAAGAGCAAATATCTCGCTAATTTATTACACTCCTAAAGACCAAGAAGGAATTAGTCATGTCACTGTGACTACTACAAATGATAATGTCTATTCATTTGATATTGATTTGAATGATGTATACTCAATTCAGGAGAGTTAAATGGGAACTGATAACAAAGAAATGGCTTAAATTCTACTAGACGAAGATACCAAACCCATCCGTATTGCATTCGATAATGAACCAACTTATGTAGTAGAGAATGATACCAATTATGCTATGAACATTCAACCTCCGGCAACATTCTCTGCGATTTTCAAAGCACGCCCATCAAAGATAATTAAAATTTTCTGGGGCACTAAATTAAAATGGTATCAAGCCCTATGGCTCGATTTAACATTTTATTGGAAGAAAGGAGTAAATTATGTATTCAAACGCTAAACTTGAAGCCATGCATGGCGGTATTCCTGAAATCACTCAAGTAGATAAGCTTATTGTTATGCTTGAGACAACGGATATTCCTTTTACAGTAACTTCAAGTCATGGTCGCCCGCAAGTATGGTATCCTGATGACAAGCATCCAGTTTGTGATGCAATTTGTCACTGGGGTAGCTATGGCCATCAGACTGGCCTTATTGAAATTATGGGGCTTACTCATAATGATGATAGCGTAGAGGGTTATCTCAATGCAGATGAGGTATTTGCTCGCATCAAAGAACATTGGGAGGCAAACAAGTGAAAAGAACTTGCGGTGATTGCGGCTTCTATAAAGAGAAGATATGCGGCGTTGCTATCCAGAACGGATTTCCAGAGTCACATGACATTTGTAAGTTTTTTTCTGCTGTCGTCTGGAGATGTGAAATATGCGGCCAGCCTACCCCATCGCCGCAGAACCTTATATGGGACGCTGTAACAAAGCAGCTAGTTTGTCCTAACTGCTACATGACGCTTCCTATTGTTTCAGAGGAGGAGCAAAATGACAACTGAACAGTTTTTTAAATATGCGGTAGAAATGTGCCAAAAATGTAGTAATAATGGATGTGAAAAATGTGAAGCTTTGCCTGGAGGACTTTCATGTTGGCACTCTACCAATCCTGATTTTTCTCAAGTCGAACGAGTAATACAGAATTGGACTAATCATAATCATCCTACTCGAAAGAGTGTCATTTTGTCGTTATTTCCCAATATGTCATGTAGCAAAAACGGATACCCTGGTATTAATGCTTGTATAATTGAGCCATCTTTGGATACCAAGTGCGACCAGTATGAAACTTGCAGTGATTGCAATAAGGCCTTCTGGCTTAGTCCTCTTAATTGACAAAAACAAAAAATTATGGTATAATATTTATAAAGAAAGGAGATGTGAGGCTACTTGGTTATATGGACACCCGAACAGTGGGAGAAAGAATTAAACGAGTTTGCAGCTGCAGTCCATGCGAAAAAATTTGATAAAATCCCTTATGATAAGTGGAAGAAGTTGTGGAGTTGGGGAAATCTTCCAAGCACAACAGATATTTATTTAAAAGTTTGTGCAGGTACTACCAACCGTATTATGATTTCTCCAAAAGGAGAACCTGATTTCATTATTTTCATTGACAGCGAGGAAAACTGGTCATTTATAAAGTATTTGCAATCCAAATATCCCACTATATTTGGATTTGCTGAACCTTCTACCCCATATCCAATAACCATTTTTGCTCAGCTTCACTTGACAACCGATATGTCCTATACAGTAAATTATGCATCAAGTCCATATTCTGTGATAACTACCAGTGATGTTATATCAAATTCTAATCTTCTTAACAACCAGAGCTTTAAGCAAGAATACGATACAATTTGGCAAACAACGACAGTAACAATAGACAATAAAAAGGAGAAGAAGGATATGAATTTCTTTAAGAATTTTGAATTTGGCCCCGTGAAGAATGATAACGTGCGGCTGTCCCCTTACGGCCTTGCGGTTAAGAACCTTGATGGCAGCTGGGTTTCTTATGATGCTGCCAGTGATTCTATCATTGACGTTGATGTATTCAACTTCGAAGGTAAGAATCTGATTTACAAGATCCCTGCGGCGCCGCATACCGTCCGCGCTGGTGATATGATTGTTCATCAGGGCAAGGGAATGTACGTTCTTACTGACGTGTGCGAGGGTGACACTTGCGTTAGTGTGATTGACCCCCGTGCTGGCGAGAGCAAGGAGATCCTGTTCACAAAGTCCCCGTTTGGGTTTACGTTTGTGACTAAGCTGGTCTCTCTGCTGGATATGTCTGGTATCAATGCCAATACCGATAATCCGTTTGGTAACCTGTGGCCTCTGGCCCTGATGGGTGACAAAGATTGTGACGCGGCGACTATGATGGCATTTATGATGATGAATAACAGCGAGGGCTGCAACTTCGATATGTCTAATCCTATGATGATGTATGCTCTTATGAGCGGCGATAACAAGGATATGCTGCTACCCATGATGCTGATGGCTGGCCGCAAGTAAAAAATTTTTGGACAAAAGAGTTTCAGAGAAATAGGAGATTTTTTAAAGTAAATAGAAATCTCCATTTCTCTGGCTCTTGTTTCCAATTTGATTTTTTCAAAAATTTTTGATATAATATATATATATAAAGTTGAGGAACACATGAAGTATTGCCTCCACGTGGCGTGTTCTGGGTAAGTTTGACATAACTATCATGTCAACTTAGCAAAAATATGAGATAAGTAGAGAGCCAGTTGATAGTTGCAACTCTCGTTGAATACTGCCTCAAGTTCCGAGGCCCGCAAGGATACAACAGCACCCAATGCGCGCGAATCTCGACTATACAAAACGGGGAGTCGTGGAAAGTATTCACTTATCGCTCATCAGCGTAGCTATTTCCGCCGTTTGCTGAGAGATCGCACGCTTGCGGCTGATCACCGCCCGGGTAGCCTGTCCCTTGGGTCTAAGATGCTTGCGGGGCCTTGGATTTTGAACAGGCAATATGGGTCTGTAATTCAATAGCAGAATAGCGGTCTTTTAAACCGTCTACGTCGGAGCATAACCGTCCAGACCTACCACACCTCGTATTCTTGGTTTCCGAGAGGAGCGCCGGGCGCAGTAAATCAAGCGAAATTGGGGCTATCGTATAATAGGCTACTGAGAGGCTGCCCACAATTAATTTGCCTTCTTGCTATTGTTTTACCACTTTCAAACGGTGATAACATCTAAGCCGGGTAGCAGTAGTAATAGCGTAAGGGCATACGCAGTCAATGACGAGGTAAAGGACTCAGACGACTAACCGGACATTGACCAAAATAGTAGAATGAGGAGAGGAAAGCCTGTATGCGGCGACGTCATCCAACTCACAGTGATGCAGCGTCAAGTAGTTCTGCTATTTTGAAACTTATACATACGGTGCAGGCATTATATTTGCACGTGTAGCTCAATTGGTAGAGTTCCAGATTTCCAATCTGGCTGTTGCGAGATCGTACCTCGTCACGTGCTCCATATGGAGGGTTAACTTGCACGGCTGCAAGCACGGTCCTGAAAACCGTTGGTGCGGGAGACCGCATGGGGATCGACACCTCAGCCCTTCGCCACTCTAATCTGACCCTGTGGACGAATTGGTAGAGTTACCGCCCTTTCAAGGCGGAGTTTTGCGGGATCATACCCCGCCAGGGTCACCATTATCTGGCGTATTAGTTCAGAAGAGTAGAGCGCCAGCCTGTCACGCTGGAGGCCACGGGTTCAAGTCCCGTATACGTCGCCACCCATCCAGAATCTTGCTTCGTATTGAGGTAATGGGCAATACATAACGTAAGGTTCTTTTTTAGGGCTGACCGCAGGGTCCTGGTCCACCGTTCCTATATAGATTGGTATTAGAAATGCTTGCGGGGCTTTTAGTCCTATGTAGGAACATGACTTTATTACTTATAGTAATAAAGCAGTCAAGGTTTTGAGTAATTGAACCGGATAATCAATGCTAAGTGAGATATATGCAAACAGAGAGAGTGCTAAGCTCACGGGTATTCTAGATGCCTTCTCTCTCCTATCTGCCTCTATAGTTTAATTGGCAAAACAATAGTCTCCAAAACTATAGTTTCTCGATCGTAGCGAGACCGGCGTGCCAACACCGCACGGATGGCCATGGTTGCAGCCTAGCTAGCTTACTCTTTTTAAGAGGTTTGGTGCGGTATATAAATTAATATGGGCCTACTGGTAGGTGGTACAACCTTCATCTACCTTTTCCTTTCTTTTGATTTTTATAAAAATTTATGATATAATATTTATAGAAAGTTAAGAGAGGAGCAAAAACAAGTGGCGGGTAAGTTCTACGAAAAGAAGGAATATCTGTGGGAGTACGAGTGGCCTTTCGGAGAGTTTTTGCGGGAGTCTCTGCCTACAGGTAGTTATCGCCGCAAGTTTTCTATGACAGGGAATGGTATCTATAATCTTGTTACTCTTGATAGCAAGTTATATGAAGTAACCCTCAAGTCCGCAACTAAGCTATTGCCAAACGATGGTAAGAAAGCATTTCGTGATACAACTAAAGATAAATTGATAGACTTATTGAAAGACAAACTCAGCCAGTTAGGTGTTAATTATACGGTCAATAGTGGTAAGTTTATTACCTTCGAGTTGTTTGGTTTTGTAGCAAAACTGGAAATTGTGAAAAAGACAACTGAGCCAGCTTAAGAAGCGGTTTGATTTTTCAAAAAATTTATGTTATAATATATTTGTAAGGTTGAGAGAGAGGTTGTCGCTAAGCTCCTTGGTGATTGTGGTGACATTAAATAGCTGGTAGTTAAGGTGCGGCAGCCTGCTAAGAGATCTTATAATGTAGAGTATACGATATTTAGCCGTGTGGTGGAATGCATACACTCTGGTCTTAAAAACCAGCGCCCCTCTGGGGATTGCCGGGGCAGGTCCGGTCACGGCTACCATTTGGCTTTGAGGATAGGGTAGCCTAGCTAACTACCTGATAAGAGCTTCCTTTCCTCTTCCTCTTGCCTTATTTTATTGAAAGGAAAATATTTAAAAGAAAGGACTTATGTTATAATGGAAAAAGTTCAATACACTAAAGAATGGCTGGAAAAAACTTGTGCGGAAAGCTTTTCTTATGCCGAGGTTTTGAGAAAATCAGGTCGTAAATAGGGCGGAGGCGCTCAAGCTACTTTAAAAGAAAAAATTGCGTTATATAATATTGATGTTTCTCATTTTACTCTTCAAAGCTGGAGTAAGGGTAAAACAAAAGAAATCGATCCTCGAATTTTATCAAAAGAGAAGTATTCTTTATAGGAAGTTTTTTGTGATAATAGCCCTGTTACTCAACGTGTTTTGAGAGGGTATGTTGAAAGACATAAATTGATAGAGTATAAATGCGATACTTGCGGTTGTACCGGAGAATGGCAAGATGGATTTATTTCTTTAGAACTTGACCATAAGGATGGAAATAATAAAAATAATAAAATTTCTAATTTGCATTATTTATGTCCTAATTGCCATGCTTTAACTGAAACTTATCGAGGAAAAAACAAAGAGACGTATAAAAACGCTCCTGTGGATGAAAAATCATTTGTAGAAGCATTACAAACTACTCCTAATATTCGTCAAGCATTAATTAAATTAAATTTATCACCCGCTGGAGCGAATTATTCAAGGGCAAAAGAACTTTTAAATAAATACCAAATTGTTCAAAAAGATATTTGATTTAACTTATATGCTAATGAATATTGATTAAAAGTATTACCTGAGCTATTGACCTAGATATGTCATTAAACGGTCTCGTCGGACGACATGGCTTGCGGTTAAACTACTATGTGAGATACATAGCTTGTGGCTAGGGACGTTAAATAGAGGCAAAGGAAACCGTGATAGGACTGACCGCCCTATGTATATAAATAGCGGTTACGATCTGCGGAGCTGGTGTAAAGGCAGCCACGCTAGACTTAGGATCTAGTGCTCTAGAGCGTACGAGTTCGAATCTCGTGCTCCGCACCATGAGGCTAGACCTCAAAAATAAATACTGAAACGGCTCAGGTCCTATCGGCTGATTGGGCAGGCGAGGAAAAGTGAGGTAGGTTGCGGTGGAAATCCCTTGAATTAGCGTAAAAAAACCTTCGCCTGAGAAACTGGAAGTGGTTTCTTACGAATTGGAGTAGTGTAAGCGTGTGGCTGAAACATGACCACCCGCCCAATCTTTAGTATTTATTTGCCAAAACCTATATGAGAGTAACTCCTCCTTGATAGATACTGCGGGCATAGTCGGCAGGGCTTAATGTGGTTAAGCTGGTAAAACAGTCTGGAGGTTGAATAGGTCAGCTGGATTCTCTCAACTATATTGCGGAGTGGAGAAGTTGGTTATCTCGACAGCCTCATAAACTGTAGATCGTGGGATCGTGACCCACCTCCGCAACCATCTAGCTTTAAGACTAGACTCTGGGAACCTATCTGAAGCACTGTGTTTTAGGCGGCTTGCTGTAAGTGGCGATTTGAGAAATAATTTGCGGTCATGTGTTGGCAAACGCTGGAGCTCCCCGCATTGTAAAGTCAAAAGGTCATTACACAAGTGAACAGTCGAGTTAAGCAGGTGTAAACAATGATTGCAAGCATGGTTTACTTTGGTGGGCTGGGTGATAGATAGGCTGTCTAGGACGACATCTACCAGATTTTTACATCTCAAGTGCAGTTACACTAATTTACTTGGAAATGTAGCTCAGTCGGCAGAGCAACGGACTGTTAATCCGTGGGCCGTAGGATCATACCCTACCATTTCCGCCATAAGCTCCTATTGGGGTTCCGATGCGTATTTAACGTGTCATCCACAAGAGATGACGGCTAAAGCGGTTGACCCACAACCGCAAGGAGGAACGAGCTTTATTTCTTAACAAAAGTAGGATAAGTTAAGAACCTAAATCCCGAATAAATCCGGGTTGACTGACAGACAATGAGGAACTGTACAAAGCGGCAACGTGGTGTAGATAGGCCGTACAGTAAGGTGATGAAACTAGTCCTTACACTATGAGTCCTTACCGAGATGATAGATGGATACAGACGGGTGACTGAACATCAAATCCCGCAAATTGATAACCGAGGATGTGGAATGTAGGATGCGGTCCCAAGAACGTTGGGGTGTAGGTTATCTTATTAAACAATAGAAAGGATGGCAATAATGTTTCACGATGTAGACGATCTGATTTTTTCAGCAGAGGAAGATAAGAAGTATCACAGCACTAAGTGATATTTTTTAATCACTGTAATGCGGCCGGTGACTAGTCACCGCAGGTTCCAAGTCCTGAAAAACGCAGAGGACAGAATAAATAATGGCTAACGGCAGTTGCTCCTTAATAAGGAAAGACGGGTCGGGGCTGACAAAGACAGGTCAGTAAGTAGTACAGCGGTAAGTAACAAATCCGCAAATCGAAATGAGCCAGGAAAACTGGATGATACGATTTAGTTTCCCTTTTGAGGGTTAGGAAGAGACTTTAGGTAAAAGGTAACAACTTTTAGCTGCTTCCTGTAAAAAAGACCATGAAACCGGGTTATAGCTACTACATTATTTATTTTTGGTGAATGGTAGTAACCAGCTAGGTGCAGCGAGGTTCGAGTCCTCAAGCCATGGCGTTCGACTCGTCTGGCGCAAGGTGCAAAACCTAGCATCTATCCGGGTGTAGCTCAGTTGATAGAGCGCGTGGCCTGGGACCACGAGGCCGTGAGTTTAAGCCTCACCACTCGGACCATCTAGAGTAACAAATCGTAAAGGAGGGATTGCCGCTTGATAATTCAACTCAAGAATTTTCGTTGTCTTGACCAAGATCGCTATGGCGAAGATAATGACTGTACTTTGACATCTCTTACTGCGGTGGTTGACTTTTATTTTGCACATACTAAATCTGTATCAGAGATTTACGCCACAATTGAGAAGGTTGCCCGCAAGTATGGTTATACTGGTAAGAAAGGCGTTGATCCGTGGTTTATTCGCCGTATTTTTGATGAAGTTGCTCGCAAGTATTGCATTGTCCCTACCGCAAAAACAAGTGTAAGGTATTTCAAGGGCGTGGGATTTAGCTATGAGACTATTTGTGGCCAGATTGATAAGTGTAATCCAGTCATTATGAATGTTTGGAACGCAGGCAAATATCATAACCACACTATTACAGTAATTGGTTATGATACTACCAATAAAACCCTGCTGGTTTCTGACAACTGGAGCGTGCGGCCGCAGGTCCTACGGTGGGATGATGTTGGTTTCATCTGTTCTATCAATTACTGGGATTAAGAAAATTTGACATTTTAAAAAATTTATGTTATAATATTTATAGAAAGTGAGGGAAGAATACATGGAAATCAATTTTGGTTCTCGTTATCAGGACATTCACAATAATGTCTACAAGTTAGTGGGCGCCGCAAATTCCTATGACAAGAAAGACTCTGTTCTCTTGTTTGCCCCCGTTCATGCTGGTACAGTTGGTGATGTGTTTTATATCACTAAGGAGGCCGCAGATCAGTCATTCTTCCCTGTTAGTAAATACTTCTAAAAAAAATTGAGTAGTGAGTAAAGAGCCATTAAGGTTATAGGCTTCTTGTACAAACCATTCTAACATGGGCCTGTACAACCCTATGAATGGTGAAGCCATAAGCTAAATGTCATATGGTGTAAGTGGCAGCCCGCTGGGGATGAACCCTGGAGGTACAGGTTCGAGCCCTGTTATGACAACTAGGTTAACAGCTTATAGGAAAAATCTTAATGAAAAACTTGCTTAGACGGGATTGAAGATAATGCTAATTAAAGCGCACCGTCGTTGAGTAGTGGTTGCAAACATTATTCAGAGTAAGTCGTAAAGGTGAGAGACCTTTACCTCAATTCTTTAATATAGCGGTATAGTGTAATGGTAGCACACCACACTTTGACTGTGACAGTTTAGATTCAAATTCTAATACCGCCGCCATTTCTTAGAAATTCTATTCATTCGCACTTTTAAAACTGCTATCAATGAGTTTATAGTAATGTTCCCCAGCATTATGAGTTTCAAGATAGCCATTGACCCAAGCAAGTTAAAGCAATAGTCCCCGTTAATCAAGCAGATGCCCATCTGACGGGATTATGGGCAGCGCTGATGTCTCTGCTTGAGCTATTGCTTGACCTTAGCAAGTCGTTAAACTACTACGGGAGTTAGTGGAACTTGTGGTGTGCCGATAAATAAAATTCACATTATATCCCTCTTTGGTGTAACGGTAGCAAATAATGTAGAGCGGTTCGACTCCGCGGTGAGGGTCGTCTGGCACGGACGAAGTGCAACTGAGGTTTACAGTATAATATAAACAAATGCTTCTTACGAAATGCGTGGTGAAAATAGAAGCAAGATAGAACAGTAGCCTATGTGAGTCTATCAAGCAGGTTATCCGGCAACAAAGAGGAGCCTTATGCCTGTGGGTGTTCGCGACGCCTTTCCTCTCATATATCCGGCGTAGCGTAATGGTAGCGCTAGACTCTCTAAAAGTCTAGGACTGGGATCGTAACCCAGCGCCGGTGCCAGGTCTAGTTTGGTAGAGTTTCACCCTGACCTTAAAAAATTCTAAACTACCACCTCTCTTTCCAGATTGTTCATTTGATTATGGTTGTTGTATAACTCAGTGCAGACACAATATCATGTGGCTGAGAGTCCTCTCCTAATCAAGACGCCCCCTGCTTAGTAGCAATGACGGATACGTTATTGCGGCAGTGCTTCCCATTCGTGAGTTTGGGAACAACGAGAGATAAAACTCTCGCCGGCCGGGAGGATGTACTGGAATTATCGCTATCAAAACTACTGTCTCGTCGCCGTCGCAATAGAAGGCAAGCGTTAAAAGCGTAGCCCGAATCTTGATAAGGTTTAAATTTGGTACCCTATGCAAACTCAAGAAATACCACTAAGGCGGTTTGTCGTGAAGTTGCAGTAATGTAACTATAAGACGAGGTCAAGGTACAAGTAGCCCAAGACAATGACTAAGAAGAAAAGATGCAAAAATCTTTACTAATGTGAATGATGGGTGAACGCTGCGGATAACCACTTCCGCATAGGTAAGTGTACAGCATAAGCTGTTACGGCATAAAGTCTAGGGTCGCTCCCGAAAGCTCACTTATGTCGTCCTATTGAGTGAATATGATAGAAGGTAATGACCAGCAACCCGAAGGGGTATATGGCGATCATAATCAAGTGAACAAGATAATCCAGTCCTTCGGGGCTGGATTTTTTTTATGCTTTTGGCTGGGTGGGTTTGGGGCGTCTGCCCGCAAATCAAAATGGCCCTTAGAAATTTTTAGGACAAAAGTGATTAATCTACATACCACATTTTTTAAAAACAATAGAAGAATGAAAATCAAGAAAGGAGGATACAAAATATGGCTTATACGGCTATTTATGCAAATGGCTCTACATTTAATATGGTGAAAAAGTTCGTTATTGACTCGTTCAATGAAATTTATGAAATTGACACAAGTCAACTCTCACCAGGTAGTACAGCGTTTGATATTAGCTCTAGTAAAACATATATGTTAAATAATAAAAAACAATGGATTGAGGTTTAGATCGGTAGTTCTAGCAGTGGCACTGATTATGATGGTGGAACTCCAGGAACCTCTGGTGGAGATATTATTTATGATGGAGGTGGCGTATAATGGCTACCGTTTATAAAACCACTTTTAAACTGCGGCGAGGTACCATGGCAGAGTGGGATACTAAGAATCCCATTTTAAGTGATGGCGAACCTGGATTCGCGATTGACAAAAACATCTTGCGAATTGGTGATGGTGTCACCGCATGGAAAGACCTTAAAGATATTAATGGTAGTGATTCTGCTGTTCTAGAAGTGTTGAAAATTTATGATGATGAAAATACCTCTACTACAGTAAATGGTCAAACTTATAACACCCCAAGTGAAGCAATTGCCGTCGCCAATTCAGGCGATGAAGTAGTGGTCCAAAATAGTTTGGGCAATGAAACTGTTTCCGTTGATAAAGAGATTACTATTAATCTGAGTAATACGGTCACAGTGAACAATAACGCTTCTCCTATGACAATTGCGGCGAGCGGTAAAGCTACCCTTAAGAACGGCGGTCTGGAATGCAATAAAAATGGCGAACCAGCTTTAACCATAAATGGAGAAGCCATCCTTGATAACTGTAACCTCAGCCGCACCGTTGATGAAAAAGGTAATACCTATTATACTGGTGTCAATCATGGCAAAATGACTATTAATAGTGGTATATTTAGTGCTCCTGGTGTGATTTCTTCTATGATTGAAAACGGATACCAGAATTATAATTCAGGTAGCGAAAAAACTGGATATGTGGCTGGCCGCAATCAACAGTATCCTGAACTCATTGTAAGTGGTGGTTCATTCTTCAATATCTTTTATATCATCAAGAACGACGATGGTGGTAAACTTACTATCAATAATGGTGAGTTCTGCGGAACCATCCTACACAATGGTATTGAAATGATTATCAATGATGGTCATTTTACTACAATAGATGGTTACTATCCGCTGAGTATCCGTAACCTCAGCGATGACTTAAACCCCGCCCGCACGATTATTAATGGTGGCACGTTTGATGGTAATTGCAAGACTATTATCAAAAATAGCGGCGAAAAACCTCTCGACATTCAAGTCAAGGGTGGTAAATTCATTCTTGCTCTTGATGAGCAATATATCGCAGAAGGCTATGAGCAAAAGTTTGCTGATGGTTGGTATGTAGTAACTAAGAAAGGAGAATAACAATGAGTTTTAATGTAGTTTATGCGGCTAAGGATAAAATCCAAAATAAAATTGCTCAAGGTGTTATTCTTCCTGAGAGCTTAATTATTACTAATGAACAGCCGGATAATGCAGAAGTTTTCTACTATGATGAAAAAGGTAAGTTAAAACAACTAATCAAGCGCACAAAGTTTGATAGTGAGATGGAAGCAAGAGTCTGGATTACTAAGTATGATTATAGTGGTGAGAACATTTCCATTAAAGATGCCAATGGCAATTGGATTAGTTATACGGTTTCCAGCGATGGACAATTTGCTCCTGTTTCCCAGGAAGATTTAATTCTTACTGGTTATTATCTTAATGAAAATTTCTATACAGACAGCACTTATACAATTCCCCTAGAAAAGAATATTAAGTGCTTATACATCGACAAAAACTCTAATAATGGTTACACTTGGACAGGTGAAAAATACGCGGCGCTGACTGCCGAGGCTACGGCTGAACTTGCTGGCACGATGAAGCTATATCAGGCGCACGGTGAAAATACAGATGGCGCGATGAGCCAGAAAGTTGTAACCGAAGGTGTTAATTCTATTGCTCTAACACTGGATAACACCGATGAAGAATGTTTAATCCTAGATTTGCCCTGGGATTAACATATAAAATCTAATTTATAAAGGAGATTTTTAATTATGGCTGATATTTCCAAGATTAAACTTGCTAATGGCACGACTGTAACTCTTAAAGACGCTCAGGGTCGTGCTGATATTACTACACTGCTTGGTGGCCACGCCCTTAATGCTCTTGGCGCTGCCGCGTGGAAAGCTGTTGCCGCCAACATTTCCGGCGAGGGTCTTGTTGACGCTTCCGTCGTCAAGGCGTATGTTGATTCTCAGGTTGGCCAGATTCATAACTTTGACGTTGTGATCGATGCGGCCGGCACTGGCGCTGGTCCTTCCGTGACCGCTTCTGCAGACACCATGTATAAGATCTATATGGTTCCTTCTGATGATGCGGCTGCTGGTTCTTATGTTGAGTACATCACTATTCGTTCTGGCGAAGCTGCTGCCTATACCTACGCGTGGGAAGCCATCGGCAACACCAAGATGAACCTGAGTGGCTACGTTTCTACTAATACCACTATCGCTACCATCAAGCTGGATCACAACATCACTGTTGCTGAACTGCAGACTGCTCTGGGTCTGGGTGCTATGGCTTATGCTGATAAAGCCAATGGTTCTACCACTCTGGAAACTGTCGATAGCATCACTATGAATCCCGTGACCGTTGCTGGCAACGCTACTGTGACCACTAAGGCCGCTGATGCCACTCTGACTAAGGGTGATTTCACTCCTGCTGGCACTGTGAGTGCTCCTACTATTGATCTGACTTCTACTGAGAAGACCTTTGCTACCGGTCTGACTGGTGGTAAGGCCGCTTCCTTCACCGAGGGCGCCTTCACTCCCGCTGCTTTCCAGGATGGCTTCTATACTGCTGGTTCTGCGGCTACTTGGACTGGTAAAGAGTATGTTGCTCCTACCATGGGCAATGCTACTACTGGTAAGTTTGCCTCTGAGGGTATTGTGGCTACCGTTGGTACTGGTGAGGATTCTGAGACCCTGATCTTCTCTGTGGCTGGTACTGCTGATGCGGTGACTGCTCAGGGCGAGTTCAATGCGGGTACTGTCAACTTTGGTACTTTCGATCCTGGTAAGGTTACTGTCATTGATACCACTAAGTTCTCTGGTGGTTCTAAGGCTAAGGACACCTTCTCTGCCAATGTCCTACAGACTGTTGAGACTGATACCGTTAATAATGTAACTGCGGCCACCGCTACTGCTCCTACCTTCACTGGTACGAAGTCTGAGGGTGTCCTGGTTACTGGCGTGTCCTATGAAAAGGCTGATGCCACTGCTGCCTTCAGTGTGGATGTTACTCCTGAGACCAAAGAGATTAAGAAGACTGCTAAGACCATTGGGATTGAGGTCTCTCCTGTCGCCAAGGTCTAATAAATGTCTGAAATATCCAAAATTGAATTTCCCAATGGTAGCTTGTATGATCTAAAAGACGAGGAGCTCCGTCATATGATTGAAGTGCTGCTAGGGAAACAAGAGAACGGATAATACGGAGGTGGGTGGCTGCGACTGCCCACCTTTTTTGTTAGTGATAGCTAGACTAACAAAATAATGTTTTAAAAGGAGGATATTTAATGGCGAACAAAATTACTAAATTCAAATTAGCGAACAATCAGACTTATAACGTTAATGATGGTTCCGCCGTTCATTTTGATGCTTCTCAAAGTTTATCCGCTGCTCAAAAATCACAGGCTAGAACTAATATTGGCGCAGGTACTAGTTCTTTTAGCGGAAACTATGATGATTTAAATAATAAGCCCACTATTCCTAGCAAAACTAGTCAAATTACTAATGATAGTAATTTTGCTACTACAGATTATGTTGACAATAAAACCGCGGGCCTCACTGGTGCAATGCACTTTAGAGGTACTGTAACTGCGTTACCTGCTACTACAAATTATGCGGCTGGTGATGTTGTTATTTTTGGTTCTAAAGAATATGTTTGTGATAAGGATAATAACAAATGGGTTGAATTAGGCGATGAAGGAAGTCATGTACTAAACACTCAAAAAATTAATGGTCATGCTCTGACGGGCGATATTACCCTAAATGCGGCTGATGTTGGAGCAGCGACGACTGCGGATGCGGCGGCTGCAACTTCTAAATATTATTCTGCTACTCTCACTCCCGCAGGTTGGTCCGCAAGCGGAAGTGTATTTAAAAATACCTATTCTAACACTGAACTGCGAGCATCGGTTAGTCCCATCGTATCTTGCACAGAAAATGCGGCAGAGTATGCCTATATTACTGACGCAGAGGCGACCGCAAGCACAGGAATTGTATTTACTGCGAGTAAGAAACCTACGGCTAACGTGATTCTTACTATTGTTGACGTGGGGTAAAGGAGGAATTTTAATGGCAAACACTTATTTATCAAAAGATGGAAAATATTTTACTTTAAATGGTAAATTACTACAATACCTACCTGCTCCTCTAGTCACTAAAGGAGATTTAATTAAATTAGATTTAGATGGTAATGGTGATAAATAGTATCGAGTATTGGGAATAAATGGTAATGTAGCTAAATTACTTGGTATGAGTGATATTTCTACATCACAAGAATATAATGCTACAAGTAAAACAGGCACATTCACTAATGGCACTACGGATCAATCATACGTTGGAAGCGATTTAGATACTTATTTAAATACGACTTGGTATAATACTTTAACTTCTACTGTAAAAGCCGCAATAGTACCCGAATCCCGCACACAGTATATGTATCAATATTATGATAACTCTAATACTCCAAATACTCCTACATATACTTACCAGTATCAGTATAATTGGTCTGATTCAGATTATGAAAATGTAAACTTAACCGATAGTATTTTAATAGGTAATCGAAATATTTTTGCTCTTGATTTAAAAGACATATTTGATTACTTTGGCAAAGTTTGTATTACAAGTAATGAACTAATGGAGCTATGGACTAATCAGACAAGCGCAGTAAGTAATAAGTATTGGTGGTTAAGCTCTGCGGATGCTGATTACCCTGACGACGCTTGGGGCGTGAATGGTGATAACGGCAACTTGGACAGCATCAGCGTTGACTATGCTAACGCGGTGCGTCCCGCTTTCAATCTTGATTTAAGTAAGATTAATTTTACTAAAGTTTAAGGAATGAAGCCGTAAGGGCGCCATCAGCGCCCACGGCGAAATTCCGTGAGGAATAGGAGAAATAAAATTTTATGGCAAAATTTAATATTTTAAATAAAGCTGAAAAAGTAGTTAGCTATGTTTTTACAATTATAGAAAAATCTCCTAAGCATACAAGAGGAGATATGGTTCCTACTTTTCGTAACGAAAATTTAGATATGATAAGAAATATTGTTCATGCTAATTCATATCAAGTAGGTAAATCTATAGATGGTCAACAATTAACTCAAAGAAAATGGTTTTAGGAGTAGGCTTTATTAAATTTAACGATGTTAGATGTTTATGCGGAAATATGCTTTGAACATAATCATTATATCACATTTAATTAGTTTGATTATTTGACTACTTTAACTCAAGAATTACGATTGATGATTGAACGTTGGATTCAATCAGATAAAAGTAGATGTTAGTAAGTAGTTTTAAATAATAGGTACATGGCTTTTTCGCTCTGCGAATGCTGATAACCCTGACAACGCTTGGGGCGTGAATGGTGATAACGGCAACTTGAACAACAACGACGTTGACAATGCTAACGCGGTGCGTCCCGATTTAAAAAATCTTAGACCCGTTCTTTTAAGTAAGTGCTTAAAGGCTTGGTCGTTTTTCTTTTTAAAGGAGCCATGACCCTGCTGAATAAGCAAATTAAGAACCGTGTAAGTTAATATCGTTTTATAATTATATTGACTTTGTAATGTATAAGGAGGTTACTGCACGGTATGGGCCAATATGAAAAATTATATAATTTTAAAAATTTATATTAGGCTTATAAATTAGCGCATCGTGGGAAAATAAACAATAAAGAAGTTATTGAATTTGATAAACATAAAATAGAAAATCTGCGGCGGCTGTAGAAATAGATACAAAACAAAGAGTGGGATAAAATATTTACTTATTACCGTTTTACAATAACTGATCCAAAAATACGAATAGTGGATGCTTTACACTTTGAGGGTAGAATTGTATAGCATATATTATGTGATTTAATTTTAAAACCATGGTTCGAGCCAAGATTGGTAAAAGAAAATTGTGCTTGTCGTATAGGCAAAGGGACAGATTATGCCATAAAGATATTGCGTTAGCACATGACTAAAATCTTAAAGTACGAAGAAAATCCTTATGTTCTAAAGATAGACATTAAAAAATTTTTCCCAAGCATTGATAAGAGATACATTAAAAAATATTTTGTCTAAATTCCCTGATAAAGAAGTATTAGAATTATTATATTTTATTATTGACTCTGCTCCAGAAGATAAAGGAATACCAATTGGAAATCAAACTTCATAGTGGTTTGCTTTATATTATTTAAATGAATTAGATAGAACTATAAAAGAAAAGCATAGTATAAAATTTTATGTTAGATATATGGACGATTTGATTATTTTAGATAAAGACAAAAAAGATTTATAGGTGTTACTATTAGAATTAAAAATAAAAGCATAGAAAAAATATAAATTAAATTTTAATAGTAAAACACAAATTATTCCAATACGACATGGAATATCATTTTTAGGATGGAAGATTTTTCCTGTAGAAAATAACAAATTAATTTAGATTTTATCAAATAATAAAAAACGACATAAAAAGAAAAAGATAAAAGAAATGTTTAATAACTTTAAAACACAAAAAGATTCTCAATAGAAATTTAATGAACGTTATGTTTCTACATAGGCGCATTTAAATAAAGGAAATACATATGGATTTCAAAAACAATATCTAATATAAATTTTTGCTCTTTTCTTTTCTTAATAAAAATATTAACCTTTCTAACCCAGTCTATTTTTCGTAAATAGACTGGGTTTTTCTTTTTGCTTTTTTCAAAAATTTATGTTATAATATATATAGAAATCAAGAGAGGGAGGTCTTCTGCATGACGAATAAAGATGTGATTATTAAGGTTCTTAATGAGCACCCCTGCCTTACTGCAATGGAAGTGCGGCAGTTCGCTAAACGACTGTGCAATTATGATATTACTCCGCAGGCAGTTGCGGGAGCAATGAGACCACTAATCGCGGCGGGCCTTGCCGCGAGTGACAAGCATCCTTCTACTGGAAAAACCGTTTATTGGCTGATGGGAGATTAATATGACTGCATTTGACCATTACGCAAAAGCACTTCGATTTGCGTTTGAGCGTACTGAAAAATCTCGCGCTGTAAAAGAGCATAACTTGCGGCGACGCTATCGCTCACAAGCAGAAATTGACTGGCGACTACGGTGTGCCAAAGATAGAGTGAGATTAAGGGTTTTTAAATTACACTCAAGACAATTGTTTAAAGAAATTGAGCGTCTAAGGGATGAAGCCATGGAAAATGAAATTTTCAAACAGCTTTCTAAATTTATAAATTTTAAGGATGTGATGTAAGTGAGAACTTATTTAGAAACTCAGTATGAACATGAATTTGACAAACTTTTCAAAATCGCACATGAGATTGAACCCTGGTACACCGTAGATAAAGTAAAAAGTTATGCGGTCTATATTTGGACAAAAGATACAGATAACGATTTTAGAAAAAATGTCTTTGATATTGAGGCTGATAATATAGTATTTTATACTGACCATAATATCATTCCAGAAGCCCTTCCTACAATTTGGCGTATTCAGAAACAATTGAAGAAAGTAGAAATCATTGGCAACCAGCTCCGGAAAGGATGTGTAAACTATGAATAAATATTTTGTTGTAAGTGACGTGCATGGATTTTATAATGAAATGAATGAAGCCCTTGACGCTGCAGGGTATGATCCCGCCAATCCTTCTCATTGGTTGATCTCTTGCGGTGATAACTTCGATCGTGGTCCTGAAAACTTCAAAGTTATGCAGTATTTCTTGCGCCAGCCTAGGTGTATCTTGGTGCGAGGAAATCACGAGGATCTACTTGATTGGGCTTGTACCGAAGGTATCTCTATGCGTGATTATCCCAATGGTACAGTAGATACTATTGAAGAGCTTGGTGCAAATTCCACTCGTCTAGACTGGACGATGAATGATAAAATGGATTTGACCTTTAAGCGTACTCGTGGTTTCTTCGATCGTATGGTTGATTTCCATGAAACCAAAAACTATGTATTTGTACATGGCTGGATTCCTTCTCTCAAACTGTACCCCGACTGGCGTAAAGCACCGACCTCCGCATGGGAAAAGGCTAGATGGGAAAATGGCATGAAAGCTGCGCGCAGCGGCCATCTCGATCCCGCAGGTAAAACGATCATAGCCGGGCACTATCATACAAGCTGGGGCCACCATATCCAATCGGGCACTCCAGAGTGGGGAGAGGGATCTGACTTCCGCATTTACCGTGACAAAGGTATTATTGCCATTGATGGCTGCACCGCATATACTGGTAAAGTTAATGTTCTTATGATTGAGGATGAACCTCTGGAGGAGAAATAATGATTGCCGCATTGATTATATTTGGATTAATTGCTGCTATTGCTCTATTAATTTCAGTAAGTTTCGAAATAATTGCTTTTGCTCACAATTATAAAATTTTTCAAAAAAGAGATGATGACTTTTTTGACTATGCCACCATTGATTACTCGACACTAAAACGTCTATATCAAATTAATCCTAATGGCTATGAACTATCCGGTTTTGGTCAACTATATAGGACAAATCATAATAATGGTTTAGCAATAAGAGAAGTTCGAATTGTTTTTAAAACTATTTTTGACTACTTTCATTTTGAAATAGATAAAAAATATAATAAGAAAGCCAGTCAAATTGCTAAGCGCCGCAAACAAGAGGAGCAGGGATTGAGCAAACTTCGTGATTTAGCTCAGCAGGATATCGATAATTTGCGCGCAAAACTTGATACAAAGTTTGAGCAAGAGAAAAAGAAAACTCAGGAAATTGCGGCGAGTATGCGGCAACCATTCGGTAATCTTTATCCCCTTATCTCTCCTAATGGTGATCTAGCGTATTACCAAGGTAAACGAGTCTATATAGATGAACAGGGAAATTATTTTACCAAGGATGGAAAACCTATTCTGATGTCTTGGGAGGAAAAATGATGGACGCTATTGAATTTATTAAAGAGCGACAGAGACTATGTCAAACCTATGTTGATTGTTTTAAATGCCCTGCCTATAACAACAACACCGGAGGTTGCAACTTTAGCACCGCTTCTGGATATGAAGCAACAGAGCAAATTAGGTTGCTGGAGGAATGGTCAGCCGCACATCCCCATAAAACACGGCAAAGTGAATTTTTAAAGCAGTACCCTAATGCAGATCTAGATGAGGATGGCATTCTGAAAGTGTGTCCCAAGATTGTGGAAGGCTCGAGTTATATGGACTCGCATAAGTGCGGTCTCGTTCCGTGCGCTGTATGTCACAAAGCCTATTGGTTAAAGGAGATTAAATGATGGAAAAGAACAATTGCTTACGTTGTAATTTTCGCCATAAGGACAACGGGAACTGTACTGCGGTTGGCGGGTTTTGCACGGCAGTTCCAGCTGCCCATTGTTCGTTATTGCGTCAGTATTTAGATATAGAGCTGACGCCAGAACAGTGCGAAACCGCAAAGGTCATCATCGAATCTGCCTTTAGTGATGACACGTCAAAGATAGAGCGAATTCGAAAGCTATTAAAGGCCGATCAGGACGGTCGGCTGGTAATACTACCGAATGCGCAGGAGGTGAGGTGATGGATTGCTTCAATTATAACTGCCCATTTCGTCAGAATACAACAAGTAACTGTAACCGTTGTGAGTGCTTGGCGTGTCAGAATAGATGCGAAGAACCCGTTATATATATCACAAGTAATCATACGCTGACCGCAGACGAGATCGCAAGAATGACTAATGATCCCAATTATGGTATTGGAGCTGGATGTTAGGGGTGAAATGGTGACTAACAACATGGACAACTATTGGATAGACGAAATTGAATCGTATAAAAGGCAATTGCACACAGGACCCGACGATACGCATGACTGGTGGAAATGGAGAGAGTTCCTGAAATTGGGACGAATCATGAACGCCGAAACTAAATGCAAAGTAAGAATAAAGGAGTATAATAATGAGTAAAGCATTTATCCTATTATGGATGCTATTTAATCATGTATTAGATGATTATTTCCTACAAGGATGCCTAGCCAATATGAAACAGAAGGATTGGTGGAAAACAAATTATCCAAATAATAAGTACAAGTATGATTATATTGCAGCCCTATTTATGCACTCATTAAGTTGGAGTTTTATGATTATGCTGCCAATTGCCGCATTTTTCTCTTTTAATATCGACTCATTTTTCTTCTTTATGTTTTTTGCAAATATAGTATGTCATATGATTGTTGATAATGCAAAGGCAAATGATAAAGTTATTAATCTAGTTCAGGATCAATCTGCTCATATTGCGCAGATCGCATGGACGTGGCTTCTGTGTCTATAAGGAGAATTTATTATGGATGCAAATAAACTTTCTTGGGGACTGTTTATGCTTCGTGGCAAAAACTGGTGGCGAAATCTCAAAGACATCCCTATTTTTATTCAACGCATTTTCTTCACTCTAAAACATGGTTATTTACCTGCTGCACAATGGGAAACCTTTGAATGGTTTATTGCAGTAATGCGTGAAATACTAATCAATTATCGTAATAATCGCATGGGAACACCTGTTGTAATTCCTGATTATAATATTGATGATTTAATTAGTGAAAATAAAAACATTGAGATTTATAATAATATTCTCAATGAAATGATTGAATTGTTAGATAAAATGGATGAATGTAATTCGACTTATAATGGTGTATCTTTAGAAGAAATGCACTCTGCTATGAACGCCGCGAAGGATAAATTCTTTGAGTTATTTTCTAAGTATTTTTATACCCTATGGGATTAAGTCAAGTGATTGCGGTCACTTGACTTTTTTCATTATTTATGTTATTATAAAAGAAAAAAGAAAGGAATTAAGAGAATGACAGATTATGAGATTGAATTACTAAATAAATTAATTGAAAATTGTATTTATTACGGCATTGGCGGAAGTGGTCCTTACTACACAAATATAAACAATACTGAATTTGCTATTGAAAATTTTTTAAAAGCGATTGATCCAACACTTGGCGTTAAATATATAGACCAAGAAATATTTTTTGTTTACAGAAAAGGAGCGTGCGAATAATGGGATATGATGCTTATATTACAAGATACCATCGCATCAATAAGCCAAACTCTGTTATTATTCATAATGACAGTGATATTAATAAGGTTATTGATACAGTGATTAACTACGACGGGAGCTTTGAGTATGAGGATATTGATTCCTGGTGCTCTAGCGGTAGATACTGGATGGATTTTGTCTATGATAATATTGATCCTTCCTTGCGGACAAAGGCGAATGTGGGTCAGTATATTCTTATTCGCTCTGCTGCTGACTATGCAAAATTGACTGTTGTAGCTGTTCAACTAATGGAAACCGCGAGTTATCAGTTTGGTAAAGTTGTTTATGCTATGGCTGATCGCCACGATGATGGCTCTTTCCGTTGCTTCCCTCTAGATGGTGTTATCGTTCAATGCGAAGATGGCTCTACTAGACATATCTGGGATGAATATGACGACGATGGTTTCCTTATTCCTAAAACAAATGAAGACCAGTTTACAACTATTCAGCAGTTTGTGCGAGCGGTACTGCTCGCCGCAAATACAGACTGGGACAACGAGTTTGTATTATTAGGAGGTAGTTACTAATGAGATCAGAATTTATGTACACACCACTTGATGATATTTACAATAAAGAATTGCGGCGGCAGGCTACCACGGTAGAACTAATTGCTAGTGAAAATTTCGTTAGTCCTAGAGTGCTTAAATATCTTGGCAGCGAATTTACCAATAAATACACAGAGGGCTATCCGGGCAAGCGATACTATGGAGGCTGTGAGTTCTATGACGAACTTGAATGTTATTGTCAGGAACTATGGAAGGATGTTTTTAGCACAACTTACCATGTGAATGTACAGCCACACAGTGGGACTAGCGCAAATCTTGCGGCAATCTCTGCGGTAGTTAATCCAGGCGAGACTATCCTTTCTATGAGTCTAGACTGTGGAGGGCACCTCTCGCACGGTGCTCGGGTGAGCCAAGTTGGAAAACTTTATAATATCATTAATTATGGTGTGGATGATGATGGTTGGATTGACTATAATGAAGTTGCAAAACTTGCTGATCAGTGGCAACCTAAGTTAATTATTTGCGGCGCCAGTGCATATAGTCGTAAAATTGATTATATTCGATTCGCTGAGATTGCGCGAAGTGTTAATGCCTACCTGCTTGCGGACATCGCCCATGTTGCGGGACTAATCGCAGCCAATAAACTGCCTTCTCCATTTGGATATGCCGATATTATCACTAGCACTACACAGAAAACTCTACGGGGACCTCGCGGAGGACTAATTTTCTGTATTCCTGAACTAGCTAAGAAGATCGATAGTGCAGTATTCCCTGGCACGCAAGGCGGTAGTTTGATGAACGTGATTGCTGCAAAAGCTGCCTGCGCAGAAGAAGTGTTTGAGCCTGAATTTAGAGATTACATTGATGAGGTTATGTATAATGCTAAGGCTATGGCAGAGAGATTTATGTCTCATGGCTACAATGTAATCACAGGTGGCACTGATAACCATATGTTCCTTGTTGATTTGCGGGGGACTGGTCTTACAGGAATTGACGTACAGAATGAACTTGAAAAAAATAATATTACGCTCAATAAAAATGCAATTCCTAATGATCCGCTGCCCCCTAGCAAAACCTCTGGTATTAGAATTGGTACCCCGGCTATGACAACGAGAGGTTGGAAAGCGTATGACTTTTGTTGGTACGCAGATAAGATTTGTAAAATCTTAGATGAAATGCGGGCGGCCTTGTGAGGTCGCCCCTTTTGACTTTTATTAAAAAATATGATATAATTTTATTAGAAAATAAAGGAGTTGATAGATTATGAAATGGCATCGAATTAAAGATAAAAAGCCTAAGCTGGGCGTGGATGTTCTCATATGCTTCGAGCCGGGCAACCCTTTCTCCTGTGATGTATGTAGTCTTGAGATCGAAGGTAACTATATTTGGTGGCGCATTGATAAAACCTATCCTGTTGACGATACTGATTATTGGGCTGAGATTCCGATGCCCGAGCCGAGAATCCCCGCGTATAAGGAGGAGAATTAACTATGATTAAAGGATTGTACAAACCCTTCGAGCATTGGGGCGAGAATACTTGTTGGATTATCTCTGATACCCATTTCGATGATCCAGATTTGATTCATCCTTATCCAGATAGACCGACCGCCGCAAAACAAGTCAAACTTATCAATTCCAAGGTTGGTAAGAATGATACACTAATTATCCTTGGCGATGTTGGTAATGTAGAGTGGGTACGGCAATTGCGAGGATACAAGATTCTTGTAATGGGCAACCATGATGCGGGTGCGAGTAATTATCAACGTCAAATCTGGATAAAAAAATTTGATAAACGCGAATATCAAAAGCATGAAACATTGGATGAAATGAAACGTCTCTATCCAGATTGTTCTTATACTATTACAGAGGGATTTGATTTCTCTTCTTGTCTTGGATATTGGGAAGTGAAAGCAGATAACCGACTTTTTGATTTGGTGCTCACTGGGCCTGTCTTGATTGGCGAAAAACTAATCCTCTCCCATGAGCCTATTGAGGGGCTTGATTGGTGTTGCAACCTACATGGCCACACGCATGACCGCAACATTGTAAATGACAAATACCATTTCAATGTGTGCGCTGACGTTATTGGTTATATCCCTATTAATTTTAACAAGTGGATAAAAGGTGGCCACTTGGCAAAGATCCAGTCACTCCATCGTCAAACGATTAACGAAGCCACCGATCGGCGGCGCCGCAAAGGAGGTTAATATGTTAGAACTTCAAAAATTTATGCAGGAGCATGATAATTGGGCTGAGTTGCTTGCGGCTGAGCCTTATAACTTGAAGATTTCTTACTACGAGAAATTGGTTATGTTCAAGTATAATCAGCTCACCGCGGATTTTTCTATTCCTCTTGTCCGTGAAGCTCGTGGTATTATTCTTGAGTGCAAGCCTCCTTATCGTGTGGTGTGTTGGCCTTTCGAGAAGTTCTTTAACTACGGTGAGGAGCATGCCGCCCAGATTGATTGGTCTACTGCTTCAGTCCAGGAGAAAATAGATGGCAGCCTGATGAAATGCTACTTCTGGGATGACGAGTGGCGATTGGCTACTAATGGTACTATCAATGCGTATCTTGCACAGATTGATGGTTGTATTGAATTTCAAACTTATGGAGAATTGTGGGATAGCATCTGGCCTAACTGGCGCGATACTATGGAAAAATACGCTTCCAAGCAAGCAACCTATATGTTTGAGATGGTATCTCCTTATAACAAAGTAGTTATTCCCTATCAAAAAAGTGAAATTTACTTCCTTGGGTGGCGGGACAATGGTACTGGATATGAGTTACTTCCTACTGACAGCACTATTTCTCATTATTGTCTTATGCCAAATTGCTATCCTCTTAATTCTCTTGTGGAAGTAGTTGCGGCTGCGAACAACCTGCCGTGGGATCGAGAGGGTTATGTTGTGTGTGATGGGGAGTTTAATCGCGTAAAGATCAAATCTCCCGCATATATCGCTGCACATTATACAGTTGCCAATGGTATTATCACTAAGAAGAAGCTACTGAAAGTTATCTTGGCGCATGAGGAAGAGGAGTTTCTTGTCTATTGTCCTGAATACAAAGAAGCAATAGATGAGACAAAGGACGATATGCGGGAAGTGCAATGGTGGTGCGAAGATGCTCTTCACAAAATTTCTGAACTTCCAGGCTACTGGCGTGACTATCCCCGCAAAGAGATTTTTGAGCGAGTAAAAGATTGGCCCTATATAGAGTTTAAATATATCATGGCTAACTACAAAGAATATGTGAGTTGGAAGGATTTTACACAAAATTGGTCTGAAAATAAATGGATGGAGGTATTGTATGGCTAAGCAATATATTACCCCTGGTATGCGGGTTGTTGAAACTACCTATCACACTGGTACTGTTATTGCAGTAAACAAAGAACAGAATACAGTTATTATGCAGGAAGGAAACAAGTTTCGTACTGTTCCCATGTGTAATATTGACGTAATTCCACAGGAGGTATATGATGAGAAGTTCTAAACCTAAATACTCCCAGATGCAGAATCAGAAACTTGAGACGAAAGCATTTATGGTGCTCGCGCAGACTACGCAGGCACTGACCATTCCTGAGATTTGTGGCCAGGACTTCACTCTATCAACGCAGACCCCGCAAAAGATGGCACGAGTGCTAAATAATCTATGCGATATGGGGGCTGTAATTAAAGCAAAAGATAAGTCTAAGGGACGTATGGTATATATGTCTATGTCGTCCTATAATGATATGATGAATGGAGATAACAATGACTAAGAAAATTATGCCCTTGATAAATACTATTTTTAATGTGGTACTCGTTGGTGTATTTTCATTTAGTGCAGCAAATGCAACAACCTCTTATTTGATGGTAGGGCAGCTGGTCGCCGCAGGTTGTTGGGCAGTGCTCGCGGTTATGAATAGCGGAGTGCTAGATAATATCAAGGAATAAAAATAACCCCTCGCTACCAACGAGGGGTTTTAATTCTAATCAAGAGAAAGATAAACTTGACAATTAAATAAATTTATGTTATAATATTTTTATAAAGAAAGGAGAAATCCTTATGAAAAAAACTGCGCGAATAACCCATCGTTTCTTTTGTACTAATTGCGGGCGTGAAGGTCTGCCGCTTGCTCGTAAGACAGGTCATCAGCACCAGAAAGGACATCTTAAAAATCTCTATTGTCCTTGGTGTAAAGGTGAATATAACCACTGGGAATGCCACGATGATGAAGAAGTGGCAAATTTTAAAGAATTTTATAGAATGGACGTGATACATCATGAATTATCTGATTATGTTTTGCGGCGTCCCGGGCAGCGGAAAGTCAACTGAGGCTTGCCGCATGGCGGGATCACTTGCCGCACGAGGCATTACAGTTGAACATATTTCCCGTGACGAACTCAGATTTAGCATGATTTCTGACGAAAGCGAATACCTTTTTTTCTCCAAAGAGAAGGAAGTTTTCAGCAAATTCGTTGAAAAAATGAATAATTCGCTTAATAAAAATGATTGCACAATCATTGATGCAACTCATATTTCTAAAGCAAGTAGAGCAAAAATCTTGCGGCGGATTGAGAATCCTGACAATGTGCGGTTACTAGTTCTCTATCTCACTACACCTATTGATGTATGTATGCGGCAGAATGACCTTCGTACTGGCAGAGAGCAAGTCCCGCATGAAGTAATTGAGAAAATGGCAAAACAGTTTGAAGACCCCACTGAAAAAGAATTTACAGGGTTCGGTTTTGATAGTGTAGAAGTGTGGGAAAAGCCTTGGAAGGAGGGAGAAACATGATCTACATCACTAGCGATCTTCACCTAAACCATGATAAGCCCTTTATCTACGCCGCACGAGGATACTCCTCAGTCGAGGAAATGAATAAAGACCTTATCACCAAATTCAACAATACCGTAACAGACGAGGATGAAGTCTATATTCTTGGTGATCTGTGTCTTGGCGGTGCTGATTCACTTATTGATAATTTCAAAATGCTAAGTCAACTTAATGGTAACATTCATATCATTCTTGGCAATCACTGCACAGAAACTCGCCGCAAAATGTATGAAACCCTGCCGCAAGTTGTCTCTATTTCTTATGCAGACATGATCCATTATCGCAAATATCATTTTTATCTTAGCCATTATCCGACCCTAACCGCGAATCTTGATAATGACAAACCCCTGCGGGCCCGCACTATTAATCTGTGCGGTCATAGTCATGCTACCGACCCCTTCGCAGATTGGGAAAAAGGATGTATCTATCATTGTGAAGTAGACGCACACAATAGATTTCCTATTTCTCTTGATACTATTATTGAAGATATGAAACGTCGTGTACAAGAAGATGAAGCACGTTACACTAAGCAGCTTGCTGCAATTAAAAAGTGTTTTGATGAACCATTTGATGTAACAATGGCCTCGCTTACTGCTTCTATTGGTGAACCCCTGGAGGTTTTTATGGAAAAGCATCCAATCCCTAAAAAAGCCTATATTAATTAAAAGGAGAAAATTTATGAGCCTTCATTCTGCTATTATGAACCTTAAGCCTATTGTTGAGGTTTTTGATAATGATGTCAGTGTTAAGCTGACTTACAATGGCCACAATTATTATGGAATTGCCTTCTGCCACGAAGAAGATAAGGACTTCTTCTCTGAAAAGGTTGGCGCAACAATTGCTCATTATCGTGCTATGATTAAAATTTACGATGATGAAATTAGACGAGCAGAGGTTGCCGCACGAGTGCTCTGGTCTGCCTATAAAGACGTCATTTATAACTCTCAGGAAGATGGCACCCCTGTCGATCCAACTAACGCATTTATTATTCGTGTTTTTAAGGCACGTGATCTAGTTGATCGCTACAGAGTCCAGCGCACTAGTCTTCGTACCCAGCTAAGGGAATATCTCAAGAACCATGAAAAGTGCCTTGAGAGTGTTCGCGCACAGCGTAAAATTGAAAATGAGGACAAAAATGTTTAATCCTTATTGTTAATTTTTCAAAATAAATGAGAAGAATCCGAAAGGAGAGATTTATATAGGTTTGATATATGTACTCGTCGGATTCCTCATTGCATCTATTGGTATTCCTCTAATTGAAAGTTTACAGAATATCATCGCTGCTCTTACTGAGCTAATGATAAGTAAAATCAATAAAGGCATAGCTAAATCCAATCTCGCTATTCAGGCTATGACCGAAGAGGATGAAGAACCCGTGGGACCGAAAGGTGTCATGGGTTTTACCATACCTGATGATGACAATGACGATGAGGAGGAATACGAAGTTGAAGATTAAGTTCTATGATACTTGCGCGCTTCTTAATCTAGGCGAGAAAGTTTTTGGAGGAGAGCCATTCGCAGTTTCTAGTATTACCTTCAAGGAATTAGAAATAATTAAAACGTCGTTTAATAAAGATAACGATGTTAAAGCAATGGCTAGACACCTTCTTCACTTGTTTGACGAAAATGAATATGATTATATTCCAGTAGTTCATCAAGTGGAAAATGAAGTATTTGTTGCAGCCAGAGGATTTGAAATTAATAACGATACTAAAATTCTCTCAGACGCAATTTATCTTGCCAAAGATGAAGATATAGAATTTGTGACTGCGGATTTGAGTTTGCGTTGTATTGCAAGACATTTTATTGATATTATTTCAGTAGAAGCTATTGCGGAAGAGGAAGATAGCTATACTGGATACCTTGAAATAGAATGTACTGAGGAACAGTTAGCATTTTTTTATGAGCATCAAGAAGATAATATATTTGGTCTGCTTGAAGGACAATATCTTGCGCTCTATCACGACGAAGAACTTGTAGATTTGCGGGTGTGGCGCAACGGTTCGCCGCAATTCCTTAACTATAAAGATTTTAACTCCACTTGGTTTGGTAAAGTTGTTCCCTATAAGGGAGATCTATACCAAAAAATGCTCTTCGATAGTCTAAACAACAATCAACTCACCCTAGTCCGAGGCCCTGCCGGTAGTGGAAAGACGCTCTCTTGCCTAGCCTTTTTAATGAGTCAACTAGAGAAGCACCGCATTGACAAAATTATCGTATTCTGTAATACAGTTGCAACTATGGGATCGGCTAAGCTAGGGTTCTATCCAGGTACTAGATTAGAAAAACTACTTGACTCGCAAATTGGAAACCTCTTGTCTAGCAAACTAGGCGGAAGAGAAGGAGTAGAACGTCTTATTGATGATGGTAAGTTAGAGTTACTTCCCTTAAGCGACATTAGGGGACTAGACACTAATGGGATGAAGGCTGGAATCTATATTTCTGAAGCCCAGAATCTCGATCGTGCTTTGATGAAGCTTGCTATCCAGCGTGTTGGTGAAGATTGCATTTGTCTTATTGACGGTGACTCTAAAGCACAAGTTGATGATTTGCGTTATGCGGGAATTAATAGTGGCATGAGGCGACTCTCGCAAGTTTTCCGTGGTCAAGATTTCTATGGTGAAGTTGAATTGAAGCACGTTTATCGTAGCCGTATCGCAGAAGTTGCAGAACGATTTTAATACAGTATCGAGGAGAGTAGCTGCGGCTGCCCTCCTCATTCTATTTTCTAAGAAAGGATTTGAAATAAATGCCAAAAGTATATCTGTCTCCGGCTATGCACCGGTAGAACGAGTGTTGCTATCCTCGTCCAGATGGCAAACAGTGCTATGAAACACTGGAAAATAATGAATATATTGATATTCTTGAACCTGTTTTAAACAGGTGTGGAATTGAAACTAAGCGTGGTTATCGCCGCACACCTATGAATAATGAAGATGGCGATAAAATCATGCGCCAAAATGTTGCTGAGTCCAATGCTTGGGGCGCTGATGTTCACTATATTTCTCACACTAATGGTGCGAATGGTACAGTAAAAGGTTATCGTCCTATTTACTTCACTGGTTCAACAAAAGGCAAAAAGCTCGCGGAAATCATGGTAAAATATCGCAAGCAGATTTATCCTTACAGCGTGGTATTAAATAACCGCACTGATTTATATGAACTTAAAAATACCAACGCGGTGGCATTTTATGAGGAACACGTTTTCCACGATAATCTTGAAGATGCTACATGGTTCCATACTCATATGAATGAAATTGCAGAATCCGCGGCAAAGGGCCTATGTGAGTATTTTGGTATTCCTTATATCGCTCCTGCAGCAACGCCTTCTACTCCAGCTGTGACCACTACCATTCTCCGCAAGGGCAGTACGGGTCCTGAGGTAAAGTCTCTACAAAAGAAACTTCTTCAAATTGGTTATTATCTTGGGTCTTATGGCGCAGATGGAGACTATGGTGATGCGACAGTAACCGCTGTCCGCAAGTTCCAAAAGGATAATTCTCTTGCGGTGGATGGAGAAGCTGGACCCAACACTTTGGCCGCTGTTGATAAGGTTCTTCCTATTGTTCAACAAGAGCAAAAAGCTATTGCCAATCGTCTGCGGCAAGCTCAGCCTAAAGATTTTTCAGTCCAGCCTATTATTAACTGGGCCGAGAATGAGCGCAATTATACTGAGAAAGATAGTTTGACTGACTTAGACGATAAAACCAAAAATGCAGGTGATGATAACTATACTAAGTATTCTCAAGAAGTTGATGCTCTTGGTGTATTCTCTGCGCAAGTGCAAGGTCAGCCTTGGTGCGCCACTTGGGTCACAGATGGTTTCATTAATACTTATGGTGTAAGTAAAGGTCTTGATATGTTATGTCAGCCTAGCAAAAACTCTAATGCTGCTTGCTGTGGCGATGCTGCTGAATATTATCAAAAAGCTGGTCGCTGGTATACCTCGCCGCAAGTTGGTGACCAGGTGTTCTTTAAAACTACCAAGTATCAATATGCTCATACTGGTATCGTAACAGAAGTTACTAATACAGAAGTTACAACAATAGAAGGAAACACATCATCTGAGAAGGGTGTTATTTCTAATGGTGGCGCTGTTACCAAGAAGCATTATCCAGTTGGCTATTCTGGTTTTAAAGGTTTTGGTAGACCTAAATACGAAGCCAAACAAGAGGAACCAAGGTTCGAGCCTTATGTTGTGCGGCTAACCGCTATTGCACTGAATGTGCGGACAGGCCCTGGTACACAATATCCTGTTGCTATGGTTATCCGTGGTGGAGGCGCGTTTACAATTGTTGCCGAAGAGAACGGGTTTGGAAAATTAAAATCGAACGCGGGTTGGATTATGCTCCAACATACAGAAAGAGTGGAGTGAACTATATATGAAACAAGAGAAGAAGAAAAGGAAAGAGTTCTCTAAACGGTTACTAATCCAAGAGTCTTTGTTGATCTGGATCTAGACTCTTGCTTTATTAACACTAGCATTCGTCTGTGTTTTTCGTGGTAGTTATTCTGAATTGCCTTGGCTTGCGGCGATGGTTGCCTTTCCGTGGACTGCCTATGGAGTAAGCCAAGCGTTTTACTACAACAAAGCAAAAAAAGAAAACACTGAGGGCGGGATCGTTTATGAGACTACCCTCGCGCAATTTGATTCCACTGACGACGAGCCAGTTGGTTGATTTCTTTTTAGTCGGTTACGCAAGTAACCGACTTTTTCTTTTTCTCTTGACTTTTTTATTTTTATATGTTATAATATTAATATAAAATAAATATAGAAGTAATGTAATTAAAGATCGGTAAAATTATCTTATATATTTCTTATAACTATATTATAACAAAAAATTTTAGATTTGTCAAGTTAGGAGGAAGAATGGAGATTTATTGTGATGGTTCATGCCGAGGTAATGGGACTACCAACGCGGAAGGCGGTTTTGGTGTTGTTGTAGTAGATAATGGCAAAGTTGTAAATACTTATGCGGAAACACACCAGCAGACAACCAATAACCGCATGGAAATGATGGCCATTATGTGGGCTATTGTTACTTATTATGAAGAGGTTGCGGCAGGCGATGTTGTTATTTTTAGCGACTCTCAATATGCGGTTAATACTTTCTCCAATTGGATTTGGTCTTGGTATAATCGTGGTTGGAAGAAATCAAATAAGCAAACACCTGAGAATTTGACTTTATTAAAAAAATATGTTACTATAACAAATGATGGAAAATTACCTGTTCAACTGCGATATGTGCGGGGCCACAATGGTAATGTGTATAACGAGTGGGCTGATGCCCTCGCAACGGGTGCCCGCAAGGCAGAAACTACGAAAGGAGAAAAGATAGATTTTGAACATTAAAAAAACATATGCCGAAGACTCTATCGAATCGCTCTCTCCCCTAGAATTTACGAGACTTCGTCCAGGTGTTTACGTTGGTAGCACAGAATATTCCACTCAACTCTTGATTGAGATTGTGTCAAATGCAGTGGATGAGTTCCGTGCTGGGCATGGAGATAAAATCACAGTTATAATTAAGAAAGATAATACATTTATCATAGAAGATAATGGACAGGGTTTTATTACTAATCTTCTGCGGGAAGATGGAAAGACGGTCCTAGAGGCAGCATTCTCCGTGTTGAACACTTCAGGTAAGTATACCGATGATGGGGTCTACGATGGAGTGGCATTAGGCTTGAATGGTATCGGTTCAAAGCTAGCTACATACCTCTCTCACTGGCTTGAGGTTCTTAGTTGGAGAGATGGAAAATATGAGCATATCTGGTTTAAAGAAGGTGTATTCAACAAACGAGATTGCGGGGATTGGAAAAATGTCGATAAGCCTTCTGGCACACTGGTCCAGTGGCAACCGAGTGAGAAATTTTTTACTAACGTAGAAGTAGACCTTGCCACGATTACTAAGTTGTTTAAAGTTCTTGCTTGCCTATGCCCTGGATTAACTATTATCTTGGAGCAAGAAGATAAACCTACTCAGACATTTATTTCTAAAGCTGGTTTGTCTGATTTGGCAGATGAGGCCGTTAAGGGCAAAGAAATCCTAAAGAACCGTTTAAATATTCACTATGAGGGTGGAAAGAATAAGCTCGATTTAGTCCTAACCTATACCAATGCTTATTCTGCTACTATTGTTCCTTATGTAAATGCAGGTCTTACCGATGCAGGCCCGCATATTACACAGTTTAAAACCACTCTAACAAGAGAAATGAATAAGTTTTTCCGCGAAAAAGGCTGGCTTAAAGACAAGGAAGAAAATTTGTCTGGTGATGACTGCCAAGAAGGTCTATATGTAGCATTTAATATTACTTCGCCTGGCGTTGCATATGATGCCCAGACTAAGTCTCGTCTAGTCAAGATTGACATGAAGCCATTTACAAGTGTTATTGCAGAAGAGCTAGGGTATTGGTTTGTAACAAATGAGAAAGACCTCAAGATTATTTGTGATAAAGCTCTTAATGCGCGGAAGGCACGTGCGGCCGCAAAGAAGGCTCGTGATGCAGTAAGAGAGCCTAAAGGCAAGAAAGATAAATTGCTAAATCTCCCAACAAAACTGGTGGACGCGTGGAGCACTAAGCGCAATACTTGCGAACTCTTGATTGTTGAGGGTGATAGCGCTGCGGCAGGACTAATCGGTGCTCGTGATAGTGAGTATCAGGCAGTATTCCCTATTCGAGGAAAATTAATTAATCTTTACAAGAATACTTCTGATAAAGTATTCTCTAACCAAGAGGTAATTAATATTATCAAAGCAATTGGTCTTGAAATGGATAATAAGTCGCATAAGTTGGTTTATGATGCTTCTAAATTGCGGTATGGAAAAATTATCCTTGCGGCAGATGCAGATCCTGATGGCCAGGCAATTCGTAATTTATTATTGACATTCTTCTGGTCTATTTGTCCTGAATTATTAACGAAAGGCCATATCTACGTAGCTATTCCTCCTTTGTTTCGTATTACCTCAAAGAAAAATCAATATATCTATTTGCGAGATGGAATTGAGCTTGAGGAATATAAAACCCAGCATAATGGAGAATCTTATCTAGTCTCCAGAAATAAGGGTCTGGGCGAACAAGATCCAGAGGAGCTAGGTCAGTGTCTCTTGGAGCCAGAGACAAGAAACGTTCAGCAGATTATTGTTTCTGATTATAATGAAACGAGTAAACTATTTGATGTTTTTATGGGAACTGCAGTCCCGCCTCGAAGAGCATATATCCTAGAGCACAGTGAGGAGGCTGAATATTAATGATTGATATTCGTGAAGAATTAAGTAAAAATTTTATAGACTTTGCGGCAGAAGCAAATGGACAACGTGCCTTCCCTGATGCAAGAGATGGATTAAAACCTGGTCAGAGAGCTTGTCTATGGGAGATGTATGTTAAGGGGTATACATCAAATAAACCCCATGTAAAGAGCGCAAAGGTAGACGGAGGCGTTGCTGCTACTTGGTGGCCGCACGGCACCACCGCCATTTACGATACTTTTGCTAGAATGTCTATGCCCTGGATTAACAATATTCCAGAGGTTGATTTTCATGGCTCTAATGGTAATCAGGTTATTGGAGCCGCGCCAGCCGCTGACCGTTATACCGAGGCAAGACTGGCCCCTGCAAGCGAACAAGGTTTTCTCTCAGAAATGAAGAAAAATCCTGTTCCAATGATTAAGAATTTCTCTGAGGATGAAGAGTGGCCAGAGGTTCTTCCTGCTATTTTCCCGCGCTTGGCAGTTAATGGTAGTCAAGGTATTGGTGTTACTGTCGCGCAAGTGTGGCTCCCTATGAACCTTGGTGAACTGGCTACCGCAATCAAAGGTTATATACATTCTAGCACTCTTGATGTTTCAGAGGGTTTAATTGATTTTCCAACAAAAGGAATAATCATTAACAAAGATGATTTGCACGTTATCCATGAAACCGGTAAAGGTAAAGTTATCCTCCGCGGCAAAGTAGAAATTAAAGGAAATAACATCCTTATTACAGAGCTCCCTTATCAAGTATATGTGGAACCCTTTATTGATGATATTAAAAAACTCATTAAAGAAGGAACATTAACTGGCATTGATGATATTCTCAATAAAAGTGACAAGAAGCGTCTCTTAGTTGAGATTAGTTGCACTGAAAACCCAGAGCAAGTCTTAAAGATGCTATATGCAAAAACAGATTTGCAAAAGAATTTTAATGCTAATCAATTTGCGTTAGTAGGCAAGACGCCAAAGATGCTAACTCTAAAAGATTACATTGATATTTATGTTCAACATAATTTAAACTGCATCCAAAAAGAATATCAGTTTGATCTAAACAAAGCCACCAAAAAACTAGAGGTTACGCAAGGTCTTATTAAAGCACTCGCTTCTATTGATGATATTATTACTCTCATTAAACAGAGTGATAGTTCAAAAGATGCTATTAGCAAGCTAATGACTAAGTATGAATTTACAGAAGTCCAAGCGAAAGCAATAGTGGATATGAAGCTAGGCCGACTAGCCAAACTTGAAGCGATAGAACTCAATAAGACTGAACAGGGGCTATTGAATGATATTACAGAATTTAATCATATTCTAAATAGTGAGACTAATCAGAAAGAGTTGTTTTTAACTCGTCTGGATACATTTACCAAGAAGTTTGGTTTCCCTCGCCGCACTCAGCTAACGCAAATTGAAATTCCCAAGGAAAGCAAGAATAAGCCAGAGTTTATACCTGAATCTTGCGGGATTGTGATTACAACTACGCATACCATTAAGCGCATGGCGAAAACAGCCAAACCCAAGACCAATGAGTATTTCTTGATGAACCAAGAGACGGATACTGGCGATTGGTTGAGTGTTTTTACTGCGGCGGGTAAAATGTATAAAATTCAGACCAAGGATATTCCAGAGGGTACAACTGCCTCCAAGGGGATTGGTATTGCGGCATTACTTGAGTTGGGTAGTGATACTCCGGTCGCATATTTCTTACACTCCCAATTTGGTGAAGGAAGATTGTTATTTGTAACCTCTCGTGGACAAATCAAATGTGCGAAAATGGAGGAATTTACTTCTACTCGCAAGGGCGGTGTTATTGCTACTAAACTGCGGGAAGGTGATTCGGTCACGACAGTAATGGAGTATCATGGCGAAGATGTTGAGGCAATCACTAAAAAGGGTATGAGTATTCATTTGCGCGGTGGTGATATTCCAACTCAAGGTAAGAATACATTGGGCGTAAAGGGTATGAATGTTGCAGAAGATGATTCTATCGCACAAGTTTTGTTAATCCCCAAAGACACCATTGGGTTAGTCGTGATTGCGGAGACAGGCCAAGGTAAGCGCGTCCCTGTGAGTGAGCTGCCGCCGCAAGGCAGAGGCGGAAAAGGTGTAAGTATTACCCTTAAGAGCGATTTTGCCGGCGCAGTATTTATTACCAAAGAGGATAGTCGCATTTTATTTGTAATGCCAAGTGGAGTTAAGAGTGAATCTGCTAGACAAATTCCTCTTCATTCTAGAGTAAACACTGGTGTGCAAATTATCAAACCGATTGGTAAAATCGCTCATGTGGTATTGGGGTCTTAATCGACCCCTTACCATACATTTGACATTTATTTAAATAAATGTTATAATAAAAATAGGGAGAAAATATATGTTTGATAAAGAAAAAATTTCTGAATTTTTCCCTGGCGCAGAGGATCTTATGATCCAGCCCATGCTAATCTGGACTTTGCCTACAAACAAGAAGGACAAACTCAGCGAGATTTGCGCCAGTGGAGAATATTTTGCGGAAGAGAAGTTAGACGGGGCACTTTATCAGTTCTGTCGTACCAACAGAGGCAACTATCTATTCGGCAGAACAGTAAGCGTTAAGAATGGATTACTGACCAATAAGATTGACAATGTGCCGCATATTAATTCTGCTCTCTCTTGCTTGCCTTGTGGTACCGTTATTGTTGGTGAGATTTATGTTCCAGACGGTACAAGTAAAAATGTAACTTCTATTATGGGTTGCTTGCCCGCAGAAGCTATTAAGCGTCAAGATAAGCAGGGTAAGATTAAGTATTATCTCCATGATATGATTTTTTATAATGGAGAGAATATGCAATCTTGGGGTGCTGAAGCTCGTTATCAAAAGTTAGTAGAAGTATGGAATAAATTTCATCTTGAACAGTTTGATTTCTTGCGGCTCGCGGATAGTTTCGATACAGGTATTGAAGAGCGATTATCCCAGATTCTATCCGCAGGCGGAGAAGGCATTGTACTAAAGAAGAAAGATGCTCCTTATTCTGAGGGTAAGCGCCCTGCATGGGCAACAATTAAGTGTAAACAAATGGACACCATTGACTTAGTATGCACTCGCGCAATTGAAGCAACTAAAGAATATACAGGTAAAGAGCTTGAAACATGGTCATATTGGCAAGAACGTAGTGAACGAGATCAAAACGGTGAATATACCTGGTTATCTAGTGAAGGTCAGTATTATGAAGATTATCTGCATAATCCTCATATCTATAGACCTGTTACCAAACCCTACTTTTATGGTTGGAAAACAGCAATTGGAATTGGGGCCTATGATGATGAAGGCAATCTCAAGGAAATTGGTACAGTATCTTCTGGCTTAACTGATGAAATGCGGGCACACCTTGATGACTATGTTGGAAAGATCGTTGCGCTACAGTGTATGAGCATCGACCGCAAGGAAAAGACTTTGCGGCATCCTATTGTTAAAGCGTGGCGAGATGACAAGAACGCCGCAGAATGTAAATTAAGAGAGGTCTTTTCTTGACTTTTTCAAAAATAAATGATATAATATTTATATACTTGAGAAAGGAAAGTAGACATGGCTAAAAAAGAGACGATTAAGCTAGCTGAACAGCTAATCAAGCTAGAAAAAATCATTGATACTGGCAATAAAGAAGAAGCAGATCAGGCGCGTCTTGATACAGAAACCCTTATCACTAAAATTGTTAAAACCTATGGTTTCAAGGGAATGTTTGAAATTGACGAGTATATCTGTACACATAGTTAATAACGCTGTGAAGGCGATTATTATATATTAAATTTTTTTGGAGGAAATTAAATTATGGCTATGAAACCCAATACTAAGGCAGTTCTGGAGTATCTGAAGAGCGTTCACGGTAAGAAGGACGTTACTGCCGCTGATGTCGCTGGCGAGCTGGGTCTGGATGTGAAGCAGGTTAATGGTATCTTTACCGCGGCTCTGCAGCGCAAGGAGTATGGCTACCGTGAGGAAGTCGAGATCCAGCTGGACGATGGTACACACGCGAAGGTGAAGACTTTACACCTGACCGACACGGGTCTAGAGCTAGACCCCGATGCTGAGTAATCTAGAGTAAAAAGTTCCCGTGGAGGATAATTGAATCTTCCACGGGATTCTTGCATCTATGATGGCTCTACTTATTTTGTGCGGGTGTCTAATTGGTGTTTGTGTATTTCTTGCAGTTAAATACAAAGCCGCACAAGAAGAAGCACAAGAACGGATTAAAGTTAATCTTGCAGTTTAGCAAGAGAATGAAAATCTGGATAAAGAAAATGCACAATTGCGTATTGATCAATCTAGTCTAGTTTCAAGAATTGATGCACAAAAACAACGATTAGATGAATTACAAAGACATACGCAAATACAAACTGAATACGCAAAGATGGAGGCTAAGCGTGCTCTCGATCAAGCGTATGAAGGTTACTCACAAGAAATTGAACAAGAGTATAGAAGTCTGATAGACGACGAAATGAACAGCTATCTATCTGTTTGTGAAGATGTGCGGCGAGCGGAAACCTAGCTTGAAGATCTTAAGGCTAAACAAGTTGCTTATATTCAAGAACAACTCCGTAAAGAGAAGATTCAAAATGAATTAGACTTCTATCGTATGTTACTCACGGACAATGATAAAGATGATATAAAGAGTCTCCGCACCATACAGCAGACCTTCCACCGCAAAGAAGCGATTGACAAGATTATCTGGGAGGTTTACTACAAACCAGCTTATGATATACTAATGTCTCACTTGTTTTCTAAAGGTCAAGATAAGGTCTGTGGTATTTATAAAATCACTAGCATTACGACCGGTAGAATCTACATTGGTCAATCGGTGGACTGTAGATCAAGGTGGCGCGATCACATTAAAGCTGCGTTGGTGAATGGGAACAAAACTAACCTACTTTATTCCGCAATGTCGAAGGAAGGGCCAGAGAATTTTACCTTTGAAATTCTTGAGGAAGTCCCGCGGCCGTAGTTAAATGAGCGAGAAAAATATTATATCGATTTTTATCAAACCGTGAAATTCGGCATGAACAAGACAGCAGGAGGCAGCTAAGCACGTATGCAGAAAATCACTATTTTATCCGCCACAACAAAAGACCCCATTACGCTAATGGGCGAATGCACTGGAGTCTGCTATGGTTCAGATACAACTGATCCTGTTAAAAACTATAAGCGTGGAAAAGATTGTTTAATAAGTGGGCATGGAAGGGCTCTAGAGTATCCGCAAGTATATCTAGTTATCCAGGGTTTTTCAGCTAGAGTAGAACGCGAAATCTACACTCATATCGCGGGGAGTCCAACTCGTACGCAAGCATCGACTAGATATATAAAATATGGAGAGTTCCAGTATATTACTCCTCCATCTATCCTTAAAAATCCAGAAGCCAAGGATAGATATGATTGGGTAATGTATCAAATCTCTGAGGCATATAAAGACCTTGAGGCATTAGGCGTTCCAAAGGAAGATATTGGAGGAATTTTACCTCTTAATATGGAATCAACTATGGTAATTCGCACTAATGCAAGACATCTTATTGATATGTCCCATCAGCGAATGTGTAGTCGAGCGCTATGGGAGTATAGAGAGTTTATGAATTTACTCAAACAAGAGTTGAGTAATTATAGTCCGGAATGGGCTGAAATTGCGGCTGAGTTCAAACCCAAATGTGAGGTATATGGTTATTGCACTGAAAAGTTTACTTGTGGCCGCATGCCCCGTAAGAAAGACCTAGCGCAAGAAAAGCAAGAGAAAGAAGTAATTGCGGCGATTGAGCCAGTCGCTAAAACACCTGGATTTATGGAGTCGCTTCGCAAGCTCGTCCGCAGCTACCTAACTTGACTTTTGCTTAAAAATATGGTATAATATTATTAGAAAAATGTATAAAGGAGAAATTTTTCAATGAAAAAGAATATGACTAATGAAGCGTTTGTTACAGGTTATATTTATAGCCATGATTTGAAGGAGAAGGTCACTGGCGCCACTTCTAAGAATCCTGGTACTGAGTTTATTCAGGGTACTCTGAATATTGTGACCGATAACGCGGGTCTGAACGTCGTTCCCATTTATTACAGCTATGTAACTGCTACTACCAAGAATGGTGGCCCCAATAATACTTACAACGTGTTGAAGAATATCATCGACGGCAAGTTTAAGACTGTTATGAATGATGGCAAAGAGAATGCGACGATGGTTCGTTGCAATACCGCGGTTGAGCTGAATGATTGGTTTGATCCACGCAATAATGATGCTCTTGTTTCTACCAAGCGTCTAACTGGTGGTTTCATCCATGTTGAGACTGCGCTGCCGGAGGACGAGAGCAAGCGTGCTACCTTCAAGGTTGATATTGTTATTACCAACGTGCGGGAGCAGGAAGCTGACGCCGAGAAAGATATCCCCGCAAAGGTGATTATTAAGGGCGCTGTGTTTAATTTCCGTAATGCGCTGCTGCCTATGGAATTCTCCGCTACTGACCCAGCTGCTATGAATTACTTTCTGAGTCTGGATGCGTCTAATTCTAATCCTATCTTTACTCAGTTCTGGGGCGAGATTATTTCTCAGACTATTGTGAAGGTGACTACTGAGGAGTCTGCATTCGGTGAGGCTCTGGTGAAGGAGACTCGTTCTTCCTATAAGGATTACGTCGTGAAGGGCGCCAAGCCTGATCTGTATGAGTGGGATACTGAGGATTCCATTCTGGGTTCTGAGTTTGCGGCAGCCATTGCCGAGCGTGAGGTTTATCTGGCTGCGGAAAAGCAGCGCACTATGGAGTATCGTGCTTCTAAGGGCAATGCTATTACTGCGGCTGCTGCTAAGCCTGCTACTGGTGGCGTCGTTACTGCGAAGGGCACTTATAATTTCTAAGAAAAGGAGATAAAGGAGTATGGCAATTAATTTAACCGCACTAAAACCGAATGTCGTGAGCAGAGACCTCTCTGGTTATATTACCTTCTTATACGGCGCGCCTAGTACCTTGGGCACTTGTTGAGTGATCAGCTCGTTAAATCACAGTAAAAATCTGGAAGGCTGTAAAATGCTAATCAGAACGGAAGTTAGGAATTAAATAGCCTAACACGTGCAACGCATAGGAAAATTAACATTACATTATTATCAAGTAAGGAGGTTGCTCAGAGTGAGGAACTTTAGTGAAGAAGAATATCAAATTATTTATCAAGCGTATGTAACCGAAGGAAGAGGGATGCTTTATACAAGTAAACTTGTTAATTCAACCCCTAATACGGTTAAGCAGTTTTTGAAGTCCAAGGGTGTTCATATTCGTTCTCAAGGTGAAGCGGCTGTCATTTCTAATAAAAACAGAGCTACAAAGAAGGATACTGATTATTTTAAAAGACAGTGCTCAAATATGGCTTGGCTATTAGGATTTATTGCAAGTGATGGTACAGTTCGCAAGAATGAAAATGAGATTAAGATTAGCCTTGCGGCTAAGGATAGAGAGATCCTTGAGAAGATAAAAACTGAATTGCAATTACAAACAGAAGTCAAGGATTATACGACCAATACGGGATATGACACTTGTACATTAAAATGGACTTGTGAAGAACATAAAAAGGACTTAGCTGACTATCATATTGTACCCGCAAAAACATTTGTTTTAAAACCCCCTATTGAGAAATTAAACAGAAAATATTGGATTGACTATATTAGAGGATATTTTGATGGAGATGGTTCTGTCAACCTAATTGCTAACTCTAATGGGCGAGGCAATGGGAATTTGCGGTGGCAGATTTGTTCTGCAACGTCAAAGTTGTTAGAATGGATTGTAAACTTCTTCTATGAAGAATACGACATTCCTAAAGTAAATATTCAAGTACAGAATCGTCCAGGATCGCAACATACTCTATATACTATTCAATATTCTTCAAGGGCTACAAGACAAATTTATAATGTTTTATATACTCCTAATAGTTTATATCTAAGACGCAAAAAAGAACATTTTGAAGAAATCTTAGAAAAAGTTAAACCTCTTGATAGTATGTAATGAAATGGTTTTCCCACGAGACTGTGTGTCTTCTAGTGTAGAAGATAAAAAGATATGCTGAACTAGGGATGAATGGACATCCCATAATGCGAGGAAACTCCTAGATCTATAGGATAAAAAGCCTATAGGATAACATTTTGAAGGTAGGTAAAACTACTCTGGCAACCCAAATGCCTAAAGCGCTATTGTTAGCATTTGAGCCTGGATATCATGCTTTACCGGGTGTAATTGCCCAGGATATCACCTCCTGGAGTGAAATGCGGCAAGTCTTGCGAGAGTTGAAGAAGCCAGAGGTAAAGGAAATGTTCCAATCCATTGTAGTGGATACAGTGGATATCAGCGCGGATTACTGCAAGAAGTATGTTTGTAGCCAGCATGGAATTGAAGATCTGGCCGATGCTGGCTATGGTAAGGGCTATACTTGGTTTAAGGATGAATTTAATGACGTATTTCGTACTCTTTCTCAGCTTGGATACGCCGTAGTTTTCCTTGGACATGATAAGGAAATTGTGAGCGAAGATGGAAAGAGTAAGATTATTCGCTCTGCCTTGAATAACTCTACTCGTACAGTGATTGCGGGCATGAGTGACTTGTATGGCTATGCCCATCAAAAGGAAGCTGGACAGATGAGCGTTCTAACGCTTCGTTGTTCTGATGGTTCTATTGAATGCGGCGGTCGATTTAAGTACATTGACGAAGAAATCCCCATGAATTATCAGAGTCTTGTTGATGCCGTCCGCAGGGCCATTGATAAGGAAGCCGCTGAGCATGGTAATAAGTTTGTTACAGACGAGCGTATTGCTCCAGTTCCTAAGACAGAAACTTTGGACTATGATGCTCTGATGGCTGAGTTCCAAACTCTGGCTGGCGAACTAATGACAAAGAGTTCTAGTAATGGCGTTAAGATTACTAGTATTGTTGAACGGTATCTGGGCAAGGGTAAAAAGGCTAGCGAGGCAACACCAGATCAGGTCGAAATGCTCAACCTAATTATTCTTGAAATGCGCGACCTGAACAAGTGAAATAGCGAGGGGAGGAGAAATTCTCCCCTCATTAAAGTAAAGGAGGAATTGCTATCGCACACTGGGTTAAATGTTTTTATTGCGGCAAGCAGTTTGACCGCGACAAAGTAAGTTGCGTAGCCGTTCCCGGCAAAAGACGCTACGCGCATAAAGAGTGTTATGATGCTGAAAATCCACCCAATGAAGATTTAACTGCGCTTGAGGAATATATTAAACAATTATTTGGTTATGATAAGTTACCAGATAAAGTAAATAGGCAAATTCAAAAATACGCAACTGAAAATCAATTTACTTATACAGGTATGTTGAAAAGTTTGCGATATTTCTATGAAATAAAACATGGCGATAAAACAAAAGCTAATGGAGGCGTGGGTATAATCCCCTATATCTACCCCGAAGCGGCTGAGTATTATTACCACATCTGGCTAGCGCAACAAGAAAATATAGAAAGAATTAACGAAATGTATACTATGAATACAATAGAAATTCCAGTGGTTGAAATCCATATACCTTCCCCTAGCCGCAAACCAATGAAGAGAAACAGGAGATTATTTACATTTCTTGAGGAAGGGAGCGATGAAGCATAAGCAGTAATTATGTTGACACGGTTGCTGTAATGCAAGTCATAGGGTCTGTTTTTAATGACCCCAAAATCCTTGAAGAACAAGATAAATATATTATCAGAGAAGAGGATTTCACAGAGGAATTTCATAAGATTGTATTTGGCGCTATGTATAATATCGTTGTTCTCGGCGGTAGTGTAAATCTTGAGACTATTGTTGATTATTTATCTACTCGTCCTAAGTTTTATGGTGTTTTCCAACAAAACAAGGGCGTTGAATATATTACCAAGGCATCAGAATTTGCAACAAGAGACACATTCAATTATTATTATACGAGACTCAAGAAAATGACTTTGTTGCGGGCGTATGATAATTATGGTGTGGATGTTAGTTTTTTATATGATCCTACTAATGTTCTTGATACTAAGAAAAAACAAGAGCAGGAAGAGTGGTTAGATAACACTAGCGTAAAGGACATTGTCAATTTAATAGATGAACGCATTGATAGGATTAAATCAGAATACGCTGACGAAGAATGCGGCGACGGGTATCAAATAGGCGATGGTGCACTTGAATTAATTTCCCAGTTTGAGAAATGCCCAGAAGTGGGTATTCCGCTATATGGGCCATTAATCAATACTGTTACTCGGGGAGCTAGGCTCAAAAAGTATTACCTCAGGTCAGCAAGCACAGGAACTGGAAAAGCAATTCCTAATGATACGATTATTCCCACTCCTATTGGAGACAGAAGAGTTGGAGATATTCGCCCAGGAGATTATCTATTTGGTCAGAATGGTAAACCTGTGAAAGTTTTACAAATTCATCCTCAGCCGCAAAAAAAGGATGTCTGGAAAGTTACATTTATTGATGGTAGAGAAGCCTTGTGCTGTGAAGATCATCTATGGGAGTATAGGTATTATAGTCATAGAGGTTTTGCATATCGCGTAGAATCTTTGAAAGATATTTTAAAGCGAACGGAAAAACTAAAGAATGGTTTGCGGGGAAGCGATGGGAAAGGTTTTCGTTTTGCAATAAAAATAAATCAGCCTGTTAAGGGGTATGATTTAAGATATTCAGTAGATCCATATGTAATGGGCGCATTAATTGGAGACGGTAGTTTTCGATATGATGGTACAAATAAATCTCTAACATTTTCTAGCGAAAATGCAGAACTTCCAAATAGAATTGCTCAATTGCTTGGAGAAGATATTTTTGCGTATAGTTACACTGATAGAAACTATAGTTATGTGTTTAAGTCTCAAGCTAATCCAGAACATCCTCTCTGGGTAGAAGAAATTTTGAAAGATTACCCTGATTTGTGGAATTGTAAATCAGAAGATAAATTTATTCCAGAAGACTATTTACATGGCTCTATCGAACAACGGTATGCTTTACTGCAGGGGCTAATGGATACAGATGGTAGTATATCTCAAGTTAAGGGTAGAGTTAATTTTACTACTATTAGCCCTAAGTTGCGTGATAATGTCATTGCATTATGTAGAAGCCTTGGGTTTATTACAACTTGGCAAATAGATCAACGAGAAGATAAATATACAACAGGTGAATGTTATAACGTGCATATTCAGTGTGCAAAAGAATTAAAGCCAAAATTATTTAGATTAAAGCGGAAGGTCGATATTGCTACAGAATATGCTAACAATGGCAAACGAAGCGAATATAAAGATCATTTATCTATTGTCTCAATTGAAAAACTTGATTATCAAACAGACATGACTTGTTTTACAGTTGATAGTTTAGATCATTTATTCTTGATGAATGATTACATTGTAACTCATAATACACGCTCTATGGTAGCTGATGCATGCAATTTTGCTAGTGATGAGATCTATGAGCCAGATTTTGGAATGTGGATCAAAAATGGTAAGAAAGAGCCAACTTTATTCATTGCAACAGAGCAGGATATTACCGAAATGCAGACTATGGCAATTGCATTTTTGTCTGACGTTAATGAGGCGCATATCCTAAATGGTAAGTATGATGAAGGTGAGCGAGAACGTGTTATCAAGGCCGCAAAGAAAATGCAAGAAATTCCACTATGGGTTGAATGTATTCCCGACTTCTCTATTGCAGATATTGAGAATACTATAAAAAGATATATTCGCGAACATGACGTTAAATATGTCTGTTTGGATTATCTAAAAACAAGTATGAAAATTCTTGAAGAAATCACTCGTCGCAGTGGCGGAGTAAGACTTCGTGAAGATAACATCTTGTTTATGTTTTCTGTGCGACTAAAGGATCTATGTAACCAATATGGTATTTTTATTCTTTCGGCTACTCAGTTGAACGGAGATTTTAGAGATGCCGAAGTGCCAGATCAGAATCTGTTGAGAGGAGCTAAATCAATCGGAGATGCACTAGATGTAGGTATGATTTTACTAGAACCTACAAAAGACGATCTAGTTAAAATCGAACCTATTATAGCTTCTTCTCCAAGATTTAAGGTTCCAAATATTAAACTTTCTATTTATAAAAACCGTCGTGGTTCTTATAAAGGAGTCTATCTGTGGTGCGATGCTGACTTGGGTACCTGTCGTATTAAACCTATGTTTTGTACAAATTACAGGCACGAACTTAAATCAATAGAAGATATAAAAATTATGGTGGACGATGAGCCATCTGCGTTTTAAAAGGAGAATAATATGAAGAACAAGAATGATAAGGTCGCAACTTACAAGATGTCTCAGGTCTGCTATGACCGCATTCTCAAGACACGGCGCGGTGAAAGTGAGAAGCGTATGGAGCCAAACAAATTCGTGTGTCTATATGTTAATCAGACATATGGTCTAAAGCAAAAGGTAACTCAAATTATCGTGGAGGGATAATAAATGGCTTACTACTATAATAAGGATGAACTTAAAAATTCACTTGAAATTGAACAAGTGTATGATCTATTAGATGTTTTAGGCGGCAATCCTTCTTATGGTGGTGATGATGTTATTATCTCTGATACAATTTGTCACAATCTTCCTAATGAAGGCAGTCATAAACTTTACTATTATAATAGCACAAAGTTGTGTCATTGCTATACTAGTTGCGGTAGCTTTGATATATTTGAATTAGTTATTAAAGTAGCTAAATTACAATGGCACAAAGAATGGAAACTATATGATGCAATGCATTATGTAGCACAGTATTTTGGTATTGAAGGAGAAACCCCGCAAGAGGAAATAGAGGAACTACCCGATTGGAGTTTATTTGATAGACATAGTTTCTCATTACCACAATCTTGCGGCCAGACCATCCAACTGCCGGAGTACAATCCTATTATTCTGACTAAATTTGCCTATCCTCGCATTATATCCTGGGAGGATGAGGGCATCTCTGCAAAAGTGGCTCGCCGCAATCTTATAGGCTATTATCCCGCAACTGAGCAAATCACAATCCCGCATTTTGACATAGATAATCGTCTTGTAGGTATTCGTGGTAGATTTTTAGGTGCGGACATGGCTGATCGGCTTGGAAAATATCGACCACTTGTTGTAAATGGAACACAGTATTCTCACCCTTTGAGTATGAATCTGTACAACTTAAACAATAGTAAAGAAAATATTGCTCAAGCTAAAGTTGCGGTTGTCTATGAATCAGAAAAGAGCTGTATGAAACACAGTTCATTTTACGGCGCCACAAATGATATTTCAGTAGCTTGCTGTGGAAGTAACCTATCAGCACAACAAGTACAAATCTTAGTGCGGCTGGGGGTGCGGGAGTTGGTAATTGCATTTGATCGTGACTTCGTGGAGATTGGTGACAATGAATTTCAAAGATTAAAGAAAAAATTAAAAAGTATTTATAAAAAATACAACAATGAGATAAAGATAACTGCTATATTTGACAAAGAGTGTATTACTAGCCTACATTCTTCTCCTATTGATGAAAGTAAGGATAAATTTGAGTATCTTCTCAAGAATAGAATTGTTCCAAAATGAGGACAAAATAAGATAATTTATATAGCAGTTTTTTCAAAATATATAGGTAATGTTTAGAAAGGACAGTGAGCATGGATTATAAATTAATCGCAGAACGAGACCCTAACCTAACTGCTACCGAATAGGTACTAGTAAACAGGGGATTTTTGCGAGAGAATATCTCTCACTATTTAAACACTACTGATGCAGACAATCTACCTTTTACATTAATTGATAACATTGAATAGGGTGCAAAAATGTTACTGCGCCACCTCGCAGACGAGAAGCCTATTTGGTGCATTGTGGACGCTGATTGCGACGGATATTGCGCGAGTGCTATTCTACTGAATTATCTTCATCGTTTAGTACCCAGTATTGTAGAGAATAAAATTATTTATACTCACCATCCAGGTAAACAACACGGTATCTTCCTTGAGTAGATGCCCGTTGGAGTAGGACTGGTTATAGTACCAGATGCAGGATCTAATGATCTAGAGGCCCATCATATCTTACGAGAATAGGGAATTGATGTTCTAGTTATTGATCACCACCAAGTAGATAAGTTATCAAAAGATGCAGTAATTATCAATAACTAGATGTGCGATTACCCTACCAAGTCATTATGCGGCGCCGCGATGGTATATAAATTCTGTCAATGTTTGGATGCGATGCTAGGCAATCGGTGGGCAGATGACTATATCGACCTTGTTAGCTTGGCACTTACCGCAGATGTTATGGATTTGCGTGACTATGAAACAAGATACCTTGTGAACAGAGGGTGTAACGAAATCCGCAATCCATTCCTCAAAACAATGGTATTTCGTCAATCCTATTCATTAGGTGACGAAGTAACATCAATAGGTGAAGCATTTTATATTGCGCCTTTGGTTAATGCCGTAACACGAGTTGGCACGCTTGATGAAAAGTTCTTATTATTTGACTCTATGCTGGAATGGAAAGCTTATAACCTAGTACCTTCAACTAAACGAGGTTGTAAGGGTCAAACAGAACAGCTTGTTGAACAATCGGTGCGAACTTGTACTAATGTAAAAAGTAGACAAACACGATTACAAGATGCAGCTATGGAACAGTTAGACGAATTTATTCAAGATTGTGGATTATTAGATAATAAGTTACTTATTATTCAAGCGGGAGATTTTCCTATTGATAAAGGTCTAACAGGATTAATTGCTAATCGTTTTATGGCAAAATATCAACGTCCAGTTATGTTGCTAAATAAAATCATTGATGAAGCTGGAACTCACTGGTCTGGTTCAGCAAGAGGATACGATAAGTCAAAGCTAAGAGATTTTCGTCAGTTTTGTCTTGATTCTGAATTAACAGAACTTGCGGCGGGCCATCCCAATGCATTTGGCGTTAGCTTTACTGATGAAAATTTGAAAAAGTTTATTGATTGGTCAAATAAGCAACTTACGGATTTTGATTTTACACCATCATATGATGTAGATTTTGTATACACTGCAGACGATTTCAATGGTAAGGATATCCTTGATGTTGCCGCAATGAAACCACTATGGGGACAGGGAATCCCAGAAGCTAAAATTGTCATTAAAGGCTTGCGGGTTCCTAAAGAAAAACTCATTCTTATGGCGCGTGATACTAGACCTACATTAAAGATTACTCTTAATAATGGTGTTGACTGCATCAAATTCAAGTCAAGTGAGGAAGAGTTTGATAAATTTTACTCGGAATCTGGTTGTGTGACAGTAGATATTCTCGGTACTTGCAATTCTAATTCTTACCGAGGTTCTACCAAGCCCCAAATTTTTATTGAGAATTATGATATTATAAACCGCCAAGATTATTATTTTTGATTCTCAATCGCACAACAGACTTGAGCCTAAAAAACTCAAGAAAGGAAGCGATTTTATGAAGAAACGCTTAATTACAACAATAGTAACAATTATTTTAGCTTTGTCTATGGGATTTAGTTTTGCGATTTCACAAGCAAACTCTGTATACGCAGATGACCTTGAAGGTGTAACAATTTATTCAGATGCAGAAATTAAACAAATTAATCTTAAAGTGTCTGATGCACAAGAGCGAATTGTCGCCGCAAGGCAAATGGATGAAAGTGCTAAAAAATTAGGATATGAATATACACATGATATTCGTGTTCTTGCCCGCCAAGAGTTAGCATCGGCGCAAGCTGATTATGAAGAATATACAGCTAAGCAAGAGGAAGTTAAGTGGTCTCCAATGATGCGGGAATACCCTGTTGCGACTATTGTTTGGAAGTACCTTATTGATGAGGGATATAGTGAAGTAGTTTCCGCCGCAATTATAGGTAATATGATGACGGAAGTGGGAGGAAACACATTGTCTCTTGATTATACACTTGGAAGTGCCAAATTTTATGGCATTTGTCAATGGAAGTTAAAATATTGTAGTGAAGTGTATAAAGAGGACTTACAAGGTCAATTGGCTTATCTAAATAAAACAATGGAACAAGAATTTAATACTTTTGGCAATCAGTATAAGAAAAATTTTGATTATAGTGATTTCCTTGAGATGACAGATGTGCGGCAAGCCGCCCTAGCTTTTTCAAAGTGCTATGAGCGCAACGAAGAAGGGAGTTATGCCAAACGGCAAGATAATGCGGTTATCGCATATGAGTATTTTGTAGAGAATTAAATGTAAGCCAAGTAGATATTGCTGTCTACTTGGCTTTTTTTCTTTATGCTAGCTGGAACGTTTGCGGCGACAAGCGTAAATTAAAATAGGGTTTAGGTAATTTTTTTAGGTAAAACTTGCTTTAAAAATTGACTTTTTTTCAAAATTATAATATTTATAGAATAGGAGGAATATAGAGTATGGAATTTAATACCCTAAAACAATTAACAGTCGAATTTAATCCTCAGCCATATGAATCTAGTGCACTAGTTTTTAAGTTTGATCCAAATATTTGGCCTGTTGATGAGGTTAGAGAAATGTTTAATCAACTTAAAACAATATATCCAAAAGCAATATGTATTCCTGTAGGGACTGATTTAAGTTGGATGACAGAAAAAGAATTTGATAAATGGGTAGATCGAGTAAAAGAAGAATCATGGAGGAGGGAAGGCCAAAGTGGAATTAACTCCTAAGCAACTTGCGGGCCTACATGAAGTTGTAAACCGCTATAAACGTGGAGAAAAGTTCAGTGTGATCTCCGGCTATGCTGGGGTAGGGAAATCTACTCTAGTTAAATTCATCATAGACGCGCTTGAAATTTCTCCAGACGCAGTTCGATATGTCGCTTACACTGGGAAAGCGAGCGAAGTGCTGAGAAAAAAAGGTAATCCAAATGCTATGACTGCACATAAATTGCTATATTATAGTAAACGTATGGCAGATGGACATTTTGTATATAGAGAGAGGCCGCATTTAGAGGGAAATCCTGCTCTTATTGTGGTTGATGAAGTTTCAATGCTTCCAGCCAGTATGTGGAACCTTTTAATTAAACATCCGGTTCATATTCTAGCCCTCGGAGATCCATTTCAGATTCCGCCCATTCATGCCAAAGATGATAACCATCTTCTAGAAAAGCCGCACGTATTTCTAGACGAAGTGATGCGGCAAGCACAAGAAAGTGATATTATTTGTCTTAGTATGGATATTCGTGAAGGTAAGTTCATTACACCTCATATGGGACATGATGCAAATGTTGTTCTTAAACAAGATTTATTTGATGGGATGTATGAGTGGGCAGATCAGATAATTTGTTCTACTAACCGCACTCGTATGAATATCAATCGTATAGTTAGAGAAATAAATGGATTTGGTCCATTGCCGCAAGTGGGTGATAAAGTTATCTGCCTCCGCAATGCATGGAATACTTGTTCTCTAATCCAAGAAAATCCTTTAGTAAATGGCTCTATTGGCTGGATTACAGACATTGAAGAAGATGAAAAGGAATATCTCCTTGGTTTCGGTGAAAAGCCAATTACAGTTCCTACCTATAATATTTGTCTAGAAACAGACGACCATGATATTTATGAAGATATTATTGTAGATAAGCTCTCTCTTGATGAAGGTAAGAAATTTTTAACTCCGCGTCAAGAGTATTTAGCCAGTAAAGATAAACGAAATATCTGGGATTTGCCGCTTGAGTTTAACTATGGAAGCGGTATCACTGGACATAAAGCGCAAGGAAGCCAGTGGGGAAAGGTATTAGTCCAGGAAGAAGATTTCCCATTTGATCCAATAGAGCATAGACGCTGGCTTTATACCGCTTGTACTCGACCAGAGGACAAATTAACATTGGTATTAAATCAATAAGGAGGGATTAAATGGTTTTTGATAACCATACACACACTACAATATCGAATCTTCGTCTACTGGATTGTATTAATGATCCCATCCAGCTTATTGATAAAGCAATAGAATTGGGTTTAGCGGGAATAGCTATTACTGACCATGAGGCCTTATGCGCGCATATGGATGTAAATGAATATGCTAAAAAGTTGCAAGAAACACATCCTGAGTTCACAGTAGCCCTTGGTGATGAAATTTATTTAACAGATACTCGCGACAAAGGACAGAAATACTACCACTTCATTTTAATAGCCAAAGATGCAATTGGGCACAGATGTTTACGGGAGTTGTCTACTAAAGCATGGTTGAATAGCTATTATGACAGAGGTATGGAAAGAGTACCTCTCCTTAAAGAAGAACTCAAATCTATTTATTCTCGTTTTCGTGGACATCTTATAGCAACAACGGCCTGCCTTGGCGGAGAACTTGGCACATCAGTATTAAATCTTATTGATTGTGAAAATGCGTTAGATACAATCAATGCTCAAAGATACCATAATCAAATAGCAGTTTTTCTTGAATACTGTTTAGATTTGTTTGGTGATGATTTTTATATTGAAGTGGCTCCTGCAAAATCTAAAGATCAGATTGCCGCAAACAAGAGATTCATAAAGATTGCAGAAGCATTTGGTATAAAAATGTGCGTTGGCTCCGATTCACACTATTTAAGAAAAGAAGATAGATATGTTCATAAAGCATATTTAACTTCCAAACCAGGTGAGCGTGAGGTTGATTCGTTTTATGAATATTGTTATCTCATGGATGAACAAGAGATAAGAGAAAATTTGCGGGCAGGGCTACCTGACGAAGTGATCGACCAGATCTTCCGCAATTCCATGGAAATAGCTAAGAAAATTGAGTTTTATGACCTCTCTCACTCTCAGCAGGTTACCGAAGTTCCTGTAAAAGATTATCCCAAAAATAGCCGCATGGCCGCAGAGGTAAAAGAGTATCCTACTCTTGCTCAAATGTTTGTTTCAAATAATATTCAAGAACGCTATTGGGTTAATCAATGTTTTGAGGGCCTTGAACAAAAAATTGGTGAGTGGGATAAACACCTTGACTATGTAGCAAGACTTGAAGAAGAAGCTGATACTAAACGAATAATTGGTGAAAAGTTAAACACAAATATGTTTGCTTATCCAATTACCCTCCAGCATTATATTGATTTATTCTGGAAATGTGGTAGTTTGGTTGGACCGGGTCGAGGATCTAGTTGCTCTGGCTTAAATCACTATTTATTAAACGTAACCCAGCTTGATCCTATTAAATATGACCTTCCTTGGTTTCGGTATCTAAACCGAGAGCGCGTAGAGCTAGGCGATATAGATCTTGATTTAGCTCCTTCTCGTCGTCCATCTATATTATCTGAGATTAAGTCTGAAAGAGCGCAATATCTTAAAGCAGATCTTGACCCGCAGTTTAAAGTTAATCTCGGTTGTACGATGATTGCGACCTTCGGAACTGAAACTACGAAAAGCGCCATCTTGACTGCCTGTAGAGGATACCGCTCTAAAGATTATTCCTCTGGAATTGACGTAGATGATGCTCAATATATGACTGGATTAATTCCAATTGAACGTGGATTCTTATGGCCATTGCAAGATGTTATTCATGGCAATCCAGAAAAGGAACGTAAACCAGTTAAACCATTTCTTTCTTTTGTTAATCAGTTTCCTGGATTACTTGATATTATGCTTAATATCGAAGGACTGGTTAATAAACGCTCAAGTCATGCGTCTGGTGTAATTCTTTTTAGTGATGACCCATTTGAGCATTGTTGCTTTATGAAAACCCCCAAGGGAGAAATTATTACTCAGTGGGATCTTCATAAGCTAGAGGCGGCAGGAAATGTCAAGTATGATTTTCTGGTAGTCGAAGTCCTTGATAAAATTATCCAGGCTATTCAGCTATTACAAGAAGATGGAGAAATTGATCCAGCTCTCTCATTAAGAGAAGTTTACAATAAATATTTTCATCCTGATGTCTTTCCAATGGATGATAAAGATATGTGGAAAGCGCTACAAGACGGCGATGTGTTAAATGCGTTCCAATTTGACTCAGAAGTAGGCGGACGGGCTATGAAAAAAATTGCGCCTAAATCTCTGCAGGAGCTTGCGGACGCTAATGGATTAATGAGGTTAATGCCCTCTGAAAAGGGTGCAGAAATGCCATTGGATAAATATGTGCGGTTTAAAGATAATATTAGACTGTGGTATAAAGAGATGGATGATGCGGGACTATCTAAAACTGAACAAAAAATCTTAGAGCCTTACTTCCTATCTTCCTATGGAGTTCCTCCTAGCCAAGAGCAGCTTATGCGTATGCTAATGGACCCGAATATCTGCGGTTTTTCATTGGCTGACGCCAACACCGCCCGCAAAATTGTTGGAAAGAAGCAAATGGCAAAGATTCCTGCATTACATGAAAAAGTTTTAAAGTCTGCAAGAAGTCAACTTCTAGGCCAATATGTCTGGAAAAATGGTATTGGACCCCAAATGGGTTACTCGTTTAGCTTGATTCATGCTCTAGCATACTCGATTCTCGGGCTTCAGACTGGATATATCGCTACGCACTGGAATCCAGTCTATTGGAATACTGCTTGCCTGATTGTAAATAGTGGTTCATTAGAAGATGCAAGCAAGAGTGAAATTGTTGATATTTATGCTCCTGAGGCAGACGATTTAGCAAATGGAATAACATTTGAAGATTTGCCTGATAGAAGTGGCAAGATACGCAAAACCGCAAGTACAGATTATTCAAAAGTTGCAAAAGCAATTGGAGAAATCAGAGACTCTGGTGTTGAAGTTTCTCTTCTTGATATTAACAAGTCTGGTTTTGGTTTTAAACCTGACGCCGCAAATAACCGCATCCTATATGGTTTAAAGGGCGCCGCAAATATTTCTGATGATTTTATTAAGCAAATTATAGCTAATCGTCCTTATGTTTCAATGTATGACTTCTATGCGCGAGTTCATCCCAAGGCGCAACAAATGGTCTCTTTAATTAAAGGCGGCGCATTTGACTCTCTAGAACCTCGTTATCAAGCTATGGTCGAATATGTGTGGTTAAAATGCGACAAGAAGAAACGCATTACCCTACAAAATCTTCCTGGCTTGATTCGTTACGGTTTATTGCCTGAAGACACAGCAGAGCGCATCGAAGCCCGCAGGTTCTATGAGTTTACTCGTTACCTTAAAGCTGAATGCAAGTATCTCCCTGATCCAAGTATGTATTTAGCTAATGATATAGTAATTGAGTTTCTTAATGCCCATGATTTGTCTGACCTCTTGATTGTCAATACAGAGTCTCGCCGCACATTTATAGACGTTAAAATGTGGGATAAGGTATATCAAAAGCAAATGGACGTTTTCCGCGACTGGATAGCAAGTGATAAAGAAGGTATTCTCAATGCCCTCAATGATACAATCTTTATGGAAGAATGGGAGAAATACGGCAAAGGTAATCTCTCGTCCTGGGAGATGGACGCCCTATGTTTTTACTACCATCCGCATGAGTTGATCGACGCTAATACTTATAAGTACGGTATTAGTAATTACAAAGACCTGCCAGAAGTCCCTGTCGTTGAAAGAATATATCAACGAGGCAATGCTTCTATTCCCATTTATCGTTTGAATAAAATTTGCGGCACTTGTATTGCAAAAGATAAAGCAAAGTCTACTGTATATCTACTCACAACACAAGGTGTAGTTACAGTAAAGTTTACAAAAGAATATTTCTCCATGTTCGATCGTCGCATCTCTACTATTGATCCAACTACGGGGAAAAAGAAATTCCTTGAAAATAGTTGGTTTAATCGTGGTAGTATGATAATGGTAAAGGGTTTCCGCAGAGAAGATATGTTTATGTCTCGCAATTATGCGGCGTCGCCTGGACACCAACTCTATCGCATCACTCAAGTCTTACCTAATGGAGACTTAGAATTACAAGGAGAAAGAGTAAAAGGAGAAGCTGAGGAAGATGATGAAGTATAAAGTGATTGCGTTGGTTGGTAAAGCCGGCGCAGGAAAGGACTCTTTGCTTGAGGAAGTTTTAACAGGTAATCTAGGAAAATATGATTTACATGAAATTGTAAGTTACACTACCCGTGAACCTCGTCAAGGAGAGATTGATGGACTAAGTTATCATTTTGTAGACAAGTATACATTTGCAGATATGGTACATGATGGTAGAATGTTAGAGTATACAAAATTTAATAACTGGATGTATGGAACGGCACTTGATTCTCTATCCGCAGAAAAAACTAACATTGGTGTATTTAATCCAGCAGGAATTATCTCTTTAATGAATAGACCTGATATTGATTTATATGTTATCTATATTACTGCAACGGATAAGGAAAGATTGATTAGACAATTAACAAGAGAAAAAGAACCTGATGTGCGGGAAGTGCTCCGCCGTTACGACGCCGATGAAGATGATTTTTATTTATTCGAGCAGCACACTATTGGAAAGTTAGCGCATTTTACTCGCATTGAAAATGGCGACCATTTACTGTGGCGTGCTCTTGATGCTCTTGAGAAAACCTTGGACAAAATTGTTTAATCCTCTTGAGCGATTTTTTAAATAAAGTATATACAAGATTTAGGAGGAAAAAATAATTGACTATACAAGATTTTGTTGGAAAGAATAATCCAATTGGTGAAGCCATCTGGTCAAAGAAATATCAACGTGCAGGAGAGACGTTTGATCAATGGCTTGATAGAGTGAGTGGTGGAGATAAAGATGTGCGGCGACTTATTGCGGAACGCAAGTTCTTATTTGGCGGTCGCATTCTCTCCAATCGTAATCTCCAGGATGAAGAGCGGGCAACATACTCAAACTGCTATGTAGTCTCGCCTCCCGAGGATAATCTAGAGTCTATTTATCAAACCTGCTCTAATCTTGCGCGAACCTACTCTTATGGTGGAGGATGCGGAATTGATATTAGTAAACTTGCGCCGGCAGGTGCGCGTGTCCGCAATCAAGCTAAGTCTACTAGTGGCGCAGTAAGTTTTATGGATACGTTTAGCCAAGTGACTCACCAGATTGGTCAGAGGGGGAGGCGCGGGGCCTTGATGATCTCGATCGATGCTAGACATCCCGATCTTCCAGAGTTCATTAGTATCAAAAATGATTTAACTAAAGTCACTGGCGCAAATATTTCTGTAAGAGTTCCTAATGATTTTATGCAAGCTGTGATAAATGATGAAGATTGGGAAATGTCTTTTACTCGCAAAGAAACTGGTGAAACCATTACTCGCACTATGCCCGCAAAAGAATTGTATCGTGCTCTATGCGAGAATAATTGGAATTATGCGGAGCCTGGTATGTTATTCTGGGACAATATTGAAAAATATAATATGCTGTCTAATGATCCGGAATTCCAGTTTGCCGGGACCAACCCTTGTGCCGAGGAGCCATTGCCCGCAGGTGGGAGCTGCCTTCTAGGGGCGATGAACTTAGCCGAGTTTGTAGATTCTACCGATCCAGACCAACCGAAATTTGACTGGAAAGAATTCATCAGCGCAGTTGGAATTGCAACTCGCGCTTTGAACGATGTCCTTGATGAAGGTTTACCTCTTCACCCTCTGAAAGAGCAAAGAGATAGCGTGCGCGACTGGAAACAGGTTGGGTTGGGAATCATGGGTCTAGCTGATCTCCTCATTAAGCTAGGTATCCGATACGGATCAGAAGAGGCTATTTATCTATGTGATGAAATTGGATATGCGATGGCTAGAGCCGCGATTAATGAAAGTTCATTGCTTGCGATCCGCAAGGGCAAGTATAACAAGTGTAAGAATGATTTACTTGTTCAAACACCCTTCTTCTATAACCATTGTGTCCAAGGCGTTCAAAGTACAAAATTGCTTGAAAGAGTGCGGCGGACGGGTCTTCGCAATAGCCAGCTACTCACTATCGCACCGACAGGAAGCATCTCTACTATGCTTGGTGTAAGTGGAGGCCTTGAACCAATCTTCGCTTATTCATATACCCGCACAACGAAGTCTCTCTCTAACAAGGATGAGATTTATGCCATGCATCCGCAAGTTGTTGCTGATTATATGATTAAGCACGGCTGCACTAAGCGAGAAGATTTGCCTGATTATTTTGTATTCTCTGAGGACATCCCTGTGCGGGAGCGCATTAAAATGCAGGCTATCTGGCAAGAGCATATTGATGCTAGTATCTCCTCTACAATCAATCTGCCTAATTCCGCAACGATTGAGGATGTTGAAGATTTATATATGTACGCTTGGGAAAACGATCTCAAGGGCGTAACAGTTTATCGTGCGGGCTGCGCCAGAGAGGGTATTCTAGTTAAAGACTCTGATAAACCAGTCGAAAAAGAAGTTTCTCTAGCACGAGGTGAGATTATCAAATGTTCAGATCAGCTTATTGGCAGAAAACGCAAACTACAATCTGGATGCGGTAGTCTTCATGTCCAGGCTTGGTTTGATCCCAACTCTGGTAACTTGATGGAGGTATTCCTGAGTAAAGGATCAACAGGCGGATGTGCAAACTTCATGACAGGGCTCAGCCGCATGGTGTCAATAGCGGCTCGCGCAGGTGTAAGTGTTAAAGACATTAAAGATCAGCTTGATAGCACGGGAGTTTGCCCAAGCTATGCTACCCGCAGAGCAATTTCACAAGATACGTCCCCTGGCTCTTGTTGTCCTATGGCAGTTGGTAATGCGCTGGTAGAAATGGAACAAGAGGTAAAATGTGAGCTAGGCGTATACACAAGTGACCAAATCACACGAACGACTGAACCAAAACAAAAGAAAGAATCTGTTAGAAATATCGTTGTCTGTCCTGAGTGTGGTGCTGAGATTTCACATGAGAATGGTTGCATTCAGTGTAAGTCTTGCGGCTGGAGTAAATGTGACTAATGAAATACTCACAAATAACTGTATTACCAAATCAAGTTGAATTTCATACTGCTGCAGAGGGAGACCTCGCCGCGAAAGAATTTAATCTATTTGATTTGAATAACCTAATCACAGCACTTGATAAATTATCTTCACCTATTTTAACTATTAATCATGGTGAGCCACTAAGTGAGGATAATCTATTTCTCACCGATTTGGTGATACATGAGGTACTTCGTGTCATACCCCATACTCGCATTTATGTATACACTCATTTAAATCCAGAAGAATTAAAATCGCTTGGAGGTAATAACCATTATAAGGAAATTTCCTCAAATTCATTAATTCTTCCTTATGAAATAAAGGAGAAATGACCTGATGACCATTTATGAATTAAATCAGATAAATTATGGTAAACTGCCGCCATTGAGTGAGAAAGATCTTGCGGCTGCGGACCAGACAATTGCAGATTTCTTGAATTGGCATCGTGCAAATTATTATATGCTACTTAATCACGAGTTAAGGTATTTTACTCTATTCCATCAAGAGTCTCCGCAATTTAGGCACATTACTCGCGATAATATCCTCGCAATTCTGCAGGAACTTGGTGAAATTAAATCCATTGAAAAAACAAGTGATGAAATGGCGCTTGAATGTTGGGTAACATTAAATAATGATCCCGAAGATACCCACGCATTTGTGCTGTTTGACTATGATAGAGGAGTAGTTGAATCAAAATGAAAACTATAATTATTGATTATCGACCTGGAATGAGCGGTTTATCTACTATTGACGTATATGAAACCCAAGGAACTGCGATTACTAAATATGCCTTGTCAAATAATTGGGACAAATTTAAAGATGCGCTGACTGACTTATGTTACGCGCAAGAAGCATTTGATGTGGTTTTTTATGGGAATGCAAATACCATTCCATATACAGAAGACGAATTAAAACAAGAGTTTAAAGATTTTGAACACAAAAAATATGCAAATGCGGCGAACCTCAATATCCGCATTGAAGTGTGCTAAAGGAGAAGATTATGACTTATCTGATTAATGCTGTTAATACCTATCGTGTACCCACTGTAGAAGATGCGCTTGAGTTGCGGGAAGAACTGTCTAATCTCAAATATTGCGAACTGGAAAGTTTTTCCTATACAACTAAGTATAATAAAAAAACCGAAGAAGAATATCAAGTGGTGAAAGCTAAATTAGTATTCAATGATGTGAAAGAGCCTGATAGCACAATTGCGGCAACCTATGATCTGCCGCATCATGTGGAGGTAGATCTGTGATTGATGTAAAGATTAAATTAGTTGAGCCTTTTGCGACGATGCCTACTAAGGCACATGAAACAGATGCTTGTTTTGATTTGTATGCACCGATCGGTGCCCGCAAAGGAGATTTTTTCTGGGTTCCCGCACATAGTAGCGTGATGATTGATTTAGGCTTCGCAACTGAAATTCCAGAGGGCTATTTCGCGGCAGTATTCCCGCGAAGTGGTACTGCAAGTAAGAAGCACCTTCGTAACTCAAATTGTGTTGGTGTTATCGACGCAGGGTATCGAGGTACATGGAAAGTGTCTTTGCATAATGATAGTGATCAAGATCAGATGGTAAGTTATGGCGACCGCATCGCACAATTCTGTATTCTGCCTGTTCTAGAGACTAATCTTATTCTTGTTGATAGTCTTGACGAAACAGGTCGTGGAGAAGGAGGCTTCGGATCAAGTGGCCAGTAAATTTATTATTGCTCTTGATTAGAGCACTTAGCTTACGGGTTATGCAATTTTCTAGGATAAAGACCTCATCGCGCATGGGGTCTTCTCTCCCTCTGGAGATTATGAACACCGCATTGTGAAGTTACGGTAGTGGCTACTTGATAAGTTAGAACCCTTGAAACCTAATGTCGAAGTTTATTTTGAAGATATTCAACTTCAAGACCTAGGCAGAGGAAATATCGGTGTTACTACCTTCAAGAAACTTGCTCATGTGCAAGGCGCATTGATTGTAACTTGTATTGAGGAAAATATTCCTTATACCATTGTTCCTGCGGCGACGTGGAGAAAAACCTGCGGTGTCAAGGGGCGCGTCCGCAGTGAATATAAACCTGCGGCGCAAGCCCATGTCTTAGAGAAATATGGAATCTAGGCTACAGAAGATGAGGCGGATGCGATTTGTATTGGTGAACATGGAGTAAAAAATTTTTCTTTGGATTGGTCAAAATAATGTAATTTATATACTCGTTTTTTCAAATATAATAGGGATATGTGAACTTATTTTTTGTAAGAAACGAGGTATCTACCAATGGGAGAGTTTATTTTGAAATATTGGGTAGAAGTCCTCTTTGGAATAGTTGTAACCGGAGGAGGATTTCTATTGAAGCATCATTTCAAACTCTTTAAGGAAAGCCTGGATCACAAGATGGAAGAACGCGACGATAAACTTCTTGAAAAAATGACTAAAGTGCTAACCGCAAGCAATAAGACCATTTAGGACTCTATTGATAAACTGCGGTCAGACACCAAAGATGATATTGATGGAGTTTATGCAGAATTGGTCGATCTAAAAGATGACATAAAAGATGTTCGCAAGGATGTAGAAAGTATCCGTCGAGGCGTTCTAGACGTTCAAGGCCCGCAATTCAAGGCAAAGTGCAAAGAAGTCCTGCAAGATAGCCACCAGATTACTGTAGACGAGTGGCTTGCTCTGAAAAAAGAATATGAAATTTATACAGGTATGGGTGGAAACTCAGATGGTAGTGAACTATATAAACTAGTTCACGAAAAATATTCAAAACATTTAGGGCAATAAAAAAAGGGGAACCTCAAATCAAAAGGTTCCCCTAATTCTATTATTTAGACAGTTAGTAATGCCTACTATTTCTTGTCCATAAGTTGCAATGAGATCCGCCAAAATCTCTTCTTGCTAGATTGATAAATCAACATTATAGCTAAACATTGCCGCATGAGTTATTTCGTGGCACAGCACTTTTTTTAATTTGTGGCGAGGTGTTTCATAACTAATATAGATGGTTTTTGTATCATCGTCACAAGCCCCAATACTAACGCTTCCATCTGATCGAATAAGTTTAGGATGAGAGGGCGCGACATAAACGACGCGCCATTCTTCTCCATTAATATGAAACATTAAACCACTTTAGATGCGAGAGTTTGTAATTTTTTCTGTAGAAGTGCCTTTTCATCTGGGGTAGCATCATCAACCATCTCTACAATGTCTTTACTTAGTTCGTTTAAATAACTCTCTAATTCTTTCATAGAAACCGCGGTATCGTGATGCAACTCTTTAGATTCCATATAGTGTTTACGCAGTTCAGGACTGCGACCTTCTCTACGGTCACGCATCATTGGATACTCGCGAGTATCATATCTTTCTTTGTAATACATACGGCCTTTGTCTCTATCCATATCACGATAATAGGTATCTTCATCATAATCTGGATAAGGCATGCGGCGACGCGGTCCGCCATAATAGCGAGTCTCGCTAGGTTCTTCTTCAAGAGCCTTAGCCGCGGCACAGTAATACATTGTTTGTGAGAGGTCTTTAATCATATCAATAGCTTCGCCTAATTCATTAGTGTCAACACATGACAGATCACCCATTTGTGCTTTGACGACCGACATCAGTTGGTCTTGCATCATTTTAAATTCTTTCATTATGCTACCCTCTCAATCGTCAGATTTGCGTTCTGGACTAAGATATCCGCTTCGGTTAGATTTTCTACGCTAATTTGAGAACAACAACCACGAGGAACATCCAAGAACATTGAACGATATACATTAAAATACTCATTTACAGCAGCAGGAGTAACAATCATAGTAGAAGTTTGCACAGGTTCGCCATTAATGGCAATTGCTATTGAAACAGGGCCTGCGGTGCCGCCGGTGGGAATCGCTACATTCCCACCGAACGTCACGCGGAATCTTGCACGACATTGACCATTAGTCAAACCTCGCAAGGTTACTAGCCCACTACCTTCACGATATACAATACAGGCACTTCCCGCTACAGAAGTGTTTGTAAATAATACGTTACTATTTTCTGCTACAGTTTGTACAGCATTGGCAGTAATTTCCATTTTCTTGCCTCCTTAATTAAACGCCGCACCCACACGCAGAGGTAGCGCCGCAGCCATAACCAGCATAGGCAGTACCAGTGTAGGGGTTAGCAACCACATAAGCGGCCTGCGGAGCCTTGGCGCCAAGGGCACTAACCAGATAAGCGTTCTGCTCAGCCTGAGAAATCTGACCCCGCAGAGAGGCGTTCTCAGAAGTAAGCTGATCAATCTTACTCTGAACCATGAAGTCCATAATGCTACGAGTATTAGCATTTTGGTTGTCAATAATGTCACGGGCAGCATCAGCAGTCGCCTGACGGTTCTGACAAGCAAGAGAAGCAAGGTTGTAGTTCAGGTCCGCAAAACTCTGTGCGGTCGTAAAACGGTTTTCGCAACAGCAGGAAGCGAGTTGCGTGCTGAGGTTTTGCAGGGAATTGTTTAGAGTATTGGTTGTAGAGGTATTCGCTGCTAGCAGAGCATTCGTGTTGGCATTATCCGCAGCGAGCAGAGCATTGTTGCCGGCGCACATAGCAGCCTGAGTATTGGCAAAGCCAGTCAGCAGATTGGTATTAATGTCATAGAAGCCATTAGCAATTTCGGCACGAGAACCCATAGCATCACGATAGCCAAAGGTTAAGCCAGCTAGATCAAGGCTGTAATTAACGCCAGGAGTAGCAGAACCACCATCGCGGTTACCGCCCCATCCGCCATTACCCCAGCCGCCAGCGAAGCAGAACAGGAATAAAATAATAATCCCAATTGTTATCTTATAGGCTTTTTATCCTATAAATCTAATACTTACTTGTTTGTATTAGTTCAGCATATCTTTTCAATCAATGCGTTTCCAAGTACGATAATTTACTACATCACTAATTGTACTACGAGATACTTTAAATTTTCTAGCCCAATATTCATTCTCATATCCAGGATTTGCACGAATTTCTTTTACATTCTCTTCTGTAAGTTTAGCCCAAGAGCATTTCTCTCCAGTTACTTGTAAATCATTATCTACTGCATGATTTCTATTTTCTTGGTTCGTAACCCATTCTAAATTATCAACGCAGTTATTTAATTTATTTCCGTCTTTATGATTTACTTGTGGCTTATTCTCTGGATTGGGAATATATTTTTCTGCTACCAAACGATGTATGAACATCAACTTTTTGCCGATGGATACTCTTAAGTACCCTTTTCCGTTTGGTTGAGGAGCTAGCGTATGTCCAGTATGTTTGTTAATAACTTTTCCATCACGAGTAATCTCATAGTCATCAATTGTAAGTTTTCTTGGCGCCATAGTTTTGGCCCTCCTTAAATTTTTAATATTTTAACGGTTTTCATAATCCCCCGTCTATAATATTTAAAAATTTAAATATATAAATTATCCTATTTTGTCCTTGAAAATAAAATTTTTGATTGTCGCGGCCTCGTGGGTGGATTATATCTTTTCACCACCTATGCGTTGCCCCTGACTAGACTTAGTCTAGCCTTCGGTTCGGATTAGCATTTCAGCCTTCCCGCTTAATTCCGCGATTTATCCATGGCAGATTTTGTTTACCATGTACCAGATCCATCGCCCCAGACGCCATCCTGCTTAGAGCCAGAGTTACCGGTCGCAGCCGCAATATCTGCTAAGCTGTAACCATTAGAGTTAGAATTGAACATTTTGTGTCCTCCTTAAATAAATATATTATCTAATGCCTAATAACTGTTTAAAGGCACTAAATTCTTTATCGAAGTCCACACCTTTTTGTTTACAGATATTGCGCGCGATTTCTTCAATCTGCGGCGAGTCACCTTTCTAAGCAAGAGAAAGAAGATTTTGACCCATTGGAGTATTACCCATTTCACCTTGTAATAGTGACATTACAAGTTGTTGCGGATTACCTCCACCACGGAGCATTGCGATTAATTGCATTGGATTCATTTCTTTTCCTCCTTAGAAATTATACTGCGGCGATTCAGCCTTACGATCGGTCTCTTCAGGTTTAGAGATCTCTAGGCTGGGTTGCCGCATTTCTTCTTTTAGTTCTCGCAATGCCCTATCTAATTCTTCTCTTGTTATATAGGTACCTGCGGGAGCCTCTTGCGGTAATGGTTTCTGCTCATACATATTTAGTATAGCAGTACCATCCATTCCTATCTGTTTGGTGTAGATTCTCTTGTTTGCGATGTCCGGAAAATAGAAAACGCTACCATCAAAATCAATTCCTGTCGCGCGCACTTCCTCTAAAGAAGATACGGGGCGACCCTTCAAAGCAGTTTGTTGTGGCTGCATTGAAAAATAATTTTGTGGTGCCCGGACTGGTTGCTGTCCATAGCCTTGATACATATTTGGTATTTCCTTTCATAATAAATTTGGGAAGAATTTTTCCATCCCTCATTATTATATGAAAAATCAGCTATGTCGATTAAATACTTTTGTCCTAAAAAGGAAAAATTTTTTCCAAGAGATCTACAATATTAGATTACCCGATCGGTCCCGCATAAAAAAAAATTAGCCCCTTACCTTGTGAGTAAGGGGCTTTTCTTATTTATTGTATTCTTTGTTACATTTTTTGACTGCGCTTTCAATGAAGCTATTTAGTTCATCAGTGATAGCATAGCCAAGCGCTTTGAGCTGATCCTCGACGTACTTCTTGCGAATAACGCCCGTAGGGTCATCTGCCTTGTAGAGTTGGTCCGCCGCAGTTACGAAGTTCTCGATTAGCAGCAAAACTTTTGCAGTTCCCTCTGAACCAATCTTAGCATCCAGCCAAGTCTTGATTTTGGGAACTAGGTAAGCAAACAGCGCGACAACAGCCGCCGCGAGAATTTTACCTACGATTGCAATGATTTCATCCATGAAATTTTCCTCCTTTTAATTTGTTGTGGCGAGTAGTTAGCTCGCCACGTATTTTTGCGTTAAGATGTTGGTATTAATGTTGCATTACTATTTAGCCACGTTAAGAACGAACCTGTTGGGGCTGTATCAAATGAAAGAATAGCCCCTTTTGTATCTATGTCCATACTTTCTGGATAACTTGGGTACATGCTTGTATTAGACATCCCATAATAAGTAGCATGATCATTACCAGATAACCATAGTAATGCTGAGTCCTTCTCCTTAAAATATATTTCAAAATAAATATAAGATTTACAATCCCATGTCGTATTACCACTGGCACTATAATTACCATCAGCGATTCGTTTTAAGGATGCACTGGTCTGAACGCCGGAATAAGTTTCTCCTTTATATTTAAAAGAAATGTCAGTAAATTTAGGGGAACAATAGTCAGAATAAATATAATTATTGCCTGCCATAGATGTGTCTGCGATCGCCTCTATAGTATTCTTTAACAGGTAATTAATTACCCCCCCCCGTGTGGCATTATTTATAAACCAATCATAAAACGCCACATTGTTCTCACGCTTGAATGGCTCAGTAAATGTGATAACACGGTAAGCTTGGTTAGTCCAAATGCTCTCGGTGCTACCATACGCACTCACGCTGCTACCAGGAAGCATATATAGTATCTGCATGGCGTCTGTGGCAGTACTTATTTCAAACCGCATAGCAGTAATATCAAGTGAATTTGAACTTGCTTGAATAGAAACATCCTGTGGTGTATAGCTTAAAAATGATGGATTACCTAGTGTGCTATTAAATACTCACGTACCTGATAAACTCTGCGTCTTTCCTGTAATATTTCCCTTACTGTCTATCAAAGCAGTTGAAGGGATAATAAAAGCGGGGCGGATGCCGTACGGGTAGGATGGGTCGTCGTAGCTGCTGCCGCCGTCGCCGCGGACGCACCACACGGTGCTGGTAGGGCCGGGGCGCGGAGAGCGGAGCCACCAGAAGTCGGACATGCCGTTCAGTTTCGCAATACGCTTGTTCTTGGCGGACGTGCCGGTCCCCGATTCAAAGTAGTCCAGTTTCGCGCCGTCCACCGGGAATTGGTTATTGTCGTTAGTCGTCCAGCCTACTTCGTAACACGACAGAAGGAATATCTTAGCTGGCAGGCCGTTCGCACCACCTTGATCAGTGCCGCCAGAACCGCCGTTCTTACGATAAGGGATCTTCACCTGTTTGATGGCATCCTGAATGCTGCTGTCGAACAGTCCAAGGAAGGTACTGTTCAGGTAGCTGTGGATTGTACTATTCTCCAGATTATTCACATCCGAGCTGTTCCACTGCCGGCCCCCATAGATGTCCTTCATCAACAGCCAAGTTCCGTTGCAGGAATCGTCATACAGAGAACTCGGCTTACTTTGATGGACAATGATAAACTCTATCTTTGTTCCATTTACATTACAATACACAGAAGACCCTACTGAAAGACTGCTTGCTAACACAAGTGGTTCTCCCATTATATAAATTCCTTTACCATAAATTATACTCAAAGGATTTTCCCTCCTTTTTATTTATTGAAATTATACTTTGAAACAAGGGGATGAACCGTAGGAGGTGTAAGCGGAGTAGTCATTGGCAACCGAGTCCGCGCCGATAATGCAAAAGCCGTCGTTATATTTACAACCTGGGGAACGAAACCACCAGTATGCAACGTTGCCCGTGCTATCACTACGCCACTTCACCTTGCTATTCCCTGTCCTATAATAAGCATACTGCTCCTGCTGTTCTGTCTCATTAGTGTTGGCATAGTTATTAGAGCCAAACACCTCATATTCTGCAAGATAATAAACCTCATTGGTGCTTGGTTTGACACTGCTTGCGGCTGTAGATGCATTTCCTACATCATCCGTATATAGCGTAGTAGATTTAATTACAGATTGCAAGTCAGATGGAAAACAATTTTTCCATTGTGGCATAATGGTGTTATAAGCTACAGAACCACCCCCCCCACCACTATTGGTGTTAGTGGTATTCATTACCATACCACTGCCTGTACTATTATAATTAGTAGCAACAATCACAATATCCACCACTCTGTGCAGTCTTAAAGCCTTGGAAGGCGATACCCTTACCTTCTTTGGCTTCATTGTGATTAATTCCAATAATATAAACCCAATATTTCTGGTTACTAAATGTACGAGCTGTACTACCGTAACCAACACTGCCATTCAGAGTTACTTCTTTAGCATCTCCTACTTTGAAGCCATAAGCCGCAGCTGCATCTAACGTACTGATCTGACTGATCTCATTCCATGTATATTCATTTAAAGTTTTACCTGCCATAGGTCCTGGCTTTGCATTAGCAGTAAACCATTTTACAAATTCCTCGTTGCCTTGATACTGTACTGGCTGAATGAATGTTATTGTGCGGTAAGCTTCGTTGTCCCAGTCCAGGTAGACAGCGTCCTGTATCACCCGTGTATCATTATAAAAAAGATAGTAAGATTTTACAGGCTCCAAGTTTCTTCCTTCTATGTTTATATTAGTAAATTCTGTTCCATTGCTAATAAATGCTACATCGGTATGAAGGGGCGGAGCCGTAGTGGTTAGTCTGCTATTAAACACCCATGTTCCAGTAAGAGGTAACCTAACCGCATTTGCTTCGAGCCAAGTTTTTAATTCTCCAGTTGCTGGTTTTTCAAGAGTTATTTGACGATAAGCTTCCTGCATACTTCCGCCAGAGCCTACATTGATTATAGGGTCTCCATACATAATAAGATGAGCAGGTCCGCCAAGCATAATTCTACTATAAGACGTGTTATTAGACGTAAAATTTACATTAAATTCTTTTTCTTTCCCGCTTCTACATAGGGCTCTAAATTAACTACAGAATTAATTATCCATTGTTCACTTGTATCTGGTTTTTGTAATAGTATTACTGGTGTACCATAAATAGTTGCCATAATATTACCTCCTTAGATACAAAATGCGAAAGCGACGCCAAAACTGTTGTTGGCGCTGTTAGCGCCGGCGGTGCCGCCGCTGAAGACACGACAGAAACCATTGCTGTTGCCAGAACGAGGAGAACGCTCCCACCAGAAGTCAGCGGAGC